GCGTCACGCTGCAGGATCTGATCGACCGCCAGCGCGAGCACAGCGGCGACGACTATGTGATCTGAAAAAAGTAGGCGGCTGCCATCGGCAGCCGCCTACTATATAGTCAAGCCGTTACGGGCGCATTGTCGGGATTATAAAACCCTCGTGACAAGGGCAGTTTTTACTGCTATATCTTGTTGTTTTCAGGTCTTTTCGTCCCATATTTAGTACCTCTTGTTTTAGTAGGCAACAGAAATTTCTTAAAAGTTCTTAGGTTTTCTTAGAAAATGCTCGGCAATTTTAGTACGATTTTTAGTACGCCTTAGCATATCTTGACCTTGCCCTCCAAATTTGCAAAGGACTCTTTTTTCTTTTCTCTGGTTGCCTCGTTGTAAATGTCCATCGTTGTTGAAATATCAGCGTGTCCCATAATCTCTTGAATAACTTTCAAGTTCGTTTCGTTTTCACAGAAACGAGTGCAGAATGTATGCCTCAGATTGTGGACTGAAAAGTGCGGCAACAACAATGGTTCTCTCTTTTGTTTCTTTGCCAGTTCAGCTTCTTCGATGTTGTAATCTCTAATGATACGCTCTATCGCTCTGTTGATGTTATGGGGTGACAAAACGCTGCCGTATCTGTTGGAGAAAATGAATCCAGAATATCCATCAATAACAGTCTGGTTGAATCCATCACGCATTTGTCGTAATCGTTCTTCCAGCAACGCCTTTTTCACGGCTGCGAACATCGGTATTTCACGAATGCCTGATTTTGTCTTTGGCGTTGTAATATGAAATACAGACTTTCGAGTATCTTCTTCAGGTCTGTAAATTAAGCTGTGATTGATCTCAATGATGTTGTTCTGAAAATCACAGTCCTCCCACCGAAGTCCTGTTACCTCTCCTACTCTGCATCCAGTGCCAAGCAACACAGTGAAAATTGGAAGCCAGTGATTATAAGTCTTATGCTCTCGCACAAAATTCACAAACACTTCCTGCTGTGGTTCGGTTAGAGCATGACGCTTTGGTTTCTCCCAATCGTGACTTTTCTTGATCTCAGTCATAACTCCATCAGTAGGATTCAGACGAATATATCCATCACGCACTGCAATCGCAAACACTGGATGGAGGATCGTATGAATAATTTCCATACTGTTTGGCTTGAAACCATTTTCGAGCAGAGAGTTGTAGAACTTCTTGATCGTGCTATATTTAATGTCTACCAGTCTTTTGTTACCAAGTTCGTCACGCACATACTTATCATACATATATTTATAGTTGCTGCGTGTACTTTTCTTCAACTCTTTTTTGTCAGATATATAGTCCTCCCAAAAAGCATCCAGCGTAGTCTTTTTTGCATTGAATGTGTCAATTTCATCCTGCAAGTCTTTTGCGATTGATTTTTCGAGTTCTCGCAAGCAAATTCCCGGCTGCTTTCCTTTTGGTGTCCGATCTGACTGAGTTAAAGTCCAGCTATAAACGAATCTTGGTACGCCTTTGGCATCGGTGTAGCGATACATATATCTGCCATCAGCGTTTTGATATTCTCCTTTCCATAACAGTCGATTTTTCGTATCACGCCGTTCTTTAGCCATCGCATATCCTTTCCGACAAAAGAAACCGCAATACAAGCATACATATTAATTATACGAATTGCGGTATCTTCTGTCAACCGCATAAATTTAAAATAATCATTAACTTACTAAAAACTTACTTTGCATATTTTACAAATAGCTTTGTTGCAAAACCCATTTTTCGAACAAAGGTCTTTTAATTCGAACTCTTTGTCCTGTATGTAAAACCCAATCCAGTTCCTTCTTGTATTTATCGTTATCAATGATACTGCGTAGACGATTTTCTCCGATCATTGAATATTCGGCAGCTTCTTCAATTGAAATACATAGTCTTTGATTATATGGAATTTTCATTCTTTCCATTATCTCACCTCACTTTAAATAAAGGCGATAAGGTTTAATGCCCTATCGCCTATTTTTTACGGATACTTTTATTTCTTGTTATGTAATTAGCCTTTTTCGATTTTCACATATTCATGTCCACATAAACGACATTTATAATGTGCTTCTCGTGTTCCATCTTCTTTTAATTTATCGCTCCATTTCCATTCGTGTGAATGAGGACAAATCTCAGGATGCTCTCTGCAAATTGCATATACGATTTTTGCGGCGAATTCAATATCTCCAATATCCATATTGTTTACTCCATTTTATCAATTAACTCTTTGATGTAGAACCAATTCCACCAGTTCGGAGGGCAGTTACATCATCGTCATCAGTAATGACAAAAGGCATGATAATTCCTTGAGCAAAAGCATCGCCCTTATTGACGGTCAGAACCTTATCACTCTTACTATCGTTTGTGATCTTGATAAAAATATGGCCTTCATTAGATTCATTATTGTAATAGTCCTGATCAACAACACCAACAGTATTGTCGAGTTGCATACGATACTTAAATCCATAGCTGCTACGAGGGAACAGCATAAGAACATTGCCACGGCTCAAACTACACTTGATGCAAGTGGGAACCTTGATTGTCTGTCCTGCTTTCAGCTTAAAGGAAATGGGAGAAATGAAATCATAACCAGCACTTCCTTGTGTTGCTCTACGAGGCACTTTCAGTTCATCATATTTCTGATAACTTAGAACACCGTTCTTTGCCTTAAATTCCTCAGCAACAGTCTTTTCATATTCCTTTTCGGAAATTAATTCAAACTTGTTCATTTTTAATTTCACTCCATTGATTCATTTAATAGTTGGTTGATGTTTTGTTTCAAAAAAGCAGTAACCTTTTGGTATCCAATTGTATTTGTTTCTTCATTGAATCCTCTAAAAGTTACTCTGGCAGGATATGCAGATATTACTTTGTTGTTTTCTATATTGATACAAATTGCCCAACCAAACATATGAAGAATTGTATTGATAAACCAAATCAAACCAGAATCACGAAATTCTTCCCATGATTTTTCGATAACACATTTATTATTGGTATCTTGTGTGTCTTTGATATATTTACAAAAATCATTTGATTTACAAATATATTCGGTTTGTTCATCGCAATGATACCTTAAATAACAATCATTACATTTCATTTACCTCTTTCCTCCAATTCAACAAATTAAGAATATCCTTGATTAAAACATCATAACCGTTGAGATCGCCATTATAATACCGACAAGTAATTCCATGCTCTGTAACAAACTGAAACAGCTTATTAGACAATTCATCGCTCTCAGCTTCATTTTGGAAACGACCAGAAGGATTATAAGGTTTTACTCTGTTGATAAATACATTCATTGAATTATAAGAGTTGAATACTTTTGTGACCAGCTTATCAAATTCATCTCCAAGTACAGGATCGTTTGCATAAAAAGCAGACAGTAAAATTGGAGAATCCGTGATAACTACATCGACCTTATCCTGAAGGCGGCTGATACGGAAATACTGCTTTCCAAAGATATATGCCTGATTTTTGAAAACTGCTTCACTGCCTTCCCAAACTTTATCCTTTGCAAATTCAGTGACAAGTTCTGCATTTATGCCACGCATCTTCAATTGAGAGAAAACATAGGATGCGCCAGTAGATTTTCCTGCGCCGGGTGCGCCGAATAAATTAACAACAAGCATTATTCCACCACCTTAATATAAAGTCCACAATGACACATACCTTCAGTCATATCACGGAACTCTTTGCACATACATTTTGTATCTGGTGTTTTTTCTAAAGAACATGGGCAATAGCCATCATTTTCTTTCTTACGCTGCTCAATTTCTTGAACTAATTCTTGATCTGGATTTTTAATGATTTTCATCAGTTGTTTGCCTCCTTGATAAATCCGCTGATAATTTCACATCCATCAATATTATCGCAATCTTGCTCTTTGATAGGTTCGTTATCAAATTTCTCTGCAACTGTACGAAGTTTCTTTAACGCCTCCATCATGTCAATAATGTAGTTAATATTGTCAACTTCTTCATCTTTCCGAATAATATCAATAAAGTTCCATTCAATGAACTCAACTAAATTATCTACTTGAGATTTTGTGAATTCAACAGAAAGAGTTTTCTCATTATTCATCATAATCTCCTTTATGAAATCTTTTCTGCGTATTGCCCATCAGAATTCAATGTCACTCCAAGAACCTCGTCATAATGAGATTTTGAATTTGGAATGTAACGCCCAAATTTGATGATAACATTAGGGATGTTAGATAAAGCAGTGATCCATCCGTTTTGTTCACATTCCTGTTTTGTGTATCCCGTGTAGATTACAAAGTCATCGTTGCACTTGTCACGAAAACTATATAATAATCGTGACAAATCATCAAAGCTATCCAGCGGCTCTAATCCTCCACAGACAATTGCAGATGTAATTGGATTGTTTACATATCGTTCAACAATTTCATCAATGTCGAATTCAATATTTTGAGATCGGGCAAGGTCACTGTTTTGACAACAGTGAACCTTTGCCTCTTTCTCGCATTTAAAGGTACAGTATGGGAAAATGATGAACATGGATGGTTTTTTGTAATTTACAAAATCTTCGTCAACCAATCCTTTAATGCGCAATATTTTCACTCTCTTTCTTTGAATTCATCCACTTTTCAAAAAGTGTGATGCCAGTCACTCCATATTGAAGTCCGATGATATTAATTTGTTTTCTAAACTCAGGAAACACAACATCAAATTTCTTTCCTTTATTGTTATTAACAAATTGATCAATTTGTTCAAATGCTTTGGTTAAATCTCTTTCCATAACATTATCTCCTTATCGGGTAAGTGTTTTTTAATCGTCTGAAATTTCTACCAGTATTGATTTGATAAACAATAGATTTTCTTGTACCAAACATATTTGCTATTTCTTGATAAGACAATTTGGTATTTTTGAGCAGTTCTTTTATTTGGTCTGCTTGTTCCTCAGATAACCTATTCGGCCTTTGATTAAAAGACCGAATAGGATAATCAATTCCATCAATTCTGTGTGATTTGCCATGATTAATGTCATAGATTATTTTATCTGTAAGTTTATACTTTTTTGCAATTTGTCCATCAGATAGCAAATTAGCTTTCAATTCTTTCAATACATCCATTAATACATCGTTTGTAACTTTGTTTCTTGGATGCTCTTCTCCATACATAATTGGTGAATGACCGCCAGTTATTAGATTATAACCATTAGGGGCAATGGTATTGAATTCCTTGATCAGTTCATCTTCTCTGCGATCATAATCTTTCGTCCATTCCAATACTTGAAACTCAAAATTTTCTTTTCCATATTTTGAAATTGCCAAATGAATTGGATATGAATCGTATTTTGTTATTGCTCTACGACAATGTTCCCACCATCTTTTGTCTGGATGAATTGTTTGCCCGATATACTGTTTACCATTTATCTTATTGGTAATAATGTAAATTGCTTTTTTCAATTTACACTTCTTCCCAAAGACGCAACTTATATTCTTCTTTGCGCTCCTTAGAATATGTCTTTACTGGTGTGTAAAAACCAACTACTCGGCTATATTCTGTTTCCACAGGACAACCGCACTCAGGACACACGCTGCCAAAGAAAGCGTGATTATTCTTACAAACCTGAATCTTTGTATTGAACGCAAAATATGTTACGCCCTGATCTGCAATGTAGTTGAGCATATCCCATGCCTGTTCAAAAGTATTGAACGGTGCTTCAATATTGACATGAAGGATACTACCGCCATTACAGAAATTATCAAACATAGATGCAATGCGAATGCGCTCCTGCATAGTAGTCTTAATACCAAGAGGGATAAACTGATTACCATACAGAGGCAGATCGGTCACAGCGTCATCAGGATAGAAGAACAAGTCCTTTTTCATCAGCTTTGCGGCTGCGGTTTCGCCGGGAATCTGTTCACAGTTGATTTGATAATCGACAGTCTTGGCAAATTCAGCTTTAGTGCTATGAATTACCTCAAAAATCTGCTTACCAAAATTTTCTGCTTCCTGAGTGTAATATGTATTACCAAGTTCATCCTTACGAATGTAACCAAAAGTTTTCATGGTTTCATAAATGCCAATAAAACCAATGGTGTTATAAAGATGCTCAAAGTCTACCAGATTCAATGTAAAGTTTCTCAGCAAGCCCTTATCTACATTTCGCTTGATAATATGACGAATACTGTCCAAAGCCTTGAGGTTCAGAATAACCAGTTCCTTGAGAGCTGCCAGATAATCAGCCTCGGTCTTGTTTTCAAGAGCCAGTCTTGCAAGATTAATCGTGCTGACCTTTACAGAACCAACTTTCAGAGCAGTACCACCGATGGAGTTGAAATAACCCAAATCCTCAATATTGCTCTTCAGACGGCAGCAGTTGGACAGACTGGTAACAGAATCATCAATGAACAAATTACTATCATTCCACTTCATATTGTGCTGGCAAGCATAACGAGCAAATTCTTCATCGACAAACTTGCCATTAACACGGAGCAGAGAAATAGAATTAACAGGGAAAGTCATCATGTTCTTAGAACGAATCTTTGCCATTGTTTCAAGGAATACCTTTTGGAATTCCATAATTCCGTCAATTTCATCAATCATGAAAGAACCATCGGGGAACTCAGAGCCGCCAAACAAAGCCTCAAGATAAGGTCTATCAAAGATGCTTGTATTGGTAAATGCAGACTGAATGCCACCACGGAGGAAAGGCTGGTTCAGTGCATAAATTAAACGCTGAATCTGCTGACGAGCTGCACGATCATTATCGACATACAAATTCTCAGCACAGTCCTTCTTCCAGAAATAATACATATAAGGAATCAGATTGGGCAGACCAACAGCACCAGAGCTGCGGTTACAAGTCCAGCTTACAAATTCCTTTACGAAATCAACAAAGGTTTCGAGATGCTGGGGAGGTTCGGCATTGAAGTTTTCAATAAAGAACAAGCCCTTTTCTGCCAAATCTTTCAGATCATAAGCAAAACAGTAATGAACAAAGGTTGAAGTGTTTGCATCGTGCAGATACAGGTGTCCATCCCACTCATTACGCAGCCAATCATTTGCTACCTTAAAACCGTACTTCTTATTGATCTCGTAGTGAATTTTATTGAATGCCAACAGCTTTTGATGGGGCTTAGGCATCTCATTGATCAAAGTAACAATGTCTTTCTGACCGACATTGGCATTGCCATCGACAGACGCATCGGCAACAGTATCAGAATCAATGAAATTATCAATGAAGTCCGTATAACTTAACTGACCAGCAGAAAAGCCATTGATACTTGCCATTTCCTCGCCGTATTCGTTTTGCATCTTATTGTATGCGTTGATAAAATTCTTTTTCAGTTCGATATTAATATTCACTGCACATTCTCCTGTTCGTTGATCCAATTATTAGCTGCCGCAAAATCCATCTGCTTACCATCTACATCAAGAACAGGTACACGAACAAAATTCATGCTTTTCATTAATTCCTGATCAGTGTTTTCCTCGAACTGAATACCCTTTGCAGTCAGCTTCTTTTTCAGAACATTACATGATGGGCATCCAGTCGAATAAAGAATTACCTTGCTCAAAATACTTCCCTCCTTAATCTAAAATAATGGAGCGGATTTCTTTCCACTCTGATACACGGATCACACCAGCCGCTTGAGCATCGAATGACTGGTTATGTGGGCGGCTAAACAAGATACCTTGATAATCACCGCCAGTTACATTGTGAACTCCGTCATCAATTAGATAATCTCCATGAACAAGCTGCTTGTGAGAAGTGATGATGAACTGTTTCCAATTCAAGAACGGATATAATTCCAAAATTCTCTCAATTTTCTTATCACAAGTGTTATAATGCGTTGCTGTAACAATACGCAGAATATGCTTGTCATTAATTTCTTTTAAGACCTCGAAGCAATCTGGAATGCGTTCCAAATTGCTCCAAATGTCTTTCTCCTTAATCGGAGCAAATACTTGTTCTTTTGTGAGAGTCGGGAAAAATAAACTTACATCCCAATCTGTAACTTCTGATGGTTTTACCGTTGTTCCATATCTCTGATTAATTGCTGAAATCCAGCAATCAATCAAATTTTCAATTACATCATCTGCGTCACAGAGAATAATTTTCTTTTCTCGATCCATACCAAACACCTTTTACAAATACTTAGCAATTTCCTCTACTTTGTTAGATAAGTCCTGTAATGAACCATTGTTGATCACAAACATATCAACAAAAGGATAATTGTCCATTGCCGTTTCCGAAGGATGATTTGCTTGTTCTGGTGTTAAATCCGATGCAAAATCAGGACGATTAATACGGATCAACATTGTGTCCATATTATTTTCACGGAAACACTCAACCTCATTGGGAAAACGACAATCTGGAATCAGAACATAATCCCATTCATTAGGAAACAGTTGCAGAACACTTACGATAAAGTCAGTCCAGTAACTCGGACGCTGAGTACGAACAACATCTGTGCCGACATACTGAAGCAATGTTCTGCCCTTTTCATCTTTTGCTCCATCCCATGCAAAGAATTTTTCGCAGATATACTTAACCAGATCGCCAAAGTGAGCAATCAGAACACGATGACCATTAGCCTTCAAATGTTCATCAAGAATTCCCGCAAGAGTATCTTTGCCGTGACGAGCCTTGCCCGAAATACAAATTACTTTCATGCCGCCACCTCAATATCATCAAAGACATGAGGAATCAGTGTCTTGAAAGCCTTCAACAGCATAATGGCAATTTCACGCATCTGAGGATGTGCTGAGGGAGCGCAGCGCAGCTTAAAGAAATGCCTCCACTCTGCAAGATTCATAGTGATACAAATCTCAGTCTTAGTGGAATTATTCAGAACAGAACGAGCAATCTGAGGTGTTGCACCAAGTTCAATCATGCGGTTATAGTGACGCTCTGCATCAATACACGCCTGAACCCATTCATCATAAATCTGTTGCTGAATTTCAGCAGGAAGGTTATGAACCTTACTGTCATAGTCCATACCGCCCTTAATGTCGATATATGTAACCTCAGCACCGAACTTATCCTTTGCGTAATTGCAATATCTGGTGCTTTCCTGTGCAAAACTTGCCACACGATGACGGACTTCCTCGTGAGAAACGCCACGATCATTGGTTAAACGAACTGTCATGTCGATATGAGTAAGTTGCTCTGTACCCTCTTGCAGTTCGTAAATGGTCAGGGGCTTAAACAGATCATTAGGATCGACATTTACATCCATTCCAATATCCTTAAATTCAGGGAAAAACACTTCATTCCCATGAATGAATTCCCATACAAATTCAGGAATCACTACATCGTTATCCAAACAAGCCTTGAAGAAATCTCTCCATGCACGAACATTGGCAGATACAACATGACGATTGGTAGATGTAAAGCGAATAAAGCTGTTAAATCCACAGCGTTCCAGCAGAAGAATTGAACCTCTCAACTTTGTATAACTGGTATTGCTTAATTCAAAGATGAAAGAATGATGCTCAATAACTGCTTCATGTCCACGCTTGATAATGCCAGAAACAAAAGGCAGTGCTGACTCTTCAGTGATTTTATCTTCGCTCTTATAGCAAGTTCGACCAACATTCTCAATCAGCTTTAAGGCTTCATCTGCATCAATAGGTGTTAGAATTTCAAAACTTGGACTTACTACTCTCATTGAAAACCTCCTATGATATACTTGTATTTCTTGTTATTTGCGCTTAATCGTCATCCTGCATGGACTGGAAACAATAGTCACAAACATATGTCTTTACGCCATTGCGCTTGATCTTATGGAGTGTACCATTGCTGGAACCACAGTCAGCACAGCAAATCTTCGTGGGAGGATTTTTCATGCGCTGCTCATTGCGCTGTTTGCTTGATTCGGAGTTAGGATGCTCCATCCAGTTCTTGTAGTTCGGATAATAATTTCGCTTCATTGTTCTGTTCCTTTCATTTTGTTTTGATATGATTTAGTTGAATAACAAAAATAATGATCGCCAATTTTATCGTAAAGGTAATCATTATATTGCCCACGAGAAAAGAATACTACTCCACGATCCAATACTGTTTCTGTATCTGTGAGTACAATCTGAATCACTTCATACTGTTCATCTGTTGGAGTAGTGCTGGGAATTAAATGAGCAGGAGAAAACTGATTTTCTGCATACACAACATCATTAAGTGTGTTCGGAAATTCATCGCTCAGAAGCCTGTTAAACACGACCTCGATTACGGCTCTCTGTCCTTCAATTGACTGATTGCCAGCCTCCAAGAAAAGCAATCTGGCAAGCATTTCAATTTCATCATCTGTGATTACATCAGCAATTTCTTGATAAGCTGCTGGCTCAGGTTCAGGTTCGGGAGTTTCTTCCTCTATGTAAATCATTGTCGGCGGGGGGGCTTGCAGTACGGTAGAATCCATAGATTCATTTGTTGGATTAGAACTATAATGCACCATAGTCATAGTAGTGCATATAGGATCATAATCTACATTTGTTTCTGTGTTATTCTGACTTGAAACTGTTGTTGTAATTAATAGGATCAAGATGACAATCACAACAACAACCAACATCAGTCTTATTGGATGTTTCATCGGTTTCCTCTTTCTTATTTTCGTATGGAATATTTAAATACTCCATGATTTCACGATAGCCAAGACCACCTTCGCTACGGTCTTTCATTGCGAAACGATATGTAGCTGGTTCCAATTCTGCAAGACGCTGAATTCGATTTGGTTCATGCTCTAAATGGCATCCGAAAAGACAAAGTTTACATCCAGTGTTGTGTTCTTTAGTGAATTCATATTTACCGTTTTCGTGTAATACAATTTCACCGTATGGCGGCGCAATTGGAATATTGAATTCATAAAGATAACGGAGAACATCTTGTCTTGTCCAGAAACCCATCGGAGTGGACTTAGACCTTCCTGATGCTTTAAAGGCGTTACAACCAGTTTTTAGATAAGCCTCTTTTCTGATCTGACTATCTTCTGCGAGTGTTCCGTAAATAGGATTTGTATTGACTTCTTTATCTACTAAGCGAATTGGCTGCTTTTTCAAATATGAGCAACATTTTTCACTTACATCAAAAGGCGCATCAATTAAACATCTCCATTTCTTTGGAATACACCATGTTTTACAAAGTTCGTTTTTACTGGTATAACCAGATAAGTACAAAACTACTGAGTGCGGAAAGTTAAGAGAACGAAAATACTCTGCTGTTTCCATGCCTCGGTCTAAATAGTTTTCAATGTCACTATAATGAATGTCGTGTGCTTTAAAATAAGTTCTTACATCTCGAACCATTCTCGCAATTTTCTTGCTTGCCACAGGATAACCATCTGTGCGAACAACATCAAAATAAGTGACCTTTCCTCTTGCGATATGTAAATCAACTTGAATGTTATATTTCTGTTCGATATACTTGCAAAAGGATTTTACATGACTTGGCATTGACGCAAACTCATTGCTTGTGTTTGCGTAGATAACAATCAAAGGACTGTCATGATGCTGATCACGGTGAATAGACCAATGCTTTGCAAACATATCAAACAAAACTGAACTGTCTGCCCCCCGAAAATGAGAGAGAAACATTCCAATTCGTTTTTTGACAGAATTCAAGGAACTTTGCAGCAGAAACTTGAATTTTTGTTTCAAGTGGTCTTGCTTGCATTTTCATTAAATCCTGATTTGAATAAGTATATTTCTTCATTTATTCTCTTCTTTCTTGTTTACTCAAATCATTGAATGTGGTACAATTATCATATCCATCTTAAAATAGGAGTGACTATTATGGCTGATACTGAAAAGCGTAAGATCGTGCGCCGCTCTGCTGAGGAACGAGTTGCTGAAATTGATGCTAAAATAGCAACCTGTAAAGCAACCATTGCAAAGCAGGAAGAAAAAATTGCCGCTCTCGAAGTTAAAAAGCAAGCTATTTTAAATCCTGTTCCTCGTGTTTCCAAAGCTGGTCAATTGAAAGAACTGCTTAATAAAGCAAAAGCATCTGGAATGACCAATGAAGAAATTGCAGAAAAACTCGGCATCACAATCGAATAAAAGATAAATAGGCTGTCTATGTCGGACAGCCTATTTTATTTAGGCTTACATTCCGATCATTGCCATAAATTCGGTTTCTGTCAGAACTGGAACGCCAAGTTCTTTTGCTTTTGTCAGTTTAGAACCAGCTTTTTCGCCAGCAATTACATAGTCTGTTTTCTTAGAAACAGAACTGCCAACCTTTGCTCCCAATTCTTCCATCTTCTTTCCGATACCATCTCTGGTAAAGTTCTGTAAGCTGCCAGTAGCAACAACAGTTTTGCCATTGAAAGGATTATCGGCAACAGGCGTTGTGATAGCTTTTTCAATCTGAATATTCAAATGCCCAACAATACAATGATACAATTTGAAATTATCGTCATCACTAAACCAGTCTTTCAGACTGGCAGACATAACCTCACCAAAATCCTCAAGCTGCATCCAATTAAAATCATCGTTGATCAATTCAATGAACTTGTACGGATCACCAGCGCAATAATTTGAAATTGCTTTTGATGCTGTCTTACCAATATACGGAATACCCAAAGAGATCAATAGTCTTGCCAGTGTAGTAGATTTTGATGCTTCAATGGCGGTCATGAGTTTGTCATAGGAACGCTTACCAAAGCCTTCCATTCTCATGATTTCTTTATCGTATCTGTTAAGATGATAAAGATCGGTGAAATCAGTCAGCCATCCACTGTTGATGAATTTCTCCAAAGTTGCCTCTGATAGACCATCAATATTCATTGCTGGCTTACTGACATAATGAGAAAACTTACCCAGCTTTTTGCCGTTACACTTCGGATTATCACAATAAACTGACTCTGTATCATTCACCTGTTCTACTCGAATGCTGCCGCCGCAAACAGGACAAGCATCTGGATACTGAACGCCATGTTTTGTACCACGCTCTGTTGCAGAAATATTCTCAAGAATCTGAGGGATAATCATATTGGCTTTATAGACTTTCAGCTTATCGCCAATATTCAAATCATAGTCCTTAATGTAACTCAGGTTATGAACGCTGGCTCTCGTGACAATCGTTCCATCCAATTCAATCGGATCGAAAATCGCAACAGGAGTAAGCTGACCAGTTCTACCCATAGACCATTCAATTTCACGGAGTACAGTTTCAGCGGTTTCATCTTCAAACTTGAACGCAATACCATCATTGTTGTGATGGGAAGTGCCTCCCTTTTGCTTGGAATAGGAAATGCTGTCATATTTCATAACCATGCCATCAATAGGAATGCCTTTTTCAATTGCTTGATCTCTCATATGCTCGATTGCATCTTGAATAATAAAAGCAGAACTCTCCTGTTCAAAACGGCAAGCATATGGTAGTTCAAAACCCAACCTCTCACAAGCAAAGAATTTTGTCATACGGCTATCCGATGCAGGGGAAAGATCATCCAATGTCGGCAGATCATCTAAGCCTTCCAGCACATCCCACAGCATAAAATGAATATTTCTTGTATCGCAAACCGCACTATCAAGCTGTCGTACAGAGCCAGCAGCAAGGTTTCTGGCATTTGCGTAAGGCTTTTCACCAGCAGGGAGATTATCATTAATTTTCTGGAAATCACGCTTATGAATAATTGCTTCGCCCACCACACGCAAGAAGCCATTATAAGGAATCGTCAGCGGGATATTCTTAAAAGTCTTTGCATTGTGAGTAATGTCCTCACCAGTGTATCCATCGCCACGAGTAGATGCTTGAATCAGCTTGCCATCATTGTAAATCAATTCGACAGTCAGACCATCATACTTATACATCAGCAAGCATTTGTGATTTCCCATAAACTTTACAAGTTCATCAACATCCTTTGTCTTATCCAAAGAGAGCAAAGGAATATCATGAGAAACCTTTTCAAGTTTGCTCTTTACATCGTAACCAACAGTGCTGGTTGGTGAGTTCATTAGAACAACACCCGTGTCTGTTTCCAATGCCTTTAACTCGTCAAATAGACGATCATATTCTGAATCCACTACAAGCGATTCTGCTCTGTTGTAATATGCGTCACGGTATTTATTGAGCTGCTTCACAAGTTCGTGAATTCGTTTCACTTTTTCGCCCATAGGCAACAATTCCTTTCTTGTATTTATTGTTATTCGGAGGAAGAATAAAGGCTTTCTATCCTGCCTCCTATATTATACTTGCATTTCTGGTTATTGTCAAGAGGTTTATCGCAGTTTATGTTTTAAATAATATGTGAACACGCCATACATAAACCATCCTGAGTAAGACGGATCAGGCATAAACATAAGTTGAAGTCCGTATCTCTGATTAAAGGTATGCAGACTGGCGAGATATGCTTTATTGGAAAACTTAGTATCATATTTCCCATCAACAACATCTTGATAATTTGCATTCTCTACCAACAGATATTTCAAGCCGCTGTATGTAGCCATCTCTTCTTCAAATCTTGCTCTCTGTTGAGAGAAATTACCGCTCAATTCCTCCAACGATCCTTTGCGCTCGATCATAATTTCATGATCAAAATAGAGATCACGGTCAATGTTCAAATCTGGATTTGCTGGGATGTAAAAACTGTAATCGCCATTGGACAAAGCCTTTGACTTATGAGGAATTTTCTTTTTGTCCAGCCATTCGATGATATGAGCATTTTGTTTTTCTCTTGTATCAACAAGAATTACGATAGACTTTACAAGCTGCTCAAGTTCTTTATCGGTGTATTTATATAGGGATAAAATCGTAATCACCTCTTCTCCCACTCTTTTATGTCATGTCCGTACTTTCTGAGCCAATCTGCTACTAAATGTCTATGACAAAATTCTTCTGGCTTTTCATAACACACTAATGCAATATCTCGCTCTGCTGCCATAGCAATAAGATCATTAACAACCTGTGTAGGATTTAATTCAGAAAGAACTTTGCTGTAAAAACAATGAATATAATAGTTGTTATCATGATTTTCTTTCCATTGCATAAAGAAATCATATTTGGGAGCAAGTTTCTTATACTGCAAGCCCTTATACCAGCTCGGTGCTTTACCACAAATACTAATTGGTACTATATCTTTTGGTAATGATTTTAGTTTAGAAAAATAAGTTGTATAAATCATTACATCACTTCCTATTCAGAGAAAGATTAATCATCGTAATATCTTTTATCTCTTCCCATCTGTTTTTGAAATGATTTGGATGTTCTTCTGGCGGCATATTCTGCAAAATCTGAATTACACCAAGACAATGCGCAGGAACCATCTCTGAACTAAAATATGATTCTGGAACATCTGAAAAACTCAAATTTCTACAAAGGATATTGAAATTTTCATCCATTCTTATTTGCAGATCAGTGATGCCGTTGTTGAAAGTAATACGATGATTTTCATTCATATAAAGATATTGTAGCATGATCCCAATATCACCAAGTAAAAACAATTCATCCTTTGTTCTCATAACAATCTCCAATCTATACCCGATAGGGAACATTTAACTCTTTTCACAAGTATTTTGTACCCTATCGGGGTTAATAATTATTTCTCTCGTGCAGCTTTCATTCGTTCTGCCATTTCTGCCCTTTGTTCGTCAGAGTATTGTCTTGGGAACGCAACCTTAATCCACTTCTTAGGCAAACTATATTCCGCAAAATCTTCGCCTCTGCGAATGAGTTTCATGTCTGACATTTCAGCCAATCTTTTGTCCAGTTTGCGGATTAACGACTTGTCGTATGTAAAGATGGAAGCAGTCTTTTCTTCGTTATTATAATTGATAATTGTTTCTTGTTCGTATTTCGTTAAATTCATACGCCCTCCTTAGAATGAAAAGGATCATATTCACTTGGATCAGCATTGTTTGCCCACTCAACCCATTTTGTTACCTTTTCACGCAATTCATCATCAAGCAAAAATGGTTCACGCACCAATATCACAGAAGGATTATCTCTCATAATTTTGGCATTGCTCACGATTTCTTCATAATCAACAGGATAAAGTAGCATTTTTGAATATACTCTATCCCCACGATTTGAAATTCGTCTTGTGAAAGTTGCCTCTTTAAATTGAAAACGCTCAGTCAAATGTGGATTGAGTTTTAGATCATTCTCTCTTATGTATCCAATTTTCATTTTCATGTTATTCGTCCTCTTTTGCTTCATCTCTGACAAAGCTCCACTTTTTCAAGATGCTTTCCTTATCGGAATTATCCTGCTGCCAATCCCCATTGTTATCCTTTGACCATCGACCTTCCTCAGAACATTCAATAGTCTTAATAATATCACCGACATTAATTGGAGCCTCGTCATATTTCTTGCGTCTTACCTTAACAATCTCAGTGCTGCCGTCAGCAAGACGATACAAAGTCAATTTGGGATTCTTATATTTGCATTCATATTCCTGAACAAAAGCATAATCAGGGGACATATCAGGAACCAGTGTTTTGACATACCCAATGTTCTGCAATTCATATTTCAATCTCTCGTTGAAAGGAATATCAGTATCCTCAAGAGTTTCCCAAATTTCTGTCAGAGTTGCATCATAATCAAACTTACGATATTGCTTGTCAGTTTCCTCGGAATATTTTCGGATGATTGGCAGAAATTCAACAGGAGGATTGGACTTGCTAAACTGAGAACGGTCATAAAGCTGATCCAGAATATCAATGAATCGCTTAATCTTACCGATAGTGCCGAAGTCATCAAAGTAACCAATCTCAATCAGCGTGTTTACCTTGCCGCTATTGAGATTCTTTTTCTTTTTCATGTCCTTCCACAATTCATAGAAATTCTCGTATTTCTTTTGTCCCATTGCATACAGGTCATTTGCACAACCTTGGCTCAATCCTTTAATGGACAGAAGTGAAGGATAGATTGTTTGATTATCTGGATCGGCTTTGAATTTACGATTATCCAGACCAAACTTATATTCGCCCTCTTTAATACCAAATGCTTTGCTCATTTCCTGCTTGAGTTCTGCGACTTTATCCTTCTTGCCCTTATCAGAGTATGTCTGAAGCAGAACCTCGTAAAATTCATACGGATAATGTGCTTTCAGATATGCGTTATACAAACTATCCAATGCCATACAGTAAGCATGAGCGGAGTTAAATCCATAACCACAAGAGTCAGAAATGATCTGCCATACTCGTGCGCTATCTTCCTCTGCTTTATCTGCTGGAATTCCATCATCCTGCATGATTTTATCCTTGAATCCGGTAATGAAACGCTCTTTCAAAGGCTTAACCTTTTCTGGATGTTTCTTTGCAATTGCCTTGATAATGCCATAACATTCATCAATAGGGAATCCAGCATAGTTCAGCGTGTTCATAGTCTGCTCCTGATACAGAATGAAACTTTGTGGAAGTTCTTCTGTCTGCAAAATCTTATCAAAAGCAGGGATGCCGTAAGAAAAGTCCTCTCTGTTTTCGAGTTTTGAATACATTGACTTAAACGCAGGACGAATAGCTGCGATGAATGCCGACAACTCAGATACATTTCGAGGCTTATACTTCATGGATTTTCTGGTTGTAGATGCCTTTTCAACCTGATTAACTCCCATTGTATAGCCGTTTGCGTAAATGTCCCAAACTGCCTGATCATTTTTAACCAGTTCCATCAACTCATTCACGGTATGATGCTTCAAACCAATACGCTTGTAAATAAGGTCAATCAGCAAAACAACATCAACCTTCAGAATATCGTTTTTCAGGAACTTGTAGTTTTCAGCGATTGCACCGTCAATTACGGCGGTCATATACTCTTTCTTAGTAGTTTCGCTCTTGCATTTGATCAGACCGATTTCCTCACGAATGCTACCATCATATAAAAGGTAAGCGCAAGGGGCTTTCTTTTTATCCATGATGATACCCTGATACTTTTTACTTGCATCAATGTAAGAATGATATTCTTCATCGACATAATCATAAATGTCGATTTCATCCTTTTCATCATCGTCCGCATACTTGAGAGCATCATCATATTTTTCAATCTGACCAGAAATGGTATTTGCTAAATCAAAATCCATATTCTGTGATCTGGCGTACAGCTTAAATGCACTCTTTTTCTTACAAGTGCCGAATGCAATCATAGGATAAGCATGATCCTTGCCAAGAATTTCTTCCTGTGCCTCGGCTGCAATATCTGGCGTACCCCAGTTCAAGTCAATATCAGGGAGGCTCTTTGTTTCAAGAATACGGCTCTTGCTGATGAAACGCTCAGGATACAGCTTAATAGGACTTTGAAAACGGTCAACTTTTGAGAAGCCAAGCAGTGTATTTGTAAAATAACCAACAGAGCTGCCACGCCCTGAGTCAGTTAAAACACCACCCTTTTCCAACGCTCTCTTAACCATGTAATAGTCAATAAGGAAGTAATCAGACATATTCGTATCCTTGATGACTTGAACCTCATTCTTAACACCATCAAAATATTCTTCATGCTGAGATTCGTCTACATCTTTGACATATGCCTTGAACAATTTAGAAATCAGCTTGCTATATTCCTTATTTCTTTGCTCCTGATCTAATTTAGGGAGTAAAACACCGTCAATTGTATGCTGACCGTCATAAAGAGAAGGCAACTTAATATCTTTGGAGAAAATGCGGTTGTCAATTGCATAATCCTCAAATTCCAAAAGCAAATCCGTATTATCCATTGCTCTCTGAATTTGATCTTTAGTAAATACGCCTTGCTTCAAGAAACGATTCATAGTAGTTTCATCGTCTGGATAGTCCATAAACCATCCATCTTCATCCTCATAATGAATGTTTTTTGCGGCAAGAATGTAATCTCGCTCTTTTGACTGTTCAGGATAAATATAATGACTGTCCATACCAACAATCATTTCAATGCCATACTTTTCAGATAAGGCAAGAATACGCTGGTTTAATTTTGCCTGTGGTTCTGTATCGTGATACTGAATTTCAAGAAAGAGATTTTTCTTAAAATGGTTATGTAATTGCACCAGAATATCTTCAATATCATCATAGTGCCAGAATGCAATACAAGCAGTCGTGATCATTACATCATCGGCAGGAAGGCTCAACAACAATTCAACATCGACACGAGGACGGAAATAGTAGCCATCTTCATTGGCGGTAGAAAGAATGCTGTTAATTGCCCTGCGTCCATTTTCGTTCTTTGCCAGCATGATAATATGACCATTGGTACGGTCTTTTTCAAGTCGATTCTTTACCCAATAGGCTTCTGCGCCAAAAATAAATTTGAGATCATATTTTTTTGCCAGTTCATAGGTTTCAAAATAGTAACCTTGCCATCCATGTTCCACACTTGAAATAACTTTATGTCCAAGTTCTACTGCTCTTTTTGCATAATCTTCATTGACGGCAGCAGAATCGGCAACATAGATGTTACTGTATGATGTATGTCTATGATAATTCTGCATTGATACACCTCTTATTCGTTAATATTGCCTTGTATTTCTTGTTATTTTACTTAAAATAAGTTCGCATCTTCGTCCTTTTCCTGTTTTGCAAGCATACGCTGCTCATTGAATCTCTTGATGTGAATACAGGTATTTCGGAAATTACAAAGGTTATTGCAGAAGAAAGTATCCTCTGATTCATTACCCTTGCCATTAATTCTGACAAATGAGCGTGGAGGCCACTGAGATTCATCATCGGGATCAAGTGCTTCAAATTTATCTGCCATATCATTCAGATAATTTACCGCCTCTGCTTTGAGTTCATCTGTCAGATCATATTTTCTTACATAAGGCTTAACTGTATATTTCTTTTGAATTTCTTCAGGCAGACTATCAAAAGAATTGTTGTCCAACGCAGTCTTGATCATGAACTCAATATCCAGTTCGTCATAACCCAACTCTGTTAAATCATATTCGATATGGTTACGAAGTTCGCTGATCAACTTACCACGGCTAATTACTTTTGTAATTTCAGACTTTTCTTTAGAATTTGCTCGTTTCTTTCCCATGAAAGTAACTTCGCAATATTTCAACATGATCCAAGACACATCTCGAACCTTAAAACCATCATGTTCCTTTGCCAAAGCATAGAAAATTAACTGTCTGCCATGATGAAGCAAATCCGCAGCCTTAAAATCTGTCGATGTTTTCCAGTCATAAATAGAAATTGTTCCATCTGGATTCTCACGAATCAAGTCGATATAACCCTGAACATAACGATCTTCAGACAGAGGATAGATAATCAATTCCTCAGTTACAAACTTACCCTTGGGGGCTTTAAAGGTATTGCAAAAATGCTTCATATCAGCAACCCAATTATTTCGGATTGTATCATTTCCCTTAAAATCTTTAGGGAACTCAATACCAAGCATTTCTAAATCTAAAAGTTCCTGATTAAGAACATCTGGCAGCTCTGATTCTGTGGCAGTACCTTCAATGATTTCCTGCAACTTATCATGAATCTTTGTACCAAGAACACCGTAAATTCCATTTGTGCCTTTCTTATGAAGAATATAGGTGTTATATGCCTCGAACAAACATTCCTCAATCGTATTACATTTGGAAATGCTATACACAGCTTTTCCAGACTTAAATAACTCTTGTAAGCGTGGGTCTTTATCTCGCTTCGCCATTATTGCTTCCTCCGTTATGACATTCTTTACAAAGAAATTCAGTTTGATGGATTAATGGAACATGACCAGAAGAACATGGCATCCAAAATGATGCTGGATTATCTATTTCCTTTCCGCATTTACAGCAAACAAATTTCATTGTAAGTAAACCTGTTTCTTTATCTTTGAGATACAATCGAATTCCTTTGAAAAATTCCATTTCATTCACCTTGTATTTCTTGTTATTCCAACCAAACAATGTGGCTTTTCATCAATTCTAAGAATGCGTCCTTACCTAAATCGGATGGACTTGCTTTACTTCCCTTTGGTAAGATCAGATTATTCTTATCATAGATGTAACCGACTCTGTTTTTAAACACTGCATTATTTAATATCAGCTTTTCAGCTTGCATTCTTACATTGTCCTCTTCCAGACCTTCATCATAAGCAAGGACAATCTTTTTCGTCATGAGCGACTTTAAGTATTTAGCCTGAACATCACTTATATCACAACCACAAGTTGCAAGTCCGATTCTGCTCCCCATTGAATGAAGCTGCTGAACAAACTTTTCTGATTCTCCTACAACAACAATATTTTTCTGTTGAATGAAATCATAATTATGATGATAACCGTACAATGTTAGACTGCGAGAACAAGGAATGATCGGCAACCACCGTTCATCCTTGGAACATTTCGTATCATTCAATCTACCCATAACCCCACACAATTTGCCATCCAAAGTATATTCAGGAACAGTAATACGGCAACTTTCCAAATCAAATCCTACTTTGAAAAACTCCTGCGTCTGAAAGTTAATACCATCTTTGAAAAACATTATGTTATATTTGCCAAGATATTCATCAATTTCAGATTCGTCATATGTTTTCATTGCGTATTCTGGTTCGTTAATCTCTTTCATAAGACCTTTATAGAAACCAGAAAACGGATAGCGGATTTTACCACTAAACTGACTTTTCTCTAACCCCAATTGATTGGCAATATAATGCAGCGCTTTAGGAAACGACAGCTTTTGTGTTTGCATGACCAGAGAAAAGAGATTTCCATGAAGATTAATCGAAAATCCATCAAACTTCAAAGTATCTAATTTCAAACGCATTGCTGTTGGATTTAAACCTTCTTCTCGGCTAAAACGCAGTTCATTCTTTTGCTGTCGGTATGTGATCTGCGTATATTCCATGCTTTCAAGGAGGGAGATACACGCATCTACATTGTTTGATAAATAATTTGTCAATGATAACGCATTTACGATAAGTATCTCCCTCCATTTCTATTTTTCATATATTATTCAAGCCATCTGTTATCTATATAGTAAAACCCATATACGGCAAAACCAGTTAGTATGATCCAAAAAACCCAAAACAACACAAGCTGCCATTCTGTTTCCAGATGTTCAATTGTTTCATCAATGGTTTTTTCGCAATAAAACGATGTTTCTGAAATTGTATCATCTGCCAAAACTGCGTACAGAGTTCCTTCGTGTAAAATATCCGATCCATAATAAACATCTCTTAAATGATACCCCGCATCCAGTGTATCAATATAATGTTCTGGAAAGTGATTGATTGTTCCATAAGAAAATTCTTTTCCAAGAAAAGTAATCGTTTCTACATGGACATGATCACGATCAATTTCATCCCATGTCCAGTAAGTTTCTACCTCTGTATATGTCTGAGTTTTACCATTAACCGTTTTTGTTTTTGTTACTGTTCTTGTATGTTTCGTATAACGCTCAGTGACTTTTGTTGCGGAGGCATATTCTCCACCGATTTCTGGATATGTAACAGAATCCACGGCAGCTAATTCACCATATACAAAAGCATTGCCGATATTTGTACGCATTCCATACTCGAACAGACTGGAATCATTGTCGATTTGCAATGCGGTATTGTATTCCTGATACTTGTTCATTAGGCTATCATTAATCTTTCCTGAAATCATAATGCCAAATACAAGCATCAGGCAAACAATAACCACACTGAAAATCACTTCTCTTTTCGTGATCCTCATACTATGTACCTATCAATCAAACAGGTTAGTAGGAGCATCAGAGGAAACATCATAATTCAAATACTCGTAATTGATAACCTCATAACCAAGGAAACCAAGAATCTGCTTATTAGGGAACTTTCGGACATACTGGTTATAACTTTTAACCCAAGTGTTAAAGTTACTTCTATAATTAGCAATCAAATTCTCGGTTGTTGCCAGTTCGTTCATCAACTCACGATAGTTTTCACTGCTTTTCAGTTCTGGATATGCCTCTGCAACAGCCTGAATCATCGTCTGAATTTCCTGAACACTTTCATCGGTAGCACTGCCACGAGCATTGACAACATCCATCAAAGTCTGATATTCATGTTCATCATAGGCTTGCACACAATCAACCAGATTAGGAATCAGGTCTGCTCTGCGCTTTTCCTGCACCTTAATCTCAGACTGAGCGGTGCTAATCTGTTCCTCAAGGGAGATTGCTTTATTCTGCGTTCCCTGAAAAGAAAATACAGCCAATACAATAACGGCAATTACTGCCGCAGCTACAATCAAAATGGACTTCCAATGTTTCATTGCTTTTCCTTCTTTCTAACTTAATAAACTGCGAATTCTTTTGATTTTTACACTAATCCTTTGTCTGCTGATCCCCAATTCACTGGCAATTTCGCTCTGATTTTTATCATCTAACAACATAGCGAAAATCACTTGTTCATCAGGTTTCAGTTTACTTGACAATGATTTATATGTAAGTGCATGAATTGCTTCTTGCTCTACTTGAACATTATTATCTGGAATCACATCTGCAAAACTTGCAAATTGGCTATCTTGATCTGTCTGAATTGGAACATCAAATGAAAGTAATTTATCTTGCGGAATTGCTCTCTCATTCTGCTGTTTTCTCAATTCTTGTTTATACTCATTCAGCATGACAGTATAAGCCAAAGTTGAGAATTTCCCCTTTGTGCTATCAAAAGCAATAGCTGCCTTACATAATCCAATTGCCAGAACATCATAATATTCATCCAGATTAATGTTCTTTTTATTTGCCAAGCTATAAATCAAGTTGTGATTCTCAGAAACAATCCTTTGCTGATCTAATGTTAATTGTTCCATTATTATCACTCACTTTATTTATGTTCATTGAATACTGAACAGTAGCCCTTTTCACGCCAGCGGTTATAGCGTCCATTAAATTCATAAAGAACCTGAATTTTATCATCGTCATTTCTTGTTTTATCTAAGAATGCGATGATATATTTTTTATCTCTATCGAGTTGCACAGACTCACGAACATTGGAATATTTTCCGCTGGAATCTTTCTTTAACTGATACGGCTTTACATCAAACTTTTCGCCGGGGAATTCATCATCCCAAAGAGGACGGCAATACACCATCTCTGAGAAAACTTCCTTGATCTGCTTTGCATTGGACAGACAGCTTGCATCCAAATATCGCTTATTCAGAGTATGAAGTGCAAGCTGATAAGTGCAGATCAGGGAAATGTTTTCACGGCTGGTAATTTGAAATAGTTTACGACTATGGATAAGCAACTGTTGCCACATAGCTTCGTCAATTTCATCCTCAGATTTCATGGTATCAAACATGATCGTCTGGTATCCCAACTTTGCCAGTTTCTTAATGATGCGTTTGACCTTATTCATGTCATTATCAAACATCTTGATAAACTGAATATTAGAATACTTCTCTCTGGAAATCTGCTTTGCTTTACGCAAATATTCCCACTGTTCATCTGTAAACTTACCCATTTTCAGCTTTTTACGAGTCAGACCCCAATAGTCCAGATCATTCGTAAGAATGTGAACAAGCAAAAGCTGCTTAAAATCTTTTGATCTTTGCTCATTACTGATGACGGCGCACTTTACACCATCGTCCGTCATAGGGATGATCATATTCTCAAACACGAAACTGGTTTTACCAACACCAGAATGTCCAGCGAACATATACATATCACCAAGCGGTGTACCAAGTGTCAGATAATTCAGGATAGGACAATTTTTACCATAGCTGATACCCTGTGCCGATCCATCATCGCATTCGCTGAGGAACTTATCATCAATTTCAAGTGTTTCAATATCAATGTCGTGAGTGTTCTTAATACTGACACTGTTCAAGATATAGTCATAGTAATCATAGACTTCCTGATTTGTCATTTTTGCAAAGCGATCCATGTTGGGAATTACATTAAAGCCCTTATCATACAAAGTCATTAATGTATTCATCTTTGCAATCTTGTCATAGTAAGCATCAATATTTTCGACATTTACCAAAGAACAAAGTTCGCTAACCGTTGGATAACCGCCAAGTTCATCGAAATGCTTTTTGACAGTGGGTTTGTTCTCTAAAAATGTGTAGATTGTCACATTATCAAAAGACTTAAATCCCTGATTGAACATTTGTCTGCCCAAAGAGAAATAGAAAATACCATCCTCTGTTTTCAGAGTTTCATCATCTTGTGTGTTGACTCTTGCAAAGTCATCATACAATTCAGGCTGCTTCCAAAGGCAAAAAATGAATGTAGCCTCTGCGCTCTCTCGACCTTTGATTAAATCTTCAGGATACTCTTTCCAGTTCAAATTGTTACCTCCTTATAATTCATCATCAATGAGAAAACGACTAATATCCTTACCCTGCTTTTTTGAGCCGATAGCGGATAAATCGCCACATTCAATCGTGTTATTTTTCACTTGTTCGTTTGATGCAGCCATTCTCTTTTCTTTCTTGGCAACATCGGCAATATTACCTTTTACAATGGTAAACATATAAGAGATCATGCCATACTCATTAGAGAATTGTTTATGTTCCAACCAATAATGAATGTCATTGGCACATTCTTTAAATGTTTCCAAGATCACCTCATTACTGTAAAAGGACAATTCTTTAATCTTTTTAGGGAGAATGGGAGGAAACGGTTGCCCGTTTCCATACCCCAAAAACTCTCTACAAATATAATCAATCAGTTCTTTGTAAGTCTGTTTCTTACGCTGATCTGCATCATATATTTCTTGGCTCTTATAATATTTGGAACCAATTTTTACAAAGGTATCAGTTGTGCCGACTTCGCCAGTAATTGCACATTTGCAACTTCTCGCCATAACTGATTTCCTCCAATGGTTTACTCCTGATTCAGCACCTTAACAATCTGCTCCAAAATAGCAGTAGGAATATCATCTGCATTCTTGAAATTAGGAATGTCATGTTCCTTCATGATTTCCTTAACAGACTTCTTGGTTGCGGCATCTGCATCGGGGAACTTGTTCTGAATAACCTGAAGCAGCTCGGCATTGCGATCCTCGTCAATCTTATTGGCGGCATCTGCCTTCTGCTTTTCGGCTAACTCCTTCTCCTGCTGCTTACGAGCCTCCTTGAGTTCCTTTTCAGACTGCTCAACAGACTTGCCGCCCTTGCTGTGTTCTGCCAGAATAGCGTCCTTCAGAGCCTTAATAAAGGCATCTGCATCCAAAGGAATTTCATCAACAATGTCTGCAAAGCGGGACTTGGAATCAACACTGTAATTGTCATCACGGAAAGAGATGCGGCGAGATTCGCTGAGAACTCTGCCCTTAACTTCCTCTTCCTTAGTTACAATGTTTTTCTTACCAGTCTTTTGCTTTACGATCTCACGGTCAATATAAGCAACGCCAAGGAAATGCAACTTCGTCTTGAGCGCATTAAAGTAACGCTGGCTCATATTAGTGGTCAGAATGGAATAAGACTCGCCAGTAATGGGATCGTCCACATCCTTCTTCTTAGTGTGACCGATTGCAATAAAGGAAACGCCAACACTCTTGAGTTCCCACATCTTATCAAGAACAAGCTGAATTGCCTTATCCTCACCAGCCATAAAGCCGCCAAAAGCTGCCTTAATGGAAGTGATCTTAGGCTTATCGGGATTTGCTCGATTGTGCATACGAATGACTTCAGGCTCAGTGATCTCAAGCAACTGGTCAAAAGTATCCAGAATGACAACACGCAAATCCTTATAGTCAGTCAGCTTATTTTCAATAACATCATCGCAGAATTCCTTGAAAGTTGCCCAATCAGGAATCTTAGCGGACACGATGCCATTAATAGCGTCATGACCATCTTCCTTACCAATATCCAGAGCGATATAGCCATCATCGCCAACCAGCTTTTCACAAACTTCCTTGATGACGGTGGACTTACCGATACCGCTCTCGCCAATCAGACCAATGTTATAAGCGAGAGGATCAATACAAATCTCACGCTTTTCACCAAATTTTCTTGCCATTATGTACTACCTCCTTAGAACAAATCCTCTTCGTCTACATCGTCCTTGTCCTCGTCCTTATCAAAGGGAGGCTCGTCATCGTCATCCTCGTCCTTCTTGGACTTAGACTTTGCAGACTTGGAATTCTTCTTAGCTTCCTCCATTGTTTCATCTGCGGCAGGAACAAAAATCTTTTCCTCGAACTCGTCTGCGGTATCATCACATTCCAGAACACCATCAGCATAATCACCTTCCAGCTTAGGCTCAAACAGACGGAACTCGTCAATGCGATCACCGTAGATATTGCCCTTGGGACGGAAATCATCAACAGACTTAATACCAAGTTCGACCTGTTCACGCTGAGAATCGGTCAGCATAGACTCGTCAAACTCTGCTTCTTCAGCACCACGGAGCAACACAATCTCCCAAGGAATATGTACCATATTCTTGTTCTTGACCTTGATGTACTTCATCTTGTAATCAAACAGCTTCTTGTGCTTTTCATTCTCAAGATCGTACTTTGCACCAGAGAACACAACCTGAATGGGAACATATTTTCTGCCCTCGTCCTTGTTGATATACTGCTCAATGTAACAATCCAAGGTCATCTTCTTGTTCTCGTCAAAATCACTGTCATCAAGACTGCTCTTGTTGTAGAACAAATCCATAGTCAGAAGCAGACGATTCTTTCTCTCTTCAGGGGCAGCGAACACATTCTGAATGCGGAACTTACTGAAATAAGTCTTTTTCTTTGCATACCAGTCACGAGTAAACTGACCAGTAACAACAACACGACCATCATAATTGGGCAGATGCTCACGCAGATGCTCAATCATATCGTAGGCGGTAATAAACTCCTGTCTGCCGCCGTGTTCATCACCAAGATCAACAATGTATTTACGGTAGTTGGCAACCTTTTCGATAATGTCCTCGTCAAAACGGTCATCCCAATCTACATCCATCTTTTCATTGTCAACATCCATTGTCTTAATGACCTTTTGCTGGCTGTCAAAAGCCTCGACAAAAGCCATATTCATGTCGGTTTCCTTGATGCCGAAAGTCATAGACAGCATCTTCTTGGTTTCTTTGGTCTTTTCATCTTTCTTAGAAATTTCCTTGCAGAAAGGACGCTTAGTATCTGCCTTCTGCTTAGGAATTACAGGGGTTCCACAAAAACTAAATCTGGACTGATAACTCATATACACAAATCTCCTTAAACTTTGTCAAAATTCATTTCAAGAAACTTTCTACTTGCAAGATAATCACAGAGATGCACAAACTTCTGATACTTGTTCTTTGGCTTAGGCAGCTCAACTTTAGAATATCGTGCGGTATTCCACTGTCCCATGTGAGTAGCAATGCAGTCATATAAGAACTTCATCTGTTCATCGTTCAACAGACCAGTTTCAATATGACACTGCTTTACGAAATCTGCCGCCAACAGAGGATGGTCAAAGACCGTATTACCCTCTCGCTTGCCTTGCTTCTGTCCATCATGAAGGATAAGGGCAGTCAACATCAAATCTCGTTCCTCTTCGGAAAACTGGAACATCTCAAGATTAAACAATTCGTTTGCGATCCAGAATGCGGCCTTTGTATGTCGCAGTAAGCCGCCATTGCCAAGAGCATATTCTGGATGATATTTGCCGCTGGATGAAGCAGCTACACGGAAGAAATAATCTGGCAGATTGTCGATACAATATCCAAGAAATTTCTTGATGTATTCGGTACGAATAAGGGATAATTCTTCCGCAAAGAAATCTCGCTTATTATCCATTAGTCCTCCAAGAAACTCTTAAACTTGCCGATAATCTTTTCATTGTGAGCAATCTGCTGATCCATAGAACCCTGAATGCGATCCAGTTCAGCACGATATGTACTGATTTCCTCGCTCTTCTCATGAATCTGCTCATTAACGGTTTCCAAACGACTGATAGTATTAGTAATCAAAGAAACTGCATCAGTAGATTCCTGAACCAAGGAATTCAACTGAGTTTCCTTTTCAGTCAAAATGTTCTGAACTCGTGCCTTTCTCATTAGCCATTCTCCTCTTCTTGATTTTCAACCTTATTCTCTGTTTCTGTTGCTGCCTCTGCCTTGGGAGGTTCGTTTACCTTTGCCAAACACTGATTGCACCACTTACGCAACTGCATGAGCTGCATCTGAGGATTCATTCTCTGGCTCTGGAACTCATTCATCTTGCTCAGAATGGAACCGCACATGGTTTTCATGCCAGTAGACAAACCATTCAGATATGCTCGGCGCATCATAGTTTCAAGCATCTGCTCCCATTCAGACTTGGGCTTTTCAGCAACAGTGTTCTCATTTGGTGTGTTTCCAATTTCAACATTCTTGGTCTGATTTTCGCTTGACATTTCGCTATACTCCTTTACTTGTATTTATTGTTATTAAGCCTTTAAAAATATGCTTTATAACCTCTTTTGTCCAGCCGTTACCACAAAGAGAACGGCGTACATTGTCACTGTATCCTTCGGTAAAACCATCTGGCAGAGTTTGCAAACGCTCATATTCAACTGGTGTCAGCTTACGAATACGACCATTATCCCAAACTTTCTTTTCCTGATAGCCACCATTTACACAGGTCAATGTGGCGCATTTGAAATCAGGATTATACACACGCTTGAGTAAATCATGTGTATTTACCTGTAATGTTGCGATTACTCGCTTATCATCACCGTGATAGGTAAAAGGCTTATCATAATAATCCTTTGCAGGAACATGATCTACCATAATATCACGCAAAACCAATGTGTTATGATCTGGTAACTCTGCGATTGGAATATTCGTCCAATACAACCGCTTTCTCTCTTGTGCTGAGAAATCAGCAGAGTTAATCATTAAAGGCTTGCCCCCCCCAAGTTTAGCAGTGATGATATTTTCATCTGCCTTCTGCTTAGGAATGACATTCTCTAACAAATACCATTTCGGCTTGATTTCCTCAATCGCTCGTGCAAATTCATAGAAGATTGCAGACTTTCCTTTCAGACCAGAACATACATCTTTATTTTCTTGCCGAACAACCGATAGACTCTGGCAGCAAGTGCCAGCCATAACCAAATCAAAACCTTTGAACTGTGAGAAATCTGCTCCAATTACATCTCCGTGATGAACGATGTTCGGGAAATGCTTTTTGCTTAATTCAATAGCGGGAGCAAAAATCTCATATGTATGATATTCTTCAACTGGAATCCCAAGTTCCTGCAAAGCAAGGTATCCGGTTTCCAAACCTCCGCAAATAGACAATACTTTCATTCATTATTCCTCTTGATCTTCATATTCCAGAGGCGTATGTACCAAAGCATAAACTCGGTTATCACCTTGGAAAATTACATCTTTAAAAATATCTTTGTCCTCTACCAGATAACAGTCATCGCCCATCAAACAAAAAACTTGGATTCCTTTGTTTAGGGCATACATGACTTCATCGAATACGCCATGACCAATCACACCAGAAACAGTTGAGAACACTACTGCATCACACTGGTCAATCATAGCAAATGCCTGTTTCATGATCTCGCATTCAGGAATGTTCTGCGGCAGAACATCTTTCGGATTAACAATTTCAAACCCATCCTCAAAGTCAAATCCATTCTTGATCACAGACATTTCAAAAGTTTCAATGGGAGTTCCATACTTCCAAATATGGTGCGCATAATAGATTTTCATAACAGCCTCACTTTTCTTCGTAACGGAATACAATCGGGATCATTACAGTTGTTCTCTGCTGCATCCAAGGCTTTTCATTCGTTGCAAAACGCCTTCCGTACTCATTCACTACTACAATGTCACCAATGGTATAGAAATAGTTGCAGTTGTTTGCATTCTTTGGCATACCAACACTTGCATCATGAGTCTGCAAAGACAAGATTTTCTTCAGACAAGCCTCGATATTTTCATATACAAACAACATTGTTCCATCATGTCTGGAAGAACTCGTGGTGAAATATTTGAAATCTGCATCAGGATCGTATGTAACTTTCACACTAATATCGAGTTTCGGATCGGCATCATCGTTCTTCCAAAACAAAGACAATTGATTGTTCTCGTCAAACTTGAGAAACTGCTTTGGTGAAACCTCAAAAGCATTATCGAATGCAATATCCAGATTAGTATTCTTCTGCTCTAACACTCGATATTTTATGTAATCTAAACTCTTTCCCATTATTTACTCCTAAATTGGTCTTGGAACTGGATATGGATACGGAGAACAGCAAGTCAGGATTGCCGCCAGAACAACAGCCATTACAAGCAGTACAATCCATTTCTTACTGATCTGCTTTCTCGCAATCATAAGCATCTCTCCTTTTATTTCTTGTTATTTGCTCAAAATAAACAAGTTTTCTGTGATGTTTTGTCTGGACGCATTATCCAGCGTTCTTTTCACTGGCTGCGACCAAATTGATCTCCAATTCTCTGGTGCTTGCTGTTCTGATACCAAAACAATATTCATTTCAGACGCTTGCTCTGCCCATTTCCAGAATTCATCATGATCGAAATCATTTTCGTATCCAGTTGTTCCCTTATAAGGAATGTCACAGTAGATTACACCGCCACGAAAATGATCCAAGTCAAGAGTTCGATAGTCTGCCTCGGCAAACTCTACATCCTGTAAATTGGGAAGCTGCGCAATTACATTCCGCTTTGCCTCGTCATAATAATTCCGATATGTACCGATTTTGGTTTTGACAATGCCAGCCCTGCCACCAAAGAATTTTCCGTTATAGGACGCAAGAAAACCAACGGCTCCAATATACCAATCAGGATATTTCCCATCCTGCATTTGATATGATTTTCTTACTGCCGCATATTCCTCCTGCGTAATTTCATCAGGCAAAGATGTAATCTGATCTCTATGCTTGAATAGTTCAATCAGATAATGATTAATGTCATACCCAATTTTTCTATCACAAGAAATTTTGTCAATTACATTTGCCCCCCCGATAAACGGTTCTAAGTAAAATACTGCGCTGGTATTATCTATGTAAGATTGAATAATCGGAACGATATGTTTGGCAATGCGGCTTTTTGAGCCTACATATTTAATACTTGCCACCTCAATCTTTTAATTTAATCCATTTCCCCAAATCTTCTAATGTTCGGATTTGCTGATCAAAATCCTGATCGGTAAAGACTACAACCTCGCTGGGAAACGGAGCTGCATCTTTCTGGTTGAATTTCAATCGTCCTTTGACAAAACAAACATATTTCGCATTTGGGAAAATGAAATCATGCTGTGCTTTTGTGTCGGTTCGAGCAGGAATGAGCATTACAGCAGTAATACCATTCTCTCTGCTCTCACGACAACATTTTTCAATCCAATCTTCCTGACCACTCTTGCCTTTCGTTCTACGAGAATATGGAGGATTACAAAAAACTGTCTGCCCCCCCAACTTTTCGCAAGACCATCGTTCTGTTCCGTATAATACAGTTCACATTTATGATTTGTATCATCGGCACATGGATCAAGTGTAAAATGGAATACTGAATTGAGCCTGTCAAAGAACGACTGAGGCGTAGACCAGTTATTATTTCCAGTGCTGAACATAACTTCTGTATTCATATTAACCTCTTCCGTTCTTGTATTTCTTGTTATGCGTTGTTCATTACAGACGCAAAAAATAAATCTCGCAATTCAATGATATTGGTAGGATGGTTTTCGTCATTGGCGAGTTCCTTGACGAAACCATAGAATTTATTTTCCAGAGGTGTAAGCAGAGAACCCATGTAGCGATACTGACCACTGCGGAAAACAGAATGAGCAACGGAACGCATATGCTTCCACAGCTTATAGTAATACAGTTTCAGCTTGACCATATAGCCAACGCTATCCTCTACCACAAAGCCCTCAATCTCCTTACCGTCATACAGATAATCCTCTGCGGTAACTTCTGTGTACCAATTATAGAAATCAGTCCAGTTATCAATCTGGATTGCTTTCTTCTTGACCTCAAAGCCGAACTTTTCAAACTGAACCAGCTTGGAATAGGGCAGCTTTTCAAACTGCATCTTATTCTTTACTACATCCAGCAGGAACAGTCTGGACTTATCGTATTTGATGATGTGAGGATCGTTTTCCATATCAACACACTCAAACACAAATGTCACATCGTTGTTCTTCATATATTCCTTGAGTTCATCCAGATTTTCGCCAACCTGATAGAACATGGAGCGCATATAAGCGGAGAAATCACCCTGCGGATCAGACTTGCTTGAAATAAAGAAATCATCCGTATCAGGATTATAGGACACCATACCAAGGAAACCGTTCTCCTTCACATAAGCGGTTACAGGGAACTTTAACTTATGCTGAAGCATATCAAATTTGGTTTCGGGCATTTCGTTCACATTAAAGAACTTGTCATAGGAACGAGCAACGATTCTTCCATTCTCAGTATTGATGAACAATCCTCGTGCTTTGGTAGTCTGCTTATTCCACTTCTTATCGTAGAATGCCTCTCTGGTGAAATTGAAAGAGGAAATGCTGCCGTATTTCTTTTCAGTGATGTACTTATTTTTGCGCATCTGATCAACCATTTCCATCACATCAAGTTCCTGCTCAGTATAAGCAGTTACCTCAGCTTCTTCCTCAGTCTTAAACACAGTGTTCTTAACATACACAGGATGGAAACCATTTGCATCCAGAACAACCACTCGCAGATCGCCGCCAAACTCAACGCAGCCTTCCAGATTGAAACAACGCTCGGAAAGTTCGATAGGCAGATTACGAGTGTTTCTATGACCGAAAATCTGATAAGTGTCGGGAGCTGCCATATGATCAAAAGTCTGAGCCACATCGACATAATCACTGTATCGACCAACACCACGAATCATCTGTTCCGTTGCCAGTGTGGTCATATTATCAGGAATGAAACTCAAACCAGCATGAGTTACAAGAACAGTCTTTTCATGATACTTGTAATAAGCACACTGACCAAACTTACGATAGAGCATTCGAGCAACCTTAGTATCAAGCCCCCCCCGCCTCAAGCTGACGGCGAGTTACCTTTTCAAACTCAGGGGACTTGCCAGTACCGCCATGTGACCAGTACCACAGCCAACGCTCGTGATTTCCTTCCAGCAGGATCACATTCTTGCGCTCCATGATGCTGTAAAGGAAGTTGATAACCTCAATATTTTCAATGCCACGATCAATGTAATCACCACAGAAAATATAGAGTTCGTCATCCTTCAAACCATCTTTCAAATATTCCTGAAGGACAGTATTACAGCCATGAATGTCACCGATATGATGGATTCTCTTATAGTTGGAAAAATCCATAGGCTTATACCAGATACGATCCAGTTCATCAGGACGCAGCTTTGTAATGCCTGTCGGAATAGACTGTGTTGCAAAACGAGCATACATCTTTTCAATGGCTTCTTCTGGTACTTGCTTATAATCAGGACGAGTCAAATTCCTGCGCTTACACTCTTCCATAGGAACATCGGTAAAGTCAACGCAATAAATACGATAGCGATAAGTCTGTGCCATCGTCTTGTAGCGATTCATTTCAACCGTTTTGGAGTTCGTAGCATCAATCACAACAAACTCGCCACGCTGCATTCTGGCTTCCAAAATCTGAAACAGAAGTGACCAAACTTTCTTTTCATTGTCCTGACTGATACCGAAAGTACCATTTGTAGTCATCACAGGAGATTGACACAACAGACGGATTTCGTCAGCAGACAAAGCATACTGTTCCAGATTGTTTTCTTTGATAAATGTGGTTTTGCCGACACCGGGCGCACCACGCATTAACAGTAAAACTCTCATATTATTACCCCTTACATTTGCTATGCTTGGTAGTGTTCATCCGTCACATCTCTTTATTCTCGGCTTTCGCCTTGAATAGAGATGTTAGGATGAACGGATTAACTCAGTTACAGAAGGCCGGGGCGAACCCACGCGAATAGTTAGCGCCGCTGCTGCGCGCACTCCCCGAAGTGTTGACACGGCAGAAGCCGGACGAGCCGGCCGCACGAACAGAGCGCAACCACTGCCAGTCATTCTCGCCCTTTGTGTTCTTCTTACAGTAACGAATGTTTTCCTGAGCATAAAACTCATACCAGTGACCTTCGCCGCCATAAGACCAGAACTTGCGTCCATACAATTCCTGCTCGGATTTGAGCCAGAATTCATCAATGGTTTTCTGCATATTACCGTTACGGTCTACACTCTGCTTATAAACAGGCTTAACAATAGCTGCCAGATCATCAGAAATATTGTTCTTGAAATCTCCATTCAGGAAAGAACGAATATCAGAATCATCCCACCAGACAGAGTTTCCGTCCCTACGCATTGCAGATTCATCCTTGTAGAGATCGACCATATCCCAAGAGATAGGAGCCTTACCGCTGTTGTCAGCCAGATCATCATGGTCAAAACCAATAATCTGATATGTAGCAACGAAACCATTCTTCATGTAGTCCTTCTTCGTTGCGCCAAGTGCAAAGTATTCTCTGGCTTTACCAGACTTTGCGATTTCATCCACTCTGCGCCAAGAAATATGATCCAGATTGGTCATCGGCAGCGTCATGGGAAACAAAAAATCAGAACTGTTTTCTCCATCAAACTTCACTGTAACAACATCATTCTCCTGAACGATGTGCAAGCTGGGAAATCTGTCCAAAACATTCTGATCAATACGAAGTTCCATGTTCAATTCTCCTTTTCTGAAAACCTTAAAAATTAATACAATACTTTTCGATGCGTTGCTTTTCCAGTTCATCGGGATAGGTATCCCATCTTACGACTTTGTACTCTTGTGTGACTTCTCCTGTAATGTCATAAAGCTGACCATCAATTTGCGTTACAAAGTGGTTTATTACTGGATCATACATCATTACTGCTTCAGGGAAACGGCTGCACAAGATAAATGCAAACCAATAACAACATCCACAAGTAAAAGATGTGAGAACTTCGCTCCACTTTCCACGCATAGTAAATCTGTCAATAAATTTCATTACTTCATTGTGCAATCTTTCACTCCCTAAACTTTAAATTTTATTTTATATAACACACCAATTAAGGTGGATCATATCGCCACACATAACCACCAGCAGTTTTTACTTGACCACGACAGCAGCTATGGATATTTGATTTGTTAATTCCAGTTTGTTCAGAAGCCACCTTTGTAGACGGATAGCTTTTTAACAAAATTTCACCAGAGTAGTCAAACTGCATTATCTTTCTTGGTCTATGATTCTTTGTGGGATCATATTGAATGTTCTTTCTATTTCCATCAAATGACCAGAAGAATCCATTACAAGTTTTACTTTCATCATTGCATGACACGCTAATATTTTGTTTTGCAATTCCATTTACACTGGCTGCGGCAGATAAAGAAACATATTCACCAACCAGATTTCCATCTAAATCATATTGATAGACTCTCTTTTCTGTGTTACGACTCTTCTTTTGTTTCTCAATCATTTCAGCAGGAAGTTGTTTACCATACCAAAAAGCATCTTCACCAACTCCACCTTTAACACAACCGCCTTCGGCAATGTTGTAATAATCCCTACTCTTATCTGCTCCAAGAAACTTAATGATACTAATCTCTGCATCATCCAGTTCTTCTTTTGAATAAACAATCGCTACAATGTTTCTGGAAAAGTTATCTTTCCCATATTTTTTAACAGCTTCTCGTAGATGTTTGCCGCTGCCAAGATAGCTTTTCCAATAGCTATCGAACTTTTTCTGTCCGATATACCGTTTTCCATCTATCAGGTTTGTCGTTATATAGATAAATCCATAAGGATCAGTAATTGTCATAGTTTACTCCAAATTTTGATGTGTCACGATCTTTGGATTCGAACCAAAATCTCCGCATATTGCGGTGTTCTGCCATTAAACCATCTCGTGTTATTCTTGTATTTCCTGTTATTTATGTAATGTTTAAGAGGCACAGCCCCTTAAACAAGTTCGGATTAATCCGAATATTTATAGCGTTTGAACTCCTGATATTCGTCAAACTTTTGAGAAAGGTAATAACGCTGGCGTTGTTTGGTCAAGTCGATATGATCCATCTTGAACAAATCACGAAGCAACTCATAATCGTTGCGGCTGATATTCCCATTTTGTTTTTCGTACTCGTGAACTCGGTAATATATGCCAGAGTCATAAATACGCTCCCACTGGAAAATGCGTCCTGTGTCGGCAGCGGCTTTGATTGCATTACTGCTGGTATTGATTAGTTGCTTATCGGTCATATGCGCCGTCTTATAAGTGCGGAACAAATACTGCGTTTGCTTATAAGGAACAGTCATGCCGCCAAACTTTCCAGAGTCAAATGTATCCGCATCACGATAATGAATCAAGTAAGGAACAATTCTTGGTGAAAGCTGAACCCTCTCTCCTGTAACTGGATCAAGCACAGAACCATCATTTGACATATCCGACTTTAATATATCAGGCAAGTGCTTCACTGGAATACCATGCCAAACAAGCAGAGCTGCGCATCGGAATGTGGAGAAATCGCAAACCTCTTTGCCAAAGACGGTTTCCATCAAGTCATTCAGATCATCCAGATTTTCAAAATAATATGTGTCGTAAAATTCAGTACGATCTACATTCTCAAAGAAAATCTCTCGAATTTCTTCCAACGGCTTTATAGAACCATTGCCTGTTTCATACATCCAACGCATGAAATCACTAATCTTGCTCTTATGAGATTGAAATACATTCATCTTCATAATGGCAAGCTGCGAATATATGTCAAGCATATCCTGACGAGTTAAATCATCGTAGGCAACCTCTGTCATATTAAAGAACCTATTGATGATATTGAATGTTTCTTGCTTGTATTTGTTGTTATCAGGGTTATTTAAAAAAGTTTCAGAAATATACTTTTCGATCAAAGCCAGATCAAGCATTATCATCACCTCTCCTTAATATTCTATCAAAACAAATTGCGTTTGTCAAGACATTTATTGCATTTCTTGTTATTATGCCGTAACAGGAAGTCCAAGACTGACGAGGATCGCCTGATTGATTTCATCCATCTTTTCAGCCGTGACGCTGCTGACGAAATTCTTCAGCCGATTTTTGTCAATCGTCCTTACCTGTTCCAGCATGATCGTAGAATCTGAGGATAATTTGCATTCATTGACAGAGAGGTTGATATGAGTAGGCATCGGCTTCTTGTTCTGAGATGTGATCGCAGCCACAATCACAGTCGGGCAATGTTTATTGCCAGTATCATTTTGAATTATAATAACAGGGCGAATACCGCCTTGTTCACATCCTACAACCGGACTTAGATCGGCATAGTAAATATCTCCCCTCTTTACATTCTTTTTCATACCGCATTTCTCCTTGCAGCTCTTTCTTGTATTTCTTGTTATAAGTATATCATGCTCAACAAGAGTTGTCAAGCATATCAGAAAATATTATCAAGAAAATTTCTTGCTATAAATCATGTTAGCCAAACGCCACAAGGATTCACACTGCTGAACGGATTTATCAGTCATAGAATGACTCAAATTCTTATTATAGAACATAACACTGGATACAGGAACAGCGTTTTCCAGATCGTACATTCCAGCATAGATGATTTGATTAACATCATGCAATCTGCACTCAAAACAAATAGAACGGCACATCTGCATAGCAATTCCATTGCCATTAAGCTGAGTATTAATAATGCGTTTAATTTGAGTTTCCTCGATAGCGGTCAATTCGCCCAGCTTATAAGGATCAACAACCAGAACCAGCAAATCCAGTTCTTTGATGTATTGCGATTTTTCAATATTGATATATTCAATATCAGCCAAATCCATAACGCTGCGCCAGTTCCTTTTAGAACGAATAGGAATCGCCTTTGGTTTCTTATGAAGAGCATGAATATGATATGTAAACATACCGATTTGACAATCAAATTCGGTTTCGCTAAGGGCAGCAACATAGGCGAGTTCCCCATCGGAATAAACAGGCGTAGCAAATTTTCGATTGAATTTTAGAACCCATCCACAGGATCGCTCAATTCCCGTTGTATGAAAAACAGGCTCGTCCGCTTTTTGGATACTAAAGTAGTCATAATCGCTTAACAGGGCAAGGAAAGACAGCAGTTTCCAATCTTCCATTTTGATTCCATTCATAAGCATTTTACAGCCTCCCTAATTTGGTATTGACAGTCGAGATAATATCCTCTATAATTGCTTTGTAATGAGAATTTTATCTAAGTCATACTATAACAGATAACTTTCTCATTGTCAACATAAAATTTAGATAACTATCTCAAAAGGAGTGTGTTTTATGGCTTCCATTTTATACACGAGAATTGAAGAACTCTGTGATGCAAGAGAAATATCCATTACTCGATTAGAAAAGGAATGTGGGTTTTCTAACGCTACTATCAAAAAATGGAAGGATACCAGTATACCCGGCATTGATAAAGTACAGAAGATTGCCAGATATTTTAATGTAACCACAGACTATTTATTGGGAATTACAGACATTCCGACTCCTGCTGATGAATTGCTGGGAGATAATGATATTGTTACTTTACAAAGAGCAAAATCCAAAATGTCACCTGTTGATCGTGAACGAATGATGCAGATGTTAAAAATTGCTTTTGATTACGCATTCCGTGACGATGATCAATAACTGTACGCTTTATTGGACAACTATTATATTATACTGATATTCGAGGTGATATACTGATGATTCGGTACGCTTATATTTGCAACCAGATTTTGCAGATTTATCGTAGCCTTGATGGTTTGTCGTTTCCTCTTGATCCACGCAAACCATTTCAGTTAATGGATAACTGCAAGCTGATGACATATAAGACTTTTTCTGAGATCAACCGCTGCTCACTGCAAGAGGTTTTCTTGCTGTGCGAAAGTCAAAGCGGCTGCACTCATTATGATGTTTCCAAAAACAGATACCTTGTTCTGTTTAATTCCTCCACCGCAAATAACAATGTGCTGGGCAGAATTCGTTGGACTCTGGCACATGAACTCGGTCATGTGGTGCTGAACCATCTGCCTTATATTGCAGAGCCGCTTATTGCAGAACACAATTTCAACAATCTTTCTAATCCAGAACTGGAAGCTGAAGCAGATTACTTTGCGGCAGCTTTCCTTTGCCCTATGCCGCTGTTTGATATGCTGGGCGTGAAATCTGCAAAAGATATTGAAATTACTTTTGGTCTTTCTCACGAGGCTTCTGAATGTCGTTGGAACGACTATGTAAAATGGAAACGCAATCATCGAAAAACCGCTTGGGAGAATGATCTGAAACGATTAGCCAATCAGTGTATTATTAAAAAATTTGACCAGTAGAAATAAAATTAGGATTTATACTAATCATTTTTTGATTGCCTTTTATATGGCTATAATCAATAAAACAAACTGGTTGTGTTTCTCCTTTATGCTCAAACATTAAAGCCAAAAAATCACTTATCAATCTTCCAGAATTACTTCCATCATAATTATATTTTATAATTTCACAAATTTCTTTGATTGTAAGAGGATGTAGAAAATTATAATCAGTTTCATTTGGATTATTGCAGATTATATTATGTGTTTTATTAATATACGGAGCAAGAAAAATAATTCTGCCAAGATTTTTCATAGATCGTGGAGTTGAATTTAAATATGTGCTTCTTAATGCCTCCACATTTACTTTCATCTTATTACAATCTCTTTTTCCTCGATAAAATAAATCATCAGAAAGAAACATCTCGCCAGTAGAAGAAATTTGCAACATATTTAAATCAATTAACTCATGTTTGATCTCGCAACAGCTACGTTTGCTTATGTTCAAAACTGTCGAAAGATTACTTTTTCGCATACAAGTTCTTTCAGTAAGCATAAGTCTATTATTATAATCACAATAACTTGCTAAATACGCAACCTTTGCCATCGTAGCATGAGAAATTGATTGGTATTGTTCCATTTTATCAAGATCAATCATTATATATTTTTGTTTGTATTTATCTCTATAATAAACTGTTTCTTCTTTTTCTTGATACATTTTAATACAAGAAAGTTCATTGGTTGATTCTATATATGTTTGTGTTAGAATTTTCTTTTTCATATACATTCCTCATATTTAAGGATATTCTGGCGGGGAGAGAGGGATTCGAACCCCCGGATGCTTTCACATCATCGGTTTTCAAGACCGACACCATAAGCCACTCGGTCATCTCCCCATAAAGAGCAGTTTCAGTCATGCTCAGGACTATGGAGGGGGAAATTAAATGGATCAAACAGTCATCAACAGATCATTCAGTTCATCGACTGCTTCTTTATGTTCAACCTTTGCATCGTTGTAATACTGCTTCATGCGCTCGGCGTGTTTCTGCGCCGCAACAACAGCCTTTTCAGCTTCCACATACCGCAGTGCAGCTCTCTTGAGCCGCTTTGCGGTAATTTTATTGTTGCACTTCAGAGCCGCCAGACGCTTACCAGTATCCAGAGAGAAAGTGTCATGAGGATCACACTTGGCAACACCCTTAACAGTCTTTCCAGCAAAAGTAGAAACCGCAATTACCTGATTACCACTGTGGTAATACTTATACTTATCAAACGGAAACCGCATCAGTCTTTTCCTCCTTGTTCTTCTTCACGGTAGGCCATACAACAACGGGGACAGTATCAATACCCATCATCTTGTAAACCAGATAAGAGGTATAGCCGTCAAAAAGATTACCGCAATCATCCACATAAATCTCGGTTTCGAACTTCTTGTTCTTACGCCACTCGTCCAGACGCTTATTCAGCTTCTCATTACAGGGGATCGTACTGGCAAAACTGTAAGGAACTCGAATGTCTGCAATGGGAACCTCTCTGCGTTCCAGATTGAGAATAAAACACTGCTTATCTGCATCGGCTCGATTAGTATAGAACTGATTCTCCATCATCTTGCGAACTGTACCCTTTTCATCAACCACAGAATACATGATTACAGGAGGAACACTTTCGCCGCCGATAGTAAACTGCATAGAAACGACCTTGCAAGTAAGGACTTCATACTTCTTCTGACCAGTTGCCTTAACACTGCCACTGCCCTTACACTCAGGGCAAGCATACTCACGCATGGTATTGTTTTCGATGCACTCAATGATCTGCTCTGCTACCTGCTGCATTGCCTTTTCCATCGTGTCGGCATCAAATGTTGCTGCCTTACCAAGACGAATCTTTCCAGTGCCGTTGCAGATCGGGCAAGTAGTCTTTGTGATTTTCTTCAGGACAAATACCTGATCGCCAATTCCGATTTTCGTTTCAATGTTCATTGTGAACGCTCCTTCTTTATACTTGTATTTCTTGTTATGTAGTTTATTGAAATGCCAGAACCTTTAACTGACACTTACATTATACTTGTATTTCTTGTTATTGTCAAGACCTAATTGCGATTTTTCTCAAAAAATTTTCCACCATGCTTCTTTACATCATCATAAGTGGTAGATGTACCGAAAGAATTTTCCACCCACACATCATTGTCTTTGATGAAAATCTTAACAGGGATTACAGAATCTTTGAGAACAATGGTAACGATTTCGCCTTCCATTTTACGCATTTGTGCTTTAGACAAATCTTTTGGTGCGTCCTCGCAGCGAGGGAATGGACAGAGATCACATCCAGTTCCATCACATTCTTCATAGTCCTCACGAGTAACTGCGTAAATGAATGTAACAAACCCTAAAACTACCACTGCCAATTCAATAATCTGTTCCATGTGTTTTCTCCTTTCTGATAGACTTAAAATATTCCGTTGGAGTTTGTTTTGTGATCGTAATACTAATCACATCAGGATTTTTCAACAAGGCAACGACCTGTTCAATGGTATCTTCCTCGCCCTTCATGGTATAAACCGCACTGCCATTGGCAACTTGCATTTTAATTCTCATGATGATCCTCCATTATTTTTGTACCAGCCGCTTAAACTTATTTGAGCTGTTCTTAATATAGCTGCTGATTAGACTGCTCTCCTGTTTCGTTTCTGCATATGCAGTAATCGTAATGGTCTTAGTATTCCAGTCGAGAGTATAACTATCTGATGCGACATTCTTGATATGATGTTCAGCAAGAAAATCACGAAAATCTTTCATGGCTTCCAGATTATCCGACATGACTACATTGACATATAACTGATCCTTGGACAGATATTTGTTAATCGCTACGGTAATCCAGCAACCAACCGCACTGGCAACAGAAACAATGATCAACGACACATTACTTTCAGAGGAAACAATGTTCTTTGTGATGATAAAATAAATCAGATTAGACAAGCCAAGCGCAAGACCAGCAAAGAAAGTCTTATTTCTCTGGATCAAAATGATTTTTGCCGTTCCAAGGGCATTGTCCAATACCTTTGCCAGAAATAAGCCGCCAAAATATACTACACTTAACCAAACCGCTTCCATATGTAACACCATTAGAACAACAGACTAACCGCATAGATTGGAAGCCCGATAACAACAAAGAAAATCAGAGCCAGAACCGCCGCACCAAAAATGCGGTAGAAAAAGTTATCCGAAGGCTGACCGTTCACAGTGATTTTCATCTTGGGAATGAAAATCAACACGATATAAACAAGTACAGTTGCGGCAAGAATATATTTCATCATTTGATTGATCCCTCCATAATTTGATTAATACTTTTTACTCTTTCAAACAACATTGTTGCTTTTTCATTGATCATTCGATTGGCATGAAAATGAGCAAATAACCAATGGTCATATTCCAAAACCTGTTCTACCTTTGACAACCATTCTTCCATAGATTTATCTACCGTAGACTGATCTAAGCCTCGTAAAAATAAATCAGTTGGTTGCCACTGTTCGGGACAAGTATGAGATACTACAAGATCGACTTTTTTGATTTTCTTGATACGATTAAAAATTTCATTGCGTTTCTCAGGAGAAATCTGTTCATCTGTGAACCACTGATAACCGCTGGAAAGTCGATACCATTTATCAACGCTATATGCGCCACCTAAAACCAGCACTTTTCTATTATCCAAATTATAAATTTCTCCATCTTTGGCAAACAGCAAATTCGGATAATTGTCCTCTACATAAAATGTTCCAAACTCATTTGATTTCTCATGATAAGTTTCAATGTTTTCTGGACGCATTTCATGATTTCCATGAATACAAAAATAGGTTCTGCCACTATCTTGCAGCTTTTGCTTATGGACATATTCATTTAAAGTTCTATTGTAATTTATACCCACATCTCCCAACAGAACAATAATTTGATCCGCAGTATGAGGAATCTTTTTATAATCCAGTCTGCGCAACAGGTCATCTATCTGACCATGCACATCGCCAGTAAAATAAATCATTGGACTTCTCCTTTCTCCACTTGGGGAATTAAATACTCAGCACCAGTTCCATTTTGTAATTACCACAATCATGAACTTCTACATCATAATTGCGTAACTGAAAGTCATCATCTGTTGCATCAGGATTATAAGGCATAGTATAACCGACACGAAGCAAATGTCTGAGAACACGGCGAACAGTTGTGTTGCGACTGCATCTCTCTTCAAAAGCAAACTGTCCAGAATCCAAATTCAGCAAAGTACAATAACCAGTTGTACTTCCGCTATACTTATTTTTATTATCACGGAATGAAACAACATAATAGATTGCATCAATGCTATCTCCATTGCCCTTGTTTTTCAGCAAGACAACTGATCCGTTATGTAAATTAAGTTTGCGATTCAGATCAACATATTGCTTTTGACCTCTTACAATAACATTATTCATTGTTTGTATTCCTCCCTAATTCTTTGATGGAATATTCCAAGATGATTTTCCTCCGGGAATTGTGCTGGGAATAACCATAATCCCATGTTCACGCATAATGGATTTCATTCGTTCCAATTCTTTATGCAGACTATTGATTTCACGCTCCTGCTTTTCAACGATCCGCAAGGTCTTTTCACGCATTGTAGCTGCTCGATTTACTTCGTCCTGTTCCAGTTCTTTTCCATCAAGCCACTTATCAACAGAGTGCATAATGCCAAGGATTGTATATTCTTTTTGACTCAATTCTTCTGATGTGTTATGCAATCCATTTTCGGCAATTTGACACTGTTGCTGCCAATATGTTACGAGATTTACACCTTCTCCATCGAACAGTTTTGCTTCTAATTCCTCAATCACATATGCGGCTTCTCGCAAAGCAATATCTTTTGGAGAAATGCCATTACGAGCATTTGCATGGCATCTCGCTACCAGTTCTTCATACATGGGATTCCTCCTTATTAAATACAAAATCGTGTGCTTCCTGCGCTCCATCTATAAAGCTATCCATAGGCTCCAAATCACCGTTTAAATGGTAGTTGGCAACCTCATACCCTTGTCCATAACAGTCAGCAAAATAGTCTTTATAGGCTTTCAGAGCGGCATTCTCTTTACTACATTCTTCCAACTTTGCTTTTGTTTCGAACAATTCAGCCGCCAAAGCAAATGAATTTGCACTTTCACCAGTCAATACCACAGGCTGCATCCTGCGAAGCATAACAATCTCCGCATGATACTCCTGTAATAAATCGGCAATTTGACCAGCTTCATGACTGCTAATTACATCAGTTCCGTATTGTTCGTAATTTCTTAAATGCTGTAATATTGCCTCATACATAATTCAAGCCTCAATCTTTCAGCATAACAATGTCATGAATGTAGTTCATATTCTGTGTAAAAGTAGGGATTTCCTGATCCACAATCCACTTCTTACGCATTACGGTTTTGTTCGGCTCGTTCTTGCATTCAACTTCCATCATCTGCTTACGACAGCAAGTGCCACGCTTACAAGGAATCGCATAATCATTCCAGTTAATACCCTTTTCCACAAACAACATATCCTGAATCTGATCACAAGACTTATTCATGAGCTGCTTATGAGAAAAGTTCGCCTGTCCTGCGGACTGAATGCTGTTACGAACTGCGTCCTGCTGCCGCCATACAAAGTAGTTGACAACATCTTCCTTGGGAATATTGAACACACGAGAATCGAACATTGCTTTATCACAACGAGAAAAATAAGTATTTGCTTGTTTCATCAGATTTGGATCAATTTTCTGATTTGTACCACCGTCAGCAAAATCAGGCAAATTGTCATAACCCCATTCATCCGTATTATTACGGAAGAACTTATTAAAAGCCAGTGTTGCCATGCTTGCGGAAATACTGCACATCTTCTGAACTGTGTTATCAAACCAAGCATCACTTGTGAGTGTTTGGTAGTCGATCAGGAGCAGGGAAATTTCATCCGACTGCGTATAACCAAGTACACATCCCTGAATATTCTCGCAAAGATACTTCATGGTATCCTGCATGGTTTTCATCAAAATCTGATCAAAGGGTTTCTGAAAGCCTCTGGTAAAGGTATGGAATGCTTTGCCATCAATGCGAATGATTACAGGCATACGGCGCACAAGATGCGCTCTGGTCACATTCTCATAGGTTTTCATACGATCTCCAAGATTATCTCGGTTACTCATTTTTATTTCCTCCAATTAATTCATTCAAGGTTGTCCGATAGCAGAGCATATTCGGACGATATTTGGGGTTGTCAAAGATTATTGTATCGTCATTGGTATATGCTTTTAGAATAGCGGCTGCGATACCAGAAGATCGAGAAATGCCAGCATCACAATGCACAATCACATTTGTATTCGGAAATTTATCCAACAGACGCTTGATCAAATAAGCATCATCCTCATTGAACAAATCCTTTTCTTTTGTATCTCGTCCGTACACATCTTTGCCAATTCTATCTGCATCACAAAAGAACAGGCGTTGAATTGCGATGACTTTATTTTCTTCAGTACAAAACGGCTCGTCAAAATATGTGATATACGGATCAGACACAGAAATCATAATTGTCTTTTGTTCATGTGACTGTCTGCAATATTTTACTGCTGTATCACGGGACATAACTGTTACTTCCATGTTAATCATCCTTCCATAATCGCAGTACAAGACGGACAAGCAGAATATTTTCTACGAAATCCTCTCGCTCCACAACCAGAACATTTATAATACATTTCTGGCATTAAGTGTTCACCATCTAAATAGGAAATCCATTTTGCTCTTTTAACTGGCGCAACATCTTCCAGAGGCATTTCATTAATTTTATCCATAACAGAGTACAACTGAGGAATACCAGCATCAGTTCCATAGTCTTGCATCTGGATACCACGAATGTAATTCTGAATAATAAGAAGAACTTCAGATTTTAAAACATATCCATCTTTATTCTTTTTATCCATCAGTTTCAGCCCTTTCTACAATAATTCCGCAGTCAATTAACATATTGATTTTCTCTAAGAACATCTCCTGAACTCTCATATCATTCTCGCAATCAATGTCTTTTTCATTAAAGAATTGATTGAAGTCGTAGCTGCACATTCCACCGTAGGATGTGAAATAGAAACGGAACTTTCCAGCGTAGGCTTTTGCATCCTCGTCATAAATGCCGATCCAGAAACTATCATCTGTTCCGAACTGACGATCTTTATCTGTGCCAGCACTGCCAGAGATACACCAAGCCTGAATAACATTGTTTCTCCAAAAGAACGGCAAACCAACATGAGTTCGGTCTGCGACCTTATATTTCTTGAGCTGCTTGATGGTCAAGTTGTATTTGTTTTTGACCAAAGGCTTTCGCATTTTATAAGACATATCTTCACTCCTGTTTATATCGCACAATACGCACACGAAGATTGTATCTATGCGCAAGATCAATCATACTGGCTGTTCCACGGCTTTTCCCATCCCAAAAAGCAACAAGTGCATCTGCGTTCTCTGCCATTTCCTGATTACGGATATAGCCAGCAGATTTACCGAAAGTTTCCCAATCGGCTTGGAAATAATTAATTCTGTACCCTCGTTGCTTTCCGTATTGTTCGCCAAGCGTATCTGCGCCTCGTGCCATACCGCACACAATCACAATTTCATCGGTAATGTTAGATAAAAGTCTATCCATTGCTCTTTCCAACTGTGCATAGTTGTTATAATCTCTTCCACCAGCAATAATTACTCTTAACATATCATTACCTCCGATTATTCTTGTATTTATTGTTATTAACTCAAAATAAAAGGCTGCGGCTTACGATATGAAGGACACTTTCGTTCTTCCAATGGCGGCAGGATGTTCTTTTTCAATCTGGATGCACCGCATTTTGGACAAAAGAGAAACTGTTGATGTTCTGGAAAACGGAAACTACCACCAGCCATTACAATACTTGCTCCATAACGATCTACAACACAAGAGGCTGTTCCAAAATCGAACTTCTCACAAAAGTCACACATGAGCTGCCTCCGTTTTAGGATCATAGTCGATTCCAAACTGCTTCAGCATTACAATCATCACACGCATAAAGATTTCTCCGTGATGTTCATCCCAATTTTCCTGCAAATCCTTATACAACGGTGTAATTTTCAAGTCCCAAACCAAGATGCTGGGAAACATATACTGCTCTGCCTCTTCTTTCAGTCTGTCAAAGCGTTCCCAAACCTTTTCACAATCTTGCATCGTTACCATGACATTTCCTCCGATCACAGCCGTCTATTGTTTTTGGCTTGCCACTCTGCCCAACATTCATTGAAACGATTTGGACTATCATCCTTACTTTTGAGATAACGACCATACTTTCGCTTAAGAGGCTTCATTTCATCCTGATACACATCAGAATTGACATAGTTCCAAATGTCCATATAGATGCAGTCAAATTTCTGTCCCTTTTCAGGTTTCCACTCAAACACATCAGCACAGATAATTTTTACCTTGTCATTGAACGGAAGCTGTGCCGTGATCATGTCAATGACTTCCTGATGCTTTTCCAAAACCGTGATAGACTTTACTTTTTCATCGTCCTGAATTGCCATGATGATCATTCCGATACCAAGACCACCAATCAGTACATCGCCATAAGCATTGGCACAAAAACTACTATTAGTTCGCTTCTCCATATATGTATCACTCATAACGACCTCTCCACGGTGCATGAGTCTTACATAATTGCCGGGATTCACACCACTTAGAATGGCTCGAATATCTCCGTTTCTGACTTCAAAATGTTCCAACTTAAAATCTCCGTTTTCCGTGGGAGATAAAAGCTGCGGCATATCTTTATACATATACTCAATTCCTTTCTAATGAATTTACTTGTCTACACTTATGACCGTAAAAGTATTATGCTGACCAATTGACCAAATCATATTCTTTTTCAGAAACATAGAAACTGGTTCAAAACTACATAGTTCATTATTAAATCCTTGTTCCAAAGTTGGAATTGACCACGAAAATGTCCCATCGCTTGTACTCCAACCTTTTGTTGCGATCTTTTCAATCAACGGATAACAAGATATATTCAATTCCTGTTTTATTCGAATTGCAATCATTATTGCATTTGTTGTTATTTTGTATTTCTTTGATCCATGTTTTACAAAATTCCAAAACTGCTCCGAACATTTACAAAATCGTTTTTGCTCGTCATCTGTTAATTCATAATAGTAATTCGTAAGCATTTCTTTATGCTTATCAGAACGAACAACGGTATCCGAACACAATTTTCTCGTGTAAAGGTCTAAATCATAATAATCAGCCATTACTTTCCCTTTCTTGCTTGCGTTGCTTCTTCCAATGTTAAAAACCATGTCTTTCCAAAAGAAGAAAGAGATGCTTTATAATAATAACTTTGATTGCCAAGCCAGTCTTTTGGTTGAATAATTGGATATAGTCTAACATAACTTCTACGCAAAGTTATATGATAGCCTTGAACAGAGCATAAACAAGGAACAGAACTGTCAGCGGGATTAAGATATACATGACTTCCAACAGGGCAAGGAATCCTAATTATTGTTCCTTTTGCTTCTGCATTTTTAAATTGTTGTAGTTCTTCTAACCAATCAGCCAATTTATCATGCTGATAGGCACAATCTCGATTTTCACTCGAACATCCTTCTGCTACTTGTCGAGCATGAACAATTGCCTCTTGTAAATCCATTGTTTTCTCCTTTACGGCTTTTCTGCACATTCAGGGCAAAGTGTTTTTCCGTTTTTACATTTCCAGCCTGAAGCATATGCCAGTCTGGAAAGACGCTGCTTATTGGTTTCCATTCCCATGCCGCCTTCATCGTTCCGATTCATTTTTCGGTCATTTGCATTGAAATCGGTACTCCAACTACGAGAACAGTAATCACAGGTAATGTCGTAATATGTATCAATCCGAATTTTCATTGATTTTCCTCATTTCAATCATACCTTGCACTACCATGTTATTATATCTGGCAAGCAAGATTTTAATGACTTCTTTACAATCATCAATGTTTGCTGTATCTAAAACACAGTCAATATCAAAATTGCTTTTGGATTTTAACAAGAGTTTTACGACATTATCATAGTTGATGTTACCCATAACTCAGTTGCCCTCCATATTTGCCTCAAACTCGTCAATAGCATTAACGATCTCGGCAAGAGAGTCACGAACCTCTGCGATTGCTCCATCCTCGTAATCTTTTACTGCCTGATTCAATGCCTTGATAATAGCTGCGTCATCCAGTTCGTTGTTTTTCCAGAATTTCATTTCCATATCAATTCTCCTTATCGAATGCTCTGCCACAATTCGGACAATTCTTCACAGTAAATCTCATTGTTGCACCATCAATCATTACATCAACATTGCCCTTACTATCAATAAAGGCATTAGTATCTCCATTTTGATAGAATAATGCTTCGTCCCCGTTACAGCAGTTGCATCCATCATTCTCGTGAATAATCTGATCCAGCTTATCACATAAATTCTGCAAATGTTCTACGGATTTTTCTCCACCATTCACCAAATCTTCCATCATTGGATTTTCTACCAATTCAAGATCATCTCTGGAAACACGAGAGATATAGGCAGACTGTCCGCATCTTGGACATTTTTCCGTTTCAATGGTAAAACCATGACCTCGAACAACACTTACAATACGACAGATTGTTTCAGGAGAAATTGCTGCTCCACCGCCATTTCTAATTTTCCGAACAGGACGGCAAAATTTATTTCGTAGTTCATCACCAGAATACTTTTTAGGAATCATCTTAATTCTCCCTCATTTCTTTCAATCCAATCGCAAAGTTCATCTGTTACATCATTGCCATAATTGAGTTCTTCTAAAGAAATTCCATTTCCGCACCTTAATTTTTCAATATCAAACCCATATTTATCAAACCAATCATCCAATTCTTTGCTGAGTTCATTTGCGGTAGCTTGAATCCTTGCTAAACGGTGCATTTTTTGTTTAATATGATTTGGAATTTTCATCGAGAAGTTCCCTCGCTTTCGTCAGAAGTTTTTCCTTGTCGTTTTCCATTTTATCATCCATGACCAATTCAAGCAAGGCGTTCAGAGCGTTGCCAATGGATTTATCCTGCGGAAAACCAAGCTGCATCAAATCATTGCCATTGACTGCTAAATCCTTCAGAGAAAAACAATCTTGATCCTGTTTGATTTCCTGCATCATGCGGTAAAACTGGCTGACTCTTGTAACCTGTTCTCCACGCTGACCAATATCAATACGCTGTGCTGATTTATCCGCTGCCTGAAGGAAAATGAGATTCATAAATTGGATTTCTCCAAATTTATTCAAGCATCGGCGCACGATATTCTTCTTTACCTCAAGCACACGATCATGGGATGCTACGAGCTGCACCACATCAGCAATCAATTTAGATTCCAGACGGAGATTACGAAGTGATTGTTCCGCAATCTCTGCACTCTTGGCGGCATGACCGTAGAAATGTCCAATTCCGTTTTCATCCTCGGAATAGCAGAACGGTTTTCCAAGATCGTGATACAAACAAGCAATTTTCACAATGGTATCTCCATGACAATTACGAATCGCTTCCACTGTATGCTCCCACACATCATAGCAGTGATGGGGATTATTCTGGACAAATCCAATGCTGGGTGTAATCTCAGGAATGATAACCTCAAAGATTTCTGTGAAATTTTCCAGCAACCAATCGCAACGACCAGACATGATTTGCAGAAACTCGTTTCCAATGCGCTCGGCGGCAATATCAAGCAAAAGATTCCTCTTTGCAAGCATTGCATTAGCAGTTTTCCGCTCGATGCCGAAATGATAACGAGCAGAAAAGCGCATTGCTCTGAGAATACGGAGTGCATCTTCCTCAAACCGCTGTTCAGGATCACCGACACAAACAATTTTCCGATTCAGCAAGTCATACTGACCATCAAAATAGTCAATGATTTCTCCGTTGATGTTCGCTGCCATCGCATTCATCGTAAAGTCACGGCGGCTCAAATCCTCTTTCAAATCGCTAACAAATTCAACTTGGTCTGGATGACGATGATCAGAGTAATCACCATCTTTCCGATAAGTTGTGATCTCATATGGATTTTCCAGCAGAACGGTCAATGTTCCATGCTTGAGTCCAGTATCCAGCACACGAAAATCAGAGAACACTTCTTTCATCTGGTCTGGCAGAGCATTGGTACAAATATCCCAATCGTGCGGTGTTCTTCCAATCAAGCTGTCACGAACACAACCGCCGACCACAAACGCCTCATATCCTGCATCCATCAGCATTTTCATCAGACGCTTCGGTTCCTCTGGAATCTGCATCAGACGATGACTTGTGTTAAGCTGCCATCCATTTTCAGGTGCTTTCAGCCACCATTTTTCCATACTCATTCACCTACTATCACATACAGGCGTTTCTTGCCCCATTTTACCCAAAGACAATCAGGATTTTCCAAAGAGATATTCAGGTCTGGACGATTCTTCCGAACCTCGCTGGTAGACTGAACCACACCAGCTTCTTTCATGACGGCTGGAAGGTATCTGGTTTCCGTAAACAAAGTCTGCGGCTGTTCATTATTTTTCCAGTCCAAATCATCCAGAGCCAATAGGATTTTCGGATCAACCAAAGGTTTTCCGATGACTACATTTAAGAACATGATTTATTCCTCATTTATTCCATACGCCAACATAATCAGGTTTCCAAATCTGCGTTGCTCGATGATAATAATCTCTCCAATGATCGTTTTCAAACATATGCGGTGTAATCGTACATTCATTAACAAATACAACAAATTCCTCGATCCGCTTATAATCAGGCTTTTCCGGGAGAGAGGTATTTGCTTTTGCGTAATCCATACGCTTTTCAAACTCGTCTACCATCTGGTAAAATTCCGTTCTGAATGTTCCGTCCTCATTCTGGAAATCGCCATTGCGAATGGACATAAGCAGAGGAATATCATGCTCACGGAAAGTATTGATCTCCTGCTTTTCCAGAATATCCAGACACATCAGATACAAACGAATCAGGTGCATAGCGTGCTTGTTCAGGTGCGCATCATCCTTCTTCTTATTACGCTGTGTGATTTTTCCATACTCCTTGACAATAGTATTCAGATCGCTCCAAATATTCTTATAGTCACGGAGAGGATAGTGCGTCAGATTTACATCCAAGAAGATCTCCGTATCCAAATCCTCACGCTGAGATTCATCCACATATAGATGAATTGCGCCGTTCTCAAACTCCTGATACCTATCATTGAAAGAAGTCATAGAGGACTTGCAAGAGGAAAGAATCTGCTTTTCTTTTTCCGACTGGTCATAGCGGTCACGAGCCAGAGCTGCTTGCAGACGGCGAAGCTGCTGAGTGGCATAACCGCCGAAGGCATGAACGGCTTTCTGAGAGAGGAACATATCTCGCTGTTCCACCATCATTCTTCCAATGTCGTTAAAGAACACATACTGTTCAGGCTTACAGCCCAGCAACTCAATCGTATTAGGATTACAGTCCGACAGCAGATGGATCAACTTATTAAAGCTGTAAATGGTGGTGTCTGTTGCGTTATCAATTACCTGTTCGAAATTGGTTCTTCCAAGAATATCGGTTCTGGAATTAAGCGCACAACCACGAACATCAATATCAGAATCAGGCGTGTTCGTACCGTATGCGTGACTTCCACCAAATGTTGCAAAAATCATCGACCCCCCAAGGTGAGGGTTTGTCTTGATAAAATCGTACTCAGGACGATTCAAAACCTCTCTAATATCCATATCAATCTTCCTCCCAAGAATGTTTCTTGCGGTACACTGTCTGCTGCTCCGCAACATATCCTTCTTCCACATCATAGTGCATGGAAAGTTCCAGCATATCCTCGACTTTATTTTTAATTTCCTGATCCGTCATGGAATCTTCCACGAAAAATTCAAAATCATAACTGCCAAGTGGTCTGGTGCTGATATATCCTTTTACTCGTTTCATTTTATTACCTCTGTTTCTGAAAGCGTTCTTCCATCTTGCGGCTCATAAACTCTCTTGCCTCTGGAATGGTCATTACCTGACAAGGAACATAACCGTCCTGTCCGAAGGGAACACCAATGGTCACTTTTCCATCGTAGAACAGGCTTCTAATCTCCTGTGGTATTTCCTCGTAAATTGAAGGTCTGTAATAGTTCCCGCTGCTGTTACGATGGACAATGTATTTTTCCACATCAGACAGCTTCAGGTACAAATCTGCATACTTGCCGCTCTCCGTAGGAACGATCTTACAATCAAAGCCGTCCAGTTTGCTTTTTTCTAAAGCCTGATCCGTAATGGGCAGTTCAAAAGTCAGTGAATAAGGGAAATATCCTTCTTCCAGTAAAGCCAGCTTTTCCAGTGCCTCTTGCCAATGAAAATCCTTGCCGCTGGCAAGCTGCTCTGTACCAAACAGAGTAAACATATCTTCCTGCCACTTGCGACTTTTGGCAAAAAACTCACGGCGCATGGTTTCCTGATCATTCATCATGGATTTTGCTTTTATAGCTGCGGTTTTCCGCTCTGCACTTTCACTGCCAAGCGTAAAGGCAAGAAACAAGGCTTCAAAGATCATAAGGAACGCTCCTTTATTTCGTCATATCTTCCACTTCAAAGATTTCTCCAACATGAACAGTCAGAACATTGTTGTAATCCAAGAATGTTGCCAGCTTTTCCATCAGTTTGTTTCGATCCTCAGCATAGACAAGAAAGCCACGACTGCTACCACCAGTATAGTAAACCACAACAGAATATACGCTCATGTTTTCCACTTCTTTAAAAACGCTTACATACTCCATTTTGTTTTCTCCTTTTCCATTGTACTTGTATTTATGGTTATTGTCAAGCATTATTTTCGCATTCTTCCAATTCATCAGGAAATGCGTCTAATTCCTTACCGCTATCCAGCTTGATTTCCCACATGGTTCCAATATCTTCATAATCATATTCGTCCTCAGACTTGCGCTTTTTTACCGTACACTTTTCGCCGTCATGAGTTTTCCACTCAGAGTCCATACCATGCGTATTGAAAACACAAATCTTGCCTTCCAGATTTCTTTCATCTCTAACCATAATTCCTTCCTCCATTTACACGGTTTTTTCAACATGAGAATTTACATAATCTCTCGCTTCCACCAGAGAACAGTTATAACGGCTGCGGTACAGCATGACAGCCAAAACAGGACGAGATTTTGCCAGTTCTTCCACTTGCATATCGTACTCACGAACAACTTTCATGATCGTTTTTCCAAGCAGAGAATACAGCCACTTTAAAAATTCAGTTTCGTTCTTATGACGATAGTATCCATGCTGGATATAAAACGCTTCTTCCAGTTCACGCTTCTGAATGTAACGACCATCTTTCATCTGGTAATACAGGTTTTCCATATTAGCTTTCCTTTCTGGCTTTCATGATCTGCCGCTGATTCCAGTATTCATGCTGTTCATTTTTCTGAAGATGATGGCACTGCTTGCCAAGACAGCCCTTCTTTTTCATTTCCTTTACGGTCAAGCTGCCGTTATGTAATGCGCAATAAGCCACTGGATTCTTTGGCTTACCGCCGTAAATTGTCTTTTCCAAATCACTTTTCCCTCCATATTTTTGCATCTGATTGCATTTTTCCGTCCTAAACGGAGATTTTGTGCAATCCTCCACACAAAGTTCTGTTTTGCGGAGATTTCCTTAAAGTGTATAAGCAATTCCCTGTGCATCCAGTTCCTTGCGCAGATTTTCCAAATTAACTACTCGGATCGGGCAAATATCAATCTTATGTACGGCTGCTCCATTGGTTTCCTGATAATCAAACAGGGCAATGGTCTGCGTATTCTCATTGATACCGATTTCAGGCTCTTCCAGCCCACGATAAGTTCTTGCAAGGTTGACAATTTCATTGATCCAGTTCATATGATCCTCCATTACAGTTCTACACAAGCAATCGTTGCGTCATTGTCGGCAAAATACTCATTGATATATTTCACCATCAGCTTTTCCATATGTTCAGCCTTCGTTACATGGTCTGCCTGTTCATAATCCCATTCCAGATTATAAACTTTCAAATCACCGCCGCCCCAATAACCAATTGCAAGGCAATTCGGGAGATAGCCATCAAAAAGCTGCATCAGCTTAATTCCAAACCAACCTGTCGGCTCGTAACCGCTGGCGATGCTCTCTGCGTCATCAAAAGTAAAGTCATAGGTTTTCTTTTTTCCATAGGTCAATCTATGAGCAAGTTCCTCAGCCGTGAGAAACACATATTTCTTGTTTCGTTTCATGCGATTTTCTCCATTCCAATTTTTCCGTTGTGATAATCGTAAATGTAAAGCCAGTCTACCAGATAACCATGATCATAGAACGGTTTATCCAATGCCACTTTGTAACAGTCTACCAGTCCAACAGAATTTCTTTTTTCTGTGATTACACCTGTTCTGTTTGCATAAACTTTGTTCGCTTCCTCTGTACGGCTTTCCGTCCACAAAGTTCTGACATGATCTCCAATATTAAACATGGTCTGTTCCTCCATCAGCGAAGATTATTGAAATAATCCAGCAAATGTTTTACATCGTCCCTCTGGTCAACTGTGTACTGTCTGTTTGCTCTGATTGGCATTACCACACCATAGCAGTCAGCGCAAATCATGATAATGGGATCGGAATAAGATTTTCCACCAGTGATAAATGTGGGATCAAAAATCTCTGCATAAGCTGCGTCTGCCAGCTTGACGGAATATTCCTGATTTCGATCTCGGAACATAGTCAGCGTCTTTTTCTTTCCAGCGGAAGAGTCCCAATAAGGGAATTGGATACCTGTTGCGCTGTATGTAAACATATCTTCTGGCTTGTACTTTCGCATGATCTGTTCCATCTGCTGTTTCAATCCAGCTTTTTCCGTCAGTTCAATTCCACGCTTTGCCATATCAGCCAGAACGGTCAAATCATCGGTCTGGATTCCAACATATCCACGCTTGTCGCAGAGATAAATGGTTTCTCCATCCTGCTCATAGCAGATTTCCTTATGGGATACCTTCAGCAATTTTCCAAGGTCAAACGCTCTCTTTGCCATGATTTATTCCTCCAATTCAAAACTATAATGACAAAATCCTGTTACATCTGAAATATAATCGGAGATTTCGTCCTCGTCATCCATTCCATCAGGAATATCAATTTCTGTGGGAAGTTCCTTTAACAATTCCTGATCTCCGTCCGTATCCCACTGGATATTAACTGCTTTCATTTTTCCGTCCTCCGTAATGTTCATATTTATTGACATTATCAAACTGTCCGCTTGACTGTTCCGTATGGTCAAAAGTTATGCGCCCAAATCCTTTTCACTCTGATCAATCAGTTCTTGTGTAAAGCCGTTTGCATATTCATGATTTTTCCGCACTCTGGTCAACTGGAACATGGTACATATACGCTCCATCAAAGACGGATCATGTGTCGGATACTCATAAAATAGCTGCCGCAATTCATAACCAGCATTATCCGCTCCACTCATAAAGTCATACAAGGCTTCCAAAAGAATGCTTTTCATTTGATTATCAGTGTAATTTTTCCAAGGATATTCACATTCTTTACCAAGATAGATTTTTACAAAATCAATCAGGCTTTCTCCTTCGTCTGCATATTTGCAATGCCCTTTACAAGCCATAATGATATTACAAGTTCTCTGTTCCATTACGCCGCCTCCGCATTGACTTTTGCAAGCAGTTCATTCATGCAATCGAAAAACTTCTGAGAACACTGTGCGCCCTTTGCCTTGTAATACTGAAGGTTTTCGCATTTTCCGTTCTCAATCTTTGCACTTACCAGCTTTTCATTGATCCAGCCTTGTGTTCTAATAGGAACATTTACACCATACTTCCGCATGAGATAATTGACGATAGAATAGCTGCTGTGTTCATATCTGCTCTCATAGAAAGTAACAGTATCATTATCCAGCTTGCCGCCGTTTCTCAGGATTTCCATTGCCTTGTTTACGGTCTGTTCCGCTTCCGTATTCTGTGCCGCAATAAACGCCTGATCCTCTGCTTCACGCTTCGCCGCCTGTTCCATACGCTTCTTATGCTGATTTTCCGCAAATACCTTTCTGGATTCCCACATCTGGTTTTCCAGTTCAGGCGCAATGTACTTGATAAATTCGATTTCGGTAAATCTGAAATGATCCTGCTTTTCCAGTCTGGTTTTGATAGCTGCCATGTAGTTTTCCAGACTGTCCATGCCCTTGCGTCTGATCTGCTCCATAACTTCATCAACGGAATAATCCGTTCTGACGCTGCCGATCCAAATACCAACAGCGATTCCATCATAGCAAGCGTACACATCACAATGATCATTGTATTCTTCTTTAATGGTTTCTCCACGGTAAATGCTACCTGTGATAAACTGCATAGACTTGTTCTTATAAAGGGCTTTGGTCTGGTCTGCGTTATAAGTAACGACTCTGAAAGTTTCAAAAGGCGTAGTCAGATTTTCCATTCTCATATTCTCAAACATCGTTTTATCCTCCCTTATTTCTCCGTCACGATCATTTCATAACCAAGTTTTCCAAGCAGTTCTCTTACATAGTCAATGCCTTCATCCAATCTGGAAAACCATACAGAATCATTGCAAACTTCCACGCAAATCCATTTTCCAATGTCGGCATTATCAATACCATAGTCATCCGCTGGATAGGCTTTCTTTAGCAGTTCGATTTCCTCTGCATTTTTCGGTCTGAACCAGAAATAATCGTTATATTCCATGTGTTCACATCCGTCAAAGTTCGGCTTGCCTTTTGTTTCTTCGCACTGTTCGATCTGGCTCAGGTTTTCTTTATTTTTCCGTTCCTCATATGCAATACAATCGCTGCGACTGGAAAACTCCGTTCCGTCAAATGCAATGTACTTTGCCACTTTCTTTTCTACCAGTTCCACTTTTTCAACCATTTTCATCTTAATTTTCCGTCCTTTTCTTCGGTTTTACCGATTTATTTTTATGCTGGATAAGCTGCGATAACTCGATCATTCGGAATGTCATCAAAGTAAAAGTGATTTTTCTTGATCCTGCTTTCTCGAATGGTTTTCATGTGCTTCGGATAGTTCGCAGTATTCCAGTTTCCTTTAATGTACTGCTGAATGTAATTGATCAACGCTTGTTCAGGCTCAACGCTATATTCTGCAAGTTTACTGATTTTTCCGTTGCTGTCACACTCATAAATACTTGTATTCATTGTTATTATCCTTTCTTAACTGTTCAGACACCAAACAACACAATTTTCAAAAGAGATATGAGAATAAAGCGTATCACTATCTTCTCCATCCTCAGTTTTCCATACCGTGTAACCGTCATCATAATTTCCAGCGATAGAATATTCTCCGATATGGCAAACGCCGCAATCATACCAAATTTCCATTATTGGCTCTCCTTTCTTTTAGTCAATCCGTTCTCCGTTCATTTCAAAAACATCAATATCCAGTTCATTGGGATTGCTCTTGTAATAAGTATCATTCTGAATGATCCATTCCCTTGCTGCTTCTGCCTTTTTCTTTGACGAAAAGACTCCGACAACATAACGATCCCCAATACATCCACCATTCAAAACATATGCTTTCTGTCCGATTTTCCGCTTCATCTTGACCGCTCCTTATACCATTTTACATTTTCCAGTTCTGCGCCGTTTAGGATCAATTCACTGCTCTCTGTCAGCTTGAAAATTGCCTGTGTATCTGTTGCCCTGACGCATTCAACCAGTTTTCCATGATACCAAATCTTTCTGCCGACAAATCTGTGCTTTTTCCGTTTCTCATTCTCCTGATCCCAATAGCCTTCAGGTGTATGATGAAAAGAAGGATTTTCCATGTACTGCATTGTTACGCTCCAATCATCTGATACAGCTTTTCCATTCCCTGCAAAACCTTGTCGCAATCATCCTTGCAACGATCATGGCACTTTACAAGCTGCTCCATGTCCAAATCTTCCAGAATGTCCATATAAGCGTGATACTTGCCCATGCTGTGTGACGCATTAATAAAGTGCGTAGTATCTGCCTTGCGGTTTTCTCCAACGGCTTCAATCTCTTTTACTGCCGTTCCGATACTCTCCATTGCTTTCGTGACCAAAATTCCAGTAAGCGCATTCTTCATTGTTATGCTCTCCTTCCGCTGAATACCGTTTGTTCTCTGCACCAGTTTTCCGCTGCTGTCTGTGTCTTAAAGCCTTCAAGCAAATGTCCATCTGGCGATACTGCGTAAAACTCTCTGCATACTGGATACCAGTAAATGAGAATGTTATTGATCTGCTTTACCTTGTGTCGTGACATAGTTCTGTTAATCTTCATCATCTGTTCCCTCTTCATTTCCAAAACCAATCTGCCAATCAAAATCAGATTTTCCGTCCGTGGTTCTGACGATCAAATCATCATTTTTATCAATCCATGCAGAAACAATTCTTTCGTTTCCATTTGCCACTGATACGCACAAATCTCGCATATCACAAATAATTCTTTCTATGTCTGTTGCTTTTCTCATTTTCCGTTACCGTCCGTTTCTGGCTTTCTCAGCCTTTAATCATCAGAATTATGTTATTGTTCGTGATCCGCTTATGCGCCTTTTCATACTCAGGCATTCCAAAAATCGCTGCCGCAATCATATAAAGCTGAGTCAAGGTCAAATAAATGGTCTGGTCTACACGATCCGCAAAGTCAAGCGGTTTTCCATATGCCATTGTGTTTAGCTGCTCACTGGTCATAATTCCAGCTTCCTTAATGTCTTTCTGTGTGCGTCTGTAACGCTCCACCATTTTTTCATTGATCATGTCATATTCCTTTTGCGTGACTGTGATCCTCTGTCTGTAATAAGTTCCCTTTGTGGGATGCCAATCGCCAATATAAGCAATTTTCATTTTTCCAATCCTTTCTTTAACATTCCACGCACAAGCTGCCGTTTCGGATATACATATGATCCACATAGCGGAATTTTACAGCATGGACTCTGTTTACTTCCTGCATGACTTGCTTCCAAGTACACTTGCCACGATCAATATAGATTTTCCACAATGCACCGCCGCCGACAAACTCATATTCTTTAATTGCTACATGAGGCATACAGCACATATCCAAGCAAGTTTTCAGACGGTTTACATGGTTTTGATCTCTGTATTTAATCAACATCAATCTGCGTTTTTCCATTACTCCCACTCCTTAAATAATGCCGTTTTCTCTAAACTCTTCCGTCAAGCCGTATCTCTTGCCCAGCTTTGCAAAACAATCTCCCCAAGCTGCCAATTCTCCGTAGCTGTAATTATGGTTTTCAAAATCCGCTTGCCATTCAATAGCTTTCTGTCTGGCTGCGTTTTTCCGTTTCTGGTATCCGTTCATGTTCGTTTCTCCTTTAGTGCGCTCTGTTATAGTAGATTTCCATTCCATACTGTGACGGCTTCGCCTTTTGCCATACACAATAGATATAACTGCCACAACGGACTAACAGTGCGTCTTTTCCGTAATACTTTTCTTTCATGCCCTTGACTGATCCGCTGGCTGAAAAGTTCGGGAATGCGTCAATGTGTAGCCGTCTGCCTTCTGCCACTGGCAAATATCTGACTCTCATTTTTCCACACTCCTTTACTGCCATTTTCCAAAAACTATGGTATTGTCCGGGCTTTTTCTGTTGTATCTCCAAAAAGTACACTCCAAGCCGACTTCCTGATCCGTTACCTTCATACAGTCAAATGCTTTTTGAAAACCGTTTGCAATGCGGCTTGCCTTGCGCTTGATCTCTGCAATGGTTTTTCCGCTTATGGTTTTTCCGTAAAGCTGCGCCGTCAACATGATTTACACCGCCTTTACATCATGTAATAAATACATCTTCCATCGTCAAGCTGATAATAGGCTTCACCGTCCAACAAATCTTCGCCAAACTTTTCATAATTAAAGTATTTTTCCGACACACAATCATCTTTCTTGATATCTCCAAGACTAAAAGCTTCTTCATATCCCAAATCGAAAACATCATCAAACACCGATCCAATAATGCTTCTATCCTGATATTCCAGCGGATAATTATTAAAAGCTGCATCAACCTGTTCTTCCGTCATGTCGTGTTCATCCATGACAATCTGCTTTTCCTCTGCAATAATCCGCTGATAGAATGCTTCGTTTTCCTCTCCATTCAGCTTGTTATAAACAAACTGGATTTTCTGGCACATTTCCAAGCCGATCAAATAACGATCATCGTCTTTCTTAATGCCGTATCCCAATTTTCCGATTTCCTGATCAAACTGGATCAATGCGCTATATTCGGCTTCCGTCAAAACCGTTTCAATTTCGTCATACGCTGCCCAATCAGAATTACAATAACAACTTCCATGCAAAACTGGTCTACCAAAATTGGGATTATTTTCAATATATGCGCAACAATCACGATCTTCGCTATTCTTGGTACGATACAAAAATACCTTTTTCATTCTTAACGCTCCTTTTCCCTCTGTTCCGTTTTTCCAAAACCTCTTGAAGTCTAACTTTCTTGTTTTTCCGTTTATCTGTTTCGCCTTTTTTGATCCTTGTGGATTTTCCAGCTTCTAAAAGCCGTTTGTCCATGTCGTATTTATAGGCGTTTTCTCTCATGGTCTGTGAATAGGATTTTTCCGTTGTCTTTGTTCGGCTGCACAATCCAAACTCCGCTTTATATTCCTCTATGGTCATGTTGTGGCTTTCTCTAATATGGCTTCCAAGTCTGTTATAGGATCGTCCGCAAATGTGACAAATCACTTTGCCGCTTTCGTCATGCTCCACTTTTCCAGCTTCGGGCAATGGGTAAACCTTGCCGCCGCTCTTGAAATACTTGTAACAGCCCTGACACAATCCGTTATAGCTGCGCTGTGTGATTTTTCCGCATTTCGGGCAAATCATTTCTTTTCACTCCCTTTTATTCCTCTTCGCTGTTGTAGTCTGATACTTTTACAAAGTACCTTCCAGCATAGAAAAATGATTTCTTGTGATCCGATTCCATGCAAATCTCAATGCAAGGAACGCCGCAAATGTAGTAAATCATGGTCAATTCTCCGCAAGCATTTTCTTGATCTGCTTTTTATACAGCTTTTCCGCTTCGGTTCTGTCTGTCTTAAACTCTGTTACAAGCTGCTTGTCTTTCTGTTCATGCTCAATAATGAAGATTTCTCCAAGCTGACTTTTGATCTCATACATGAACACTTTCAAACCGTCAATGCTGCTTTCCGCAATCAGATTCATTTCACAATCAATTTTCCGCTTTTCCATTTTTAAAATCTCCTTTTCTTTTATTTCTTGTTATTTAATATGTGCCGTTCATGCCGCATTCCAAACGCTTTACAACGGTTTCCAGTTCGGCGGCGCATTGCTTCAGGATCGTTCTATTGACATTTTCAAGTTGCGTTTCATTCTGGATCATGCTTTCAATTTTTCCGCTGTACTCTTTGATATATCGGCAAATTGCCGCCGTATTGACTGAATCATATGCACTGGATTTTCTTTTCTGGATCGTCATTTTCTGCTCTCCCTTCTGCTTATCCGACAACGACAACAACGGTATTTGCTGGATCGTATTTCTTGCCCTTGTACGGCTTTACAGCCACATTACAAAAGTTATTTGCTTTTCGCTGCGCCGCCGTGATCTGGTCAATTACTTTTTCCGTATCCGCTTTATTAATGTAATAGCGTTTCATTTCTCCGTTGCTCCTTTTCGTGCATTTCTTGTTATTGTCTGATTTTTTAAAGCGTGATCCGCTTTTCTCTGTTTTCTTTATTATACCACACAATAACCAGAAATGCAAGTACATTTTTCAATTTTTCCAAAATATTTTTATCTGAGTCTTTCCAGCCATTCCACCGCCAAAACCGAAACAACAAAACCAGCGGTAAAATACAAGGTAGAAGGAAAGATTTCTTCCCAAGCTGCGCCGCAATCGGAAGCCCCAGCTTTTCCAAGTACCAGCATAAAGAACACAAACGCCGCCACGCCGCAAATATTGCGCATAATCGTCAATGCGTGTTTTCTCCGTCTTGCTCTCTGTTCTGCTCTGTAACGCATTCTTGCGCCGATATACTGAGTATGTACCATTTTTATTTTCTCCCTTCGATCTTTTTCAATGTCAAACAATATTCTTCTGATCCGTTTTCATATCCTATATAACGCCGTTCACATTTCACGACTTGCAAACGCTTAAAATCAAATCTATTTGCAAAGTCTTTAAACCATACATATTCAAAACTGAATATGCTATTTTCTGGAAAAGGATTCTTTTCGCCTAAAATCTTATAGCGAAAACTGCCTTCTTTTATTTGTGGTACAACTTTTATAAATTCGCTTAATGTGATCATGTTTTAAACGCTCCCTTCCATTTTTCCAGCTTTACAGCATTGCGATTAAATCAAATTCAAAATTGCAAATTGCTTTATATTTTGGATCATGTGCGCTGTTTATATCGCTTTTCCACTGTCTGAAAGTTTCCAGTATTTCCGCAATTAATTCTTTTGGGCTGATATATTCCAAATCTTCCAGAATGGTATAATAAACGCCGTTTTGATCCATGCGCTGCATAAAGTCAACCACTTTTTTAAATGTGCGCTTGTCTTGCTCTGTAATTCTCATATGTGCGCCTTCTTTCCGTTGCTTTTGGTTTTTCCGTTTTGGTATTCACTGGAACGGAAAACGGCGGTTTTCCGCTCTGTCAATATCAAACTTTTTTCTTGCTTTTCTGGTTATCATTCGCAATGATCCACTTCACCGCTATTAATAGCCGTTAAAATTGCGTTTAACTCATTGCAAATATATCTATACTGACGGCGAAGCATTTTGTTTAATTCTTCCGCTTTATATGCTTTATGGTTATACGCCGCTTGTCTGTATTCCTTCAATTCAATTTCTGGATCAAATAACCAGCGGTTTAAATTATCGCTTGCATACTGGTAAACTTTCGCAATCTCTGTATATTTTGCGAAGTGTTCATTTTTCCGCTTTACGCTCCAATTAATAGCCTTTACCATATCGGCGGCGGCTCTCAGTTTAGAAACGCTGTAACAGGCTTTTGCAATCTCCATTTTTTCCGCTGCTCCTTTCTCTTTAAAATGTTGCGTTGTTGTATTGCTTTTGTGTAATTTCTCCCGATTTACAAAGAGAGTCAATAAAACAAGCCCATTCAAATTGTACCTTGCAATAATCCGCTTTTCTTGCTTTCAAATATGCGCCCCTGTTACCATCATAAACACATTCAATAAAAGCCTTTTTAATATCTGCCGTTTTCATAGCTGCGCCGCCTTTCTTATTTGTTGATCTGCTGAATAAATTTATTTAACAGGGCTTTTACTTCGGCTTCTCGCTGCTCATATGACAAATTATAATTGTCATTAATTATCCTTGCTTTTTCGTTGTATTCTCTGATAATGGTATAATCAACCTTGCGCCCGATAGGATCATAACCAGTTGAAATAATTACACCGTCAAATGCGCCGCCGATTCTGTAATAATCACATGACCAGCCATAAACGCCTTCAGAGTATGCAAACGGATTATTAAACCGCAACAGGAATTGAAGATCACAATAACCAATTTTATAAATGATTGCGCCGCTTTCCCTGATTGCTTTTTTAGTCGTTCTGTATTTCATGCCTTCGCCGCTCCTTTCGTCAGTTCCCTATAAATCAATTTTGTGATCATTTCTTCGGCTTCGCATTCGCTGTATTTTGCTTTTTCGCTTTCGGTTTCTTCAAGCCATGCGCCCAGCATATCAACAGCGGAAACATTATAGTAATACATGGTATTAAATGCGGAAGGCAAACCTTGCGCCCAGTCTTTAAAGGTTTCAAAACCTGAGCGGCTGCGGCTGTATCTCTTTTCATTTTCGCAAGCCGTCAAAATCAATTTGCAAGCCGTGTTAAAATCGGGATCGGCTTCAAGTTCGAAGTATTCATGATCAACGCCGTCAATAATATATTTGCGTACTTTCTCAATAACTTTTTTGTTGTTAGTTCTCAACATGGTTTTACACTCCTTTTTATTTGTCCGTTGTTCCGTTTTCCGTTGTTCTTTTATTTCTGGTTATTTGTTGCCGCTGTAATATTCGGCGGTATTTTGTACCCATATCAAAACGCCGTTATAATAGATTTTTGCGTTTTTGGTTTTTGTCGTGTAATTGATCAGCTTTTCAAGGCTTTTTGAATGATGAAGTTTTACGCCGTTTTCATACATGATATAAACATTTTTCATTGTTTCCGCTCCTTCCGTTGTTACTTGCATTTATTGTTATTTGCTGAAGGAAAGAATACCAGTATTTAAAAAGCGGTTAAATGTATTAATGCAATCTTCAGCATAATAATTAATAGTTACCATATAGTAATTAAAGATTGCATTCATGATCCCATTGCAAGCGGCTTTATTATATTTTGTTTGCTGCGCTGCGGCGGCTTGCATTGCGCTTTTAATTTCAAAATATCCCATTTGTTTGATCTCCTTTTGTTTTCCTTTTGTGATTATAGTATAGCATATAATAACCAGAAATGCAAGAACTTTTTGTAAAATCGAATGTAAAAATACAGTGCTTTTTATTGCGCTGTTTTGTGCAATCTGACTATACTATATTTTGAGTTAGTGACCGCTTTAAAATATACGGCTTTTGTCGATTGAATACGGCGAAAAATAAAAGAGCTGCGCTGTCTTGCGTTTTGAATGGGATCAGCTGCGCCTTGCGTGTTACTGGTTAAACCTGAAGCGGATCGGGCTTTATATCCGCATTTGTTCGGGTTTTGTTTTGTTCGGTTTTTGGTGTAAGGCGAACAAAACGCCCATAAATAAGGGAAGATTAATGTTAAAATTATTATGATCAATATATGGGGGGTACTTTCCACTTGAAAACGGCTTTTGTTTTTTGTCCAGCAGCCAAAGTACATCTGCTCAAACTACGCAGCGCATTTTTCAAAACGATTGATCGGGAAGCGCATCGTAAAGTTCCCATAATTATCGCAATATTGCCCTATCGTCCGATCTCAAAATCCAGTCCAGCAGCTCTCAACACCGAACTAACCAAACTCCTGAAATCCCCATAACTATGGTCATTCCCGATTTGTTCATCCGATGATCATAAATTATTTACAAAAATAAATAACAGGAAATGCAAGAAACCTATTGACATACGACTTGAAATTTGGTACAATAATAGTGCGGAAATCCTTTAGTTTATGGGATTTTCATTCACAGAGCAGATAACAAGATATGCAAGAAAATAAGGAGTAGATCACGATGACAAAATATCAAGTAGATGGAAGCTGCGTAATTGAGATTGCGCCTTGGCTGGAAAAAGCACTGGAAAATCAAAAGAACAAAACCATGAGTGTGGCGGCTCCTATTGTAGATCAGGAATATATTGAGAGTGATCATCGGAACAAAACTCCTGTGGAACCTATTCGTTCACTGGATGATATTGAGCGCATTAAACAGTATTTCCTTACTACCAAAGGACATGGTAATACTCGTATCAGAAACTATGCGTATTTTGTTCTATCTTTAAATGTAGCCAGACGATGCGGTGATATTGTTGAGTTACGAGTTCGAGATGTGTTGAATGCGGACGGTACTTTTAAAACTCATGTTATTTTTGATCATGAACAAAAGACTGGAAAGCGTTCTATGATCCTGCTGAACAGCAAGACAGTGGAAGCATTAAAGCTGTATTTTGATACTCTGAAAGAATACCGTATGTCTGACTGGTTGTTCCCGAAACTAAATAACCATGATGAACATATGAGCGTGGATGGAATGCGGCGAATGCTTCAGCGTACAGTTGAGGCGTTGGGAATTGATATGCGGATTGGGACTCATTCGTTGCGTAAGACAATGCCCTATCATATTATTACTAATAGTACCAATACTGAGGACGAGGTAATGGTATCCCAGCTTTTGAAGCACAGCAATGTAAAAACTACCTATCACTATATAGGGCGCAGTCAGTCCGAGATGGATGATTTTGTAGAGGCGAATGCTCTTTAAGGCGGGAGGATGATTTGCAGCTTGACAACACAGCCTACGGCTGGTTGCCTTCACTGTCATTCGCATCGCCTACGGCAATGCTCATGAATATAAATGACCATGTTTGTGGGATTTTATATTTTTGCTCTTTTGAAAAAACGGTTAAAAAGCCCAATTCAATGGTGTTTTAGCGGGATTTCTGTGTGTACCGTTTTGCCATAATAAGTATATATATTATTATGGGATTTTGGTACATAGGCAAAACCTTTGAAACAAGCATAAATATGGGCGTTTCAAGCGTTTTCAGTTAGAGGGCAACTTACCAAAATTGAAGGAGATGATTGAAATTAGTGAAAATCTGGTCAGGTTGAAAAAGGGAGAATACAACGAAGTAACGCTGGTTGACAAGATATGTACTGATGCTCAAAAGAAGTCATATCACAGAAAAGAGAAATTCGCCAGCGGCAAACATCGGAGTATGTTCCTTGATACTTTGGCAAGATATTGTGATTATGAGTTTGATGCTGAGAAGAAGAAATATGTAGTTACAGAGGTTTTTTCTTATCCAAAGACTTTGAGTGATGCGAAAATTCATAAGGGAATTTATCAGTATCTTGCGCCGCTGATGCTTTACCGTGTTTTATACGGCGATGATAAAAAGAATCGCAGAGCAGTGATAACCTCTATGGATATAGCTGCCGATGTTTCTCTGATCACTGGAAATTATAACATGATGAAGTTCAATCAGGAGGCGGTCAATACTGATATGGGTATCCCCCTTCAGATTGTATCTGAGTATTTCAATAAGGCAGATAACCGCATTGATGATTATATTCGGCAGTGCATTAAATATCTGGCAAGCATGAACTGTGTAATTTACAATGAAACTCATATGATCGGTACAATGCCAGAGCGAGTTGATGTAGAAGGTACAGAGATTTATGTAAAAAAGGGCGAGGTTCGTATTGCGACTAAAGAGGAAATGAAATTGTATTCCGAATTAGACGAGATCGCAAGCCGTAAAGCTGGTATTCGAACAAATAGTGAAAAGTGGTATGGTAAAAAGGCGGCGAGGTACAATTCTGAATTATCTGCATTATTGCAAAAGCATGGAATTTGGTTCGTATGTAGAGCATTCGAATTGTGGAAAGTCGATACGGCAAGGTGTAAAGAAACGCTGAAAAGTTTTTCGGATATGACTATCCCCCAGCGGCGAAAAGAGATTGGTATGGCTCTAAAATATATTTTGGATACCAATGCTGAGAATCGGGCTGAGAAAAAGCAGCTATGCGACAATTACATTGAGCATTTTAAGCATCTTTCCGATTTGACATTAAATCCTGCCGCAGAGGATGTAAGAGATAAGTTGCCATCAGCAAGTAAGAAATCTTATCAAGAAAAAGCGCAAGAGAAATACGGTTTTCATATCGTATATGTGGATGAATAAGTGAGGTCGATTATGGAATTAAGCAAAGTACAGCAAGAGGCGGTTGATTTTTATAGGGGCTGTTGTAATGTGATCGCTTCCGCAGGGAGTGGCAAAACAAGGGTTCTTGTAAATCGGATTGTAAAGTTGATTGAGGAATATGATGTAGAGCCGGGAAAGATTTTAGCAATTACATTCAGCAAAAAGGCAAAAGAGAATATGATCGAGCGTCTGACTAAAATGATTCCTGAGTATGTGAATTTCATTAACATTGAAACATTCCATTCTTTTGGATATAGGATTGTTCGACAGTTTACAAGAGAGCAATTTGAAATTTTGGATGCCGATTGGAAAAAGGTCAAGATTATCGAAGAGATTATGCAGTCTGTTTATCGAACCAAAGAAGTCGATGGTGAGGAAGTAGCGGAAATTCTGCATTACATTTCTGTGCAGAAAAATCAGATGAAAAAGCCAGATACGAGAGAAAAGTTCGGGAAATTTTATAAGAAATACGAGGATTACAAAAGCGCACATAACCAGTTAGATTTTGATGATATGCTTACCAAGTGCTATGAGATACTGGTTAGCAATGAAAAAGGATTGGCTTATTGTCAGGATAAATACCAATTTATTCTGGCAGACGAGATGCAAGATACGAATGCAGTACAGTATGAAATTTTGAAATTGATTGGTGCAAAGCACAAGAATGTTTTCGTAGTGGATGATCCTTTGCAGAACATTTTTCAGTGGAGAGGTTCAGACAATCGGTTTGTATTGGAGTTTGATCAAGAATGGCCTGATGCAAAAACAATTCAACTGAATAAAAACTATCGAAGCAGTTTGAACATTGTTCGTGCTGCCAATCATTTCGCAGAGTATATTCCTGAGTCTGGTCATGTTCATTATGTGGAGAGCGTTGCAGACAAGGGAGAATTTGAAGAGCCTCATTATGATCGGTTCACTGATGAAACCACGGAGGCGGCTGAAATTTCTAAGAGAGTAAAAGAACTGGTAGAGGCGGGGTATCGTTATAATGATATAGCTGTGCTTACCAGAACAAATGCCCAGCTTCAGTATTTTGAAACGGCTTTGTATCGCAGTGAAATTCCATATACTGTTGTAGATGGTTTGTCATTTTCAGATCGCAAGGAAATCAAGATTGTTCTTTCTTATTTGCGTCTGGTATGCGATATTAACGATGACGAGGCATTTGAATATATTTATAATCGTCCTAATCGTTTTTTGGGAAGTCAGTTTTTGCAAGAGGTAAAACGAGCTGCCAGAAAAGAAAAAATCTCTTTGTTTTGCGCCATGTCAAGAGTGATTAAAACGAATTGGAGATATAAGAGTGCTAATTCAATTTATGGCACTGTTAAGCAGCTCAGTGGAAACCATTATAAAACCGTAGCAGATATGATTGCTGATCTGCGAGAAATTCTTGATTTGGATTCTTATGTGTCTAAAGATTTGAGCGAGAATGATGATAGCAAAGTTGAAAACTTGAATACTTTGCAGAGCATGGCATCGAACTATAAGGATGTAAAGCGTTTTGTTTCCTTTATGATGAAGTTCGCCAAGGAAAAGAAAATTGATCCGAATTCTGTTCAGCTTATGACCATTCATAAATCCAAAGGATTGGAGTTTCCTATTGTGTTTGTGGCAGGGGTTAATCAAGGTATTCTGCCGCATGGGAAAAATCAAAATCCAGACGAGGAAAAACGCCTAATGTATGTGGCTATTACAAGAGCAGAAAAGGTTTTGTATGTTTCTTCTACTCAGAGATATAATGGCAAAGAAATGGATGAAAGTGATTTTATTTCTTTTCTTTTTGACTAATAACCAGAAATACAAGTATCGGAGGACAAAATATGAAACTACATAAAGGAGAATTTTATGAACGAAAATACCAATCGGCACTCATGCCGAACCTGTATTTGGAATGGCCAATGCGAGGATGAACAGCCCTGCGCATTTTATGATGATGGTAGTAATGAGATTGATTTGTCGGACGCTGAGATTGAGCAGCGAGTAGAAAATGGCAGGAGAAAATTCAGAAATGAATATTGGAAATATATAAAGGAGTACGATGATGGAAAAAGCTACGAATAATGTTCTGGTGAAATCAAGGATTTATTTGGATAACGCAAGTACGACAAAGCCGCTTCGTTTTGTGATGGATATGGTCAACGATGCTATATATGAGCAGTATGGAAATCCAAGTAGCTTGCATGATATTGGTCGTAAGGCAAACGATGCGGTTGAGAATGCAAGAAAAATCATTGCTGATTTTATCGGAGCAAAGCCTTCTGAGATTTATTTTACTGCTGGTGGCAGTGAGTCAGATAATATGGCTCTGCGTGGTATTGCTCCGTATCTGAAAAGTATTGGTAAGACAATGATTGTTACTACGGAAATCGAACATCATGCCGTTTTGAATACTTGCAAGGAATTGGAGAAGGATGGATTTACTGTAATCTATATGCCTATTGATCAGGATGGCAGAGTAGATATTGAGGAACTGCATCGAGTCATGGAAAAATATAAAGATCAGATTGGTCTTGTGTCCATTATGGCAGTGAATAATGAAATTGGTTCTATTCAGTTGATTGAGGATATTGGCGATCTTTGTCAGGAATATCATACACTTTTCATGACAGACGCAGTTCAGGCATATGGTCATATTCCGCTGAATGTAAATGAACAGCACATTGATATGCTTGCCGCATCAGGACATAAGATTCATGCACTGAAGGGAATCGGCATTTTGTATGTGAGAGATGGAGTGCCTGTAAAATCAATTATTACTGGCGGCGGTCAGGAACGAGGTCTTAGAGCAGGAACCGAGAATGTGTTTGGAATTATTTCTATGGGAGCTGCGACAGAGGGGCTTGCTAAGAATATGAAGGGAAACGAGGAATATTTCAGAGAATTAAGAAACACATTCTTTGATACTTTGGATGAACTGTCTGTTTCTTATAAAGTTAATACTGATGTTGGCGTTCCGAACATTATTAGCTTGACACTGCCGGGGTGCGAGAGCGAAGCAATGCTTTTGCTGCTGAACCAGAAACAGGTCTATGTGTCTGCTGGATCGGCGTGTACGGCTGGCTCTCTTGAACCTTCTCATGTGCTGTTGGCATTGGGCTTATCAGAGCATGATGCAAGCTGTACGATTCGTATTTCTATGAGTTTAATCAATAGCGGATTTGATATGGTGGAAGCGGCTCATGCAATTGCAGAATGTACCAGTCAGCTTCGATCTATGATGGAGGTGTGATATGAAAAAGGAATATGTGCATTATACAGATATTACACGAGAAATTCTTGATACGATCAAGGTTGGCGATTTGGTCAAGATCAATGATTGGACGAAACCTCTGCGTGTTAAAGCAGTGTCAGAGAATTACTTTGTGATGGTAAGCAATTTATTTGGAAAGCCAATGTATTCTGTTTGCTCTAAATTGCCGTGGAAAGGTGTTCGCCATAATGCAATGACTGGCGGTATGTTCCATTGCGGTGCAGATAATTGGATTTTTGGCTCTCCCCTATCACTTCAGTATGAGAACCTATATCGTTTTGAGAACGAAGAAGCAAATCAGGCATATTTGCAGGAATTTGAAAATGGAGAGGCTGAAATTTCAGAAAGAAACGGTGTTCCCATTTATGATCTGTATGTGAAGCATTAATTGGATGGTGGGTTATGGTTTGCACAAATTTGTGTCCTTTTGACAACACAAACTGTATGTGTCAGTTTTGCGAGAATCCCTGTAATAATGGATTAAATTGCAGTGATTGTCAATTTCACAATAAGATCATGCACACAATTTATCTTTGCACTGGTTTTGAGGGAGATTTTGACAAGTATCTTGAAAATTGGAAAAGAGGTGCTGCTGGTGAATCAGTACATGAGTCAAAAGGAGAATAATGATTTTATAGAAGCGTGTGAGACTGAAATTCTTTGTGATGCAAAATATTGTCCTTATATGAATGGAACAGTAAGCAGATTAGGTGCTTGTGAAGGAGATTTTTGCAAGGAAGCATGGGAGGAATATTGTGAGCAGAATGATAAGGAATATGAACGATGATGATTTAAAGTCATGTCCGTGTTGTGGTGGAAAAGCATTCTTTGTTGTAGAACCTTCTGCATATTCGAATTCATTCTTTTACTTTATCGCCTGTGATGATTGCGGTATTGAAACGCCGAGAACATTCCGAACAAAAGAAGCAGCCGCAAGGGTATGGAATAAGAGAGTGAGTTGAGATCGGTGTGGTATGAGCAGGAAATCGAACAATGGGCAGGAGCATGGTATGACGGAGTAGATTATTCTTGGCGTTTTGAGGTTTCTACATATGGAAGAATTCGAAATGCCAAGAATAAAAGAATTTATTCTTTACATATGTGTTCCAGCGGATATTTGCAAATATGTACTTCTGTCAATGGTAGGAATAAAAATATCCGCATACATCGTTGTGTTGCGGAAACATTTTTAAACAATCCTTATGGGTATGAAATTGTAAATCATATTGATGGTAAGAAAACAAATAATCGACTGGATAATTTGGAATGGTGTTCTCGCAGGGATAACTATAACCATGCTGTTGAAATGGATTTAATTGATCCCTCTATTCCATATCAGTTGGCGCAAAATTCACGCTTTGGATATTATCAAGGCAGCTACAATGGAATGGCGAAGCTGACTGAGAATGATGTGATTTACATACGCTCCAATTATATACCGAAAGGTAAAGGGCAAAAGTGCAACCGACAAGAACTTGCCGCTTATTTTGGTGTAAGTGTCGGTTTGATTTCCAGAATTGTAAAAAATGAAATATGGACTCATGTTTAGGAGGATTGTTGTGGAAAAATTTTATATCGTTAAAGAGGGTTCACGATTATATACTGATTATTGGGAATGGAGAAATTCTGTTTCTGAGAATAATAAAATTGTTATTGGTTTCTTTGAGCAGCATGGAATTGAGGCAACAAGGTATTGGATTTCAAAGGATCAGATTGGTATTATTCCGACAAAAAATGACGAGAACAAATTTGCAAAACAGTTTACGAAATACGCTTTGGAAGATGGGCTGTGTTTGTTTAAGCGAAATTCTGTGATTGGTAAGGCTTGGATTAAACAAGCTGCCGAAATGAAGTTATATCACAAGCCCTCTCCCTCTTGGTATAATTCTGTATTTGTTGGCAGGAGTTCAAGTCGTTTGTTTGATCATAAGGGAATTTTGTATTGTTCCTATCATGCGGAGAGAGTTGAAATGCCAGAAGATATGTTTCAGGAAATTAAAGGCAGTGATTTTTATAAAATCATGGAAGAAATTGAGGAAGGGAATGATAGTAAATGATTGATTGCAAGACTATTGCCGCAGAGCGAAAAAAGTATTTGAAAGAATATATTGAGCAAAACAACAAGAATTTGTGCTTGATGGTGATTCAAGTTGGTAACGATCCTGCGTCTAATTCTTACATTCGTGGTAAGAAGCAAGATTGTGAGGAAGTTGGTATCGAATTTTTACATAAGCGTTTTGATATGTCTGTGACAACAGAAGAAATTATTCGTGTTATTAAGGCTGCTAACTTTTCTCCTTTAGTAAACGGAATTATTGTGCAGCTTCCTCTCCCTCCCCATTTGGACAAGGACAGCATTCTTAATGCCGTTGCAGATAGCAAGGATGTAGACGGATTCAAGCATAACAGTAGGTTTACGCCTTGCACTCCTAAAGGAGTAATGACGATTCTGGATCATTTGAATTACGATGTGGATGGTCAGTTGTGTTGTGTAATCGGCAGAGGCGAAGTTGGAAAGCCAATGGTTGATTTGTTGACGAAACATAATGCCACTGTTTTGTGGTGTAATAGCCATACAAAGGCTTTTGATTTAGAGGGATATATTCTTGCTGCTGATGTGATTATTTCTGCGACTGGTAAGCCTCAGTTAATTAAAAAGATTCGAGATGACCAAATTGTAATTGATGTAGGTATTTGTCGTGGTGAGGATGGCAAACTGTGTGGCGATGTGGATAAATCTTGTTATGGAGATCAGATGTTAATTACGCCTGTTCCCGGTGGTGTTGGGTTAATGACAAGAGTTGCACTTCTGGAAAACTTGGTCTACGGAGGAAACTGATATGGGACGGATTCAAATTGTGAATGGTGATCTTTTAAAGGCTGAAGAAACTTATCTTGTCCATCAAGTGAACTGCTGCGGCGTTATGGGAAAAGGTCTTGCTTTGCAAATTCGCAATAAGTATCCTGATGTATATCGCCGTTATCAAAGCTATTGCGAGGAACATCGGATCAGAGATTTAATTGGTCGTGTTCTTCTTATTCCCACAGACGATGGTAAAGTCATTTGCAATCTTTTTGCTCAAGAACGATATGGAAACGATAAGAGATATACTGATCTTGTTGCTTTAAGAAGTTGCTTTCAGAAATTAATCAAAATCGTTCCAGTATATGAGCATATTGCAATGCCTTATATGATTGGCTGTGGCAATGGTGGCGGTGATTGGCAATCCGTATATGGATTAATTCAAAATGAGTTTACAAAGCACGATGTTGCTTTATATAAACTATAATAACAATAAATACAAGAACAGAAAGGATAAATAGAACATGAAGGTTTTGGAATTGTTCGCTGGCACTCGCTCAATTGGCAAGGCTTTTGAGCGGGGGGGGGCATGAAGTTTTTAGTGTAGAATGGGATCAGAGGTTTGATAATATTAATCTTTATGCTGATATTGGCAAAGTAACGGCTGATGATATTCTTCGAGAATTTGGTAGACCTGATGTAATTTGGGCTTCGCCTGATTGTACTACATATAGCATTGCTGCCATTTCCCATCATAGGAGAAAAGAAGAAGATGGGAATTTGGCTCCTGTATCTGAATATGCGAAATTTTGCGATTTAGTAAATACTCATGTGTTGGAAATGATTAAGGAGTTGCAACCTAAGTATTGGTTTATTGAAAATCCTCGTGGCGGTCTTAGAAAAATGCGTTTTATGCAAGGATTGCCAAGATATACGGTTACTTATTGTCAGTATGGAGATACGAGAATGAAACCGACTGATATTTTTACAAATCATCCAAATCCTCAATTTAAACCGCCTTGTCATAATGGTGATCCATGTCATGTAGCCGCCCCTCGTGGAGCAAAGACAGGAACACAAGGATTAAAGGGGCATATTGAGCGTTCTATTATTCCTGATGATTTATGTGATCATGTGGTGAAAATCTGCGAAGAACAAAGGAGTGATTAAGTGAAATGTGTGATTTGCGGAAAAGAAATTGAAAAGAGTTGTTACACAAATGCTGTGTTGTGCAGCGGTGAATGTTTTCATCGTCATTTTTGGCGTGAGTTAATTGCCGAAAAGGAGCAACACATTGTTATTGGTGGGCAATGTTATTGTGATGGAGGTGAAGTTAAAAATCCTGATCAACATCCGTTTTTAGGGTGCGCTGGACGAAGGTTCTGGATTAAGTTTTTTGATGGAAGAACTATTACGACAAATAATCTTTGGTGTCAAGGCGAAATTCCAGAGGAATTCAGAGCAGAACTTCCAGATAATGCAGAGTTCTATACACCAGAACATATTAAGTTTGCGAATTCATTGATTGGTGGTGGAAATTATTAATACGAATGCGGTTTATATCCCTTCTTTGGATGGTAAAGACATTTATATTTCAAATAGCTTAGACCCCAAGAATGGATACAGGTTGAAAAATAAAACTGGAAATCTGAATTTATCAAGATTTATTAACTCTCTGGATTACAGTCTTGATTTAATTAAAATGCGGCAAGTACATAAAAGTTTGTTTCCTGTTGCTGATGTAGAGCAGTTGGAAACTGTATTCTCTTTTGATGAAAAAGGCAACGAATATGACGAAGTTCATTCCAGAGGCAAAGAGTATTCTTGTCAAGTTATCAATGTAACTTTCAAATACAGCAATAAAGAATTCAATCGAGTAAGAGGCAGTTACTATATTCGTTTCGGATATAGAATTGATGATCTTGTGTTTGATGATTGCATTGCTTGGGATGATGGCGAAATTGTTGGTGTTCAGACTGGCGAGAAAGTAAACAATCCTGTGGATGCTGAAGAACTTCCCTATTTCATTTTCAAAGATGGGATGTATCGAGCAAAAGATAATATCAAGACCTGTAACAATGTTGCAGATATTCGATCTGATATTTATGAAAATGGTTTTGTCTGTGAAGGCATTAAATATGTCCGCTTTAAGCGCAGCTCTGGTTCCAGTCGTGTAGGCAAGTGCTTATTTATTAATGAAAGACTGTACGATATTATGCACGAGTGGGAAATGTGCGGTATTCAAGTGGATGAAGGTCAAGATATTGATTTGGCTGCTCTTGAACCTTATATTGCACTGACACTTAGTAGTATCATCGACACGATTGAGATTAAACCAGAAAACATTCTGGTCGTGGATGATTATAAAAGTGTATTTCATGAACGAGCAATTGCTACAAGGTTGGTTGATGGGCGGCTCGTATCGCAACCTGAAGATGTAGAAATCTCGAACAGTATTTGGGATGGACAGTCTTTGATGGATCGCAGTTTGTTTGGAGAATATTCCAATAAGGGTATGCTCCTGCTTCGAGCCAGATTTTTTAAGTCATGTTGTTTTAATGCAAATATTCAGCAGTGGTTTGCAGATCATGGGATTAAGAAAGTCAGCCAGCTTAACGGATATACTCGTGCAAAGAAAATTGAGGATGTTAAGCTGATTACGACACCGAGTTCCATTAAATATCTCAAGTTTGGCACTTTGGATCATTGGCTTGATACTTTGGAAACGACTTTTGGCGTTGTCAAATATGAGAAGAAAACTCATTTCTTTGATGGGCGTATGGTGCAGACACATTATCAGCTTATCAATACCTTGCAGATGACATATGAAGAGGTTGAGCAATTTATTAAGCCATCTTTGGACTATGCAAGGATGATTAAGACCGATCCTGCGGTGCTTCGTCATCAGATTAGTTATCAGTATCAATCTCCTGATGATACTTTCTATACAAAAGCGGTTACATCCAAGAATGATATTATTTATCGGCTTCTTGGTATGAATGACCGATTTGCTAAGACTAAGATGTACCGTAATTTCTGCAATGATTTAATCAAGTCGTTTATCAAAAATCTGCGTTGTGGTCATGTGTTGGTTCGAGGCAATTACAGTACCTTGTGCGGTAATCCGATTGAGATGTTGAAAATGTCAATTGGTCAATTCGATGGATCTTCTATCATTGAAAGAGATACGGTTCATTGTGAAATGTTTGAGAGCGGCAAGGAGCTGCTTGGCTCTCGCAGTCCTCATGTGACGATTGGTAATATTCTGGTCACTCGAAATGTGATTCGTCCTGAAATTGCTCGATATATGAATCCAACAAATGAGATTGTGTATGTGAACAGTATTCAGGAGAATTTGCTTGAGCGTTTAAGCGGCGCAGATTTTGACTCTGATACGATGTTACTCACTGATAATGAGATTTTAGTTACGGCAGCAAAGCGGAATTATGATAATTTTCCTGTTCCGACTAAGTTGGTTGAATCTGCAAAGCGTAATCGTAGATATACGAACCGTGAGAAAGCCGATCTTGATATTAAGACAAGTGTAAATAAGATTGGTGAAATCATCAATCTGTCACAGGAACTTAATTCTATTCTTTGGGATCGTATCAACAAAGGAGCAAGCATTGATGATGTAATGGAACTTTATTGTGACATATCTCAGTTGGATGTTATGAGTAATTTGGAAATTGACTCTGCAAAGCGTGAAAATCCTGCGAATAATACTCGTGAGCTGCAATTGCTCAAGAAAAAATATGATGTGCGAGATAAAAAGAATCGTCATGTTAGACCTTTGTTCTTTAAGTACATTGATGGATATAAGGGTTATCGTGATGATTATCATGTGTATGTAGAGCAAGATGACGAGTTCCAGAAATTGTTCAAGACGGACAAATATAAGGATGCTCAGACGATAAAGAAAGAGTCTGCAAATAATATCGTGATTGAAAGAGGCAGAATGTCTTATTTAAAGCACGAAACATCTATGGATTATTTGCAGAAATGTATTAATCGGTTTTATGTTCCTCGTGATAAAGAAGCTAATCACGGTCTTTCTTATATGTTAATCCCTATTAGTGATACTAAAGGTGAATATCAGAAAGATGTTGAGCAACAGATTGTTGAAATAGCAAGAGAGGCAAAGAAAGAAATTAATTCAATTTGGGAAAGTACAAGTCCGAACAAGAAAACAAAACGAGAATTGGCATATGAGGTTCAGGTAAAGTGTTCTGCGGTGTTACAAGAAATTCAAATCAACGAAAAGACAATGAGAAGATTGCTTGGAAAATTAGAAGATGAATATTCAGATGTGACGAGATTTTTGTTCTTTTCGCTGCTGGAACAGGTGCGTGGGTTTATGCTTTCTGGTTTTCATCAGATCATTCAAAAAAGCGTTTCGCCAGTGAGTATTTTGCGAGAAGATGTTGATGGAGATATTCAGATATATGATTTTCATTATCTGAAAACACAGGGCGAAAGCGAGGACTACGATTTGAATTACAACAACCAAAAGGAGTTTGCTGAACAGGTAAGCAATTTCTTAAACAAATATGGTATTTCTCAAAAGTGGTTATCTGAGCAACTTGAAATTAGTAAATCAGTTCTTGGAGATTTTTTGACTGGCAGAAGAGAATTATCAAAAAGTAATTGTTATAATCTAACTTCTTTTATGAAGATGTATGAAGGAAACATGAGTTGGCTTGAAATTAAGTAAAATATGCGGATTTATTTCCGCAAAAATTGCTTTGAAATTGCCATAAAACTCTTGAAAAGACCATATTTATGGTGATTTCAATCAAAAAGCTAACTATTGCAAAGGGTACAGGAAATGAAATTACCCTTATCATGGGCTTTTCAAACAGCCCAAATCTATTGAAAAGGAATGAGATTTGTTTGATTAAAATTACGAAATCTGAGTCCGAGGCAGTTCGCAAGGTTTTTCCTCGTGCGGAGATTGTCAGGACTTGTATTCAAAAGAGCAAGCGGCATCGTTATTATCTGCCTGAAGCTGAAAAGTATCTGCGTTTGATCGTAGAAAGTAATGCTGAGGCGGCTGCTATTTGCGCTACAATCGACAAAGAGCGTGAACGCAGACGCAAGTGGCATGGATAAGGAGGATGTTATGACTCGTATCGAAAAAAGTTTTTATGATATTGAATTTGACGAAGCAACTGTTCTGAAAAATTGGGGGGTCAATGAAGTTTTCTATCTGAAAAATCTGAAGGATAGAAAGTTATTTCTGACTTGTGATATTGATGAATGTATCATTGATGATATTGTTTCTCATATTTTGCAGTATAATGCAGATGACAAGGGAAAGCCAGTTGAGGAACGCAAACCTATTCTGCTTTATTGCTCTTCCAATGGCGGCAGCGTTGATCCCGGTTTTGAACTGATTGATGTGATTCGTCAAAGTAAGACTCCTGTTTACACAATCAATCTTGGTTATCAGTATTCTATGGGCTTTTTGATTGGTTTGGCTGGTCATAAGCGTTATGGCTCTAAGACAGCAAAGTACCTGATGCACGATGGCTCTAATTTCATTTATAATTCTGGTGCAAAAGCACAAGACCAGATGGAATTTAATAAGCGCATTGAGGCAAGAGTTAAGGAATATGTGTTGGACAGAACCAAGATTACATCAGAGATGTATGATGCTCAGATGCGAAAAGAGTGGTATATGTTCTCTGACGAGGCTAAGGAACTTGGTGTAACTGATTATATTATTGGTGAGGATTGCGACTTAGACGAGATCATTTAAACGCCGATACAGTAAGGAGTTTTTACATGAATGAATATCGAGGATTTCAGGAAATCCGAAATGATGATGTTCGACTGCCTGAATTCTATGGAAACATGGGACAGAATATTTTTGGTTGTCTTGAAAACGAGTATGTATTGATTGATGACGGCGATGGTAATGTTGTTGACTATTATCGCTGGGATGGAAAGAAGTATGTGCTTGTTGGGTATCGGATGATTAAGAATAGCTATACAGAGGATGTAAAGCCAAGGAATCCACAACAGAGAATTGCACTGGATATGCTCTACAATGATGATATTACAGTGAAAATCATTTCTGGATGCTTCGGTTCTGGTAAGGATTATTTGATGTGTGCGGCAGCTCTGGATTTAGTGATGCAGGGTAAATATGATAAGATCATGTGGGTTCGCAATAATGTTGAGGTTAAAAATTCTAAGCCGCTTGGTTTTCTCCCCGGTGACGCATTTGATAAACTACTTCCCTTTGCAATGCCTTTAGCTGATCATGTTGGCGGTATTGAGGGATTGGATCGGTTTATTAGTAATGGTCAAATTGAGGTTGAACATCTTGGATTTATTCGAGGCAGAGATATTAAAAACACGATTATTATGTGTAGTGAGGCAGAGAATATGACAAAGGAACATATTCAGCTTTTGCTTGGTCGTGTTGGTAATGGTTCTGCATTGTGGTTAAACGGCGATTATCGCCAGACTGACCATAAAGTATTTGCAGAGAATAACGGATTGATGATTGCTGTTGATCGGCTGAAAGGTCATCATCGGTTTGGATTTGTGAAACTCTTAAAAACTGAACGAAGTGAAACGGCTGCAATGGCAGACCTATTAGATTAAAATAACAACAAATACAAGAATGAAAGGATTTTGAATTATGATCAACAATTTTATTTGTGATAACTGTGACCATTATCTTGTTTGCGAAAAGCTGTCTAAGCTGATGAAATTCCATGAGAGTGCTAAGAAAGACCTTGGCATTACTCTGACAATGGATGATTGTATGGATTTTAGCGGTCAGGACGAACAGGATAAGGCAGAAGAAGATTAAGAGTTTGGAGGTGGATAGCCATAGAACGAGCGGAATTTTTAGCCCGACAATATGACTTACTTACCAGACGCTTAAATGATTCTACAATTGAATGGCAAGACATTGCTGATTTGAGAACAGAATACACAGGAGAGGTTGAACATCGTGATACGATTCGCAAAGGAGCAAAACTGTTTTATGAATATTTGGAAGCAGGATGGCTTCATGATCCTGCGGAAGTTAAGGATGTTCCCTCCCCTACCAATACAGAAAATGTTTTGAACCAAATTAAGAAAGAACGATATAAATTACAGACGGAAAAACTGGAATTGAATCGCTGGCTGCGAGAAAATGCACGAGATGAATTGATCGTTGAACATATTTGTCAAGCAGTAGCAGAATTGGAGCCGCTGGATATTCCTGCTCCAATTTTTGTAGAGAACAATCATCGTGCGGGTATTCTTATTTTTGGTGATGAACATTATGGTACGGAATTTACAATTCGTGGATTGTCTAATGAGGTAATCAACGCATATAGTCCTGAGATTTTTGAGGATCGTATGTGGGATTTGCTGAATCAGACAATTCAGATCGTACAAAAAGAGAATTTTTCAAAAATCTATGTTTTTTCTATGGGAGATTTTGAGGATGGACTTTTGCGTGTAAAACAGCTTATGCAGCTTCGATATGGCGTTGTAGAAAGCACTGTTCGTTATGCAGAGTTTATCGTAAATTGGCTGAATGAGTTGAGCAAATATGTTCAGGTGGAATTTCAGACTACGAGCGGAAATCATTCCGAACTTCGTATGCTTGGTCAGCCAAAAGGAACATTTACACAAGAAAATATGGCATTGGTTGTGAATGCTATGATTCGTACACGACTTTCAGAAAATCCGAATTTTACATTTATTGAAAATCCAACTGGATTGATTTATGCGGAGATTTTAGGTTATCAGGTTTGTGGTATCCACGGTGAAGTAAAAAGTATGGAACAAGCCATCAAAGATTTTTCGCAGAAATATCGTGTGCAACTCGATTTCCTGATTGCTGGTCATAAACACCATGCAAAGAGTGAAACGGTTGGTATTAATCAGGAAGTTATTAATGTTCCGAGTATTATTGGCGTTGATGATTTTTCTATGTCGACCAATAAAACATCAAATGCTGGCGCAACATTTTTAGTTTTGGAGCATGGTCGAGGTAAAACTATCGAATATGCGATTAAGTTATGAGGTGAAATATGAATAGAAGTGAGTTAATCGCAGAAATCGTAGAGAGAACTGGACAAACAAAGAAAGCAGTTACCGAGATGGTAGATGCTTATGAGGAAACAGTTTATGATGCTATGCGCAGGAATGAAGTAGTTGTGTTGCATGGATTTTTGAAATTTGAGCGTAGAAAGCGAAAAGGTCATAAGGGCAATGATTTAAAGAATAATGGGTTGATTGATATTCCTGATTCTGAATCTGTGAAAGTCACTCCCGGAAATACCTTGAAAAATGTTTTAAGGAACAGCAGTTGATCTGCTGTTCCTTGATATGGAAGGGTAGCTTATGAGGTCTGAGCGGCGGTCTGAAAAACCGTAGGGTGGAGGTTCGATATCTCTCCCTTCCACCAAAAATTTTTCAAAAAAGTTTTTCAAAAGGTATTGACAATAACCAGAAATACAAGTATAATAGTCAATGTCAGGAGGCGATAGACCTCCTGCAAGATTGACTTAATAACAAGAAATACAAGACGGTCTGTTGGTCAAGTGGTTAAGACACCGCCCTTTCACGGCGGTAACATGGGTTCGAATCCCGTACAGATCACCATATGGTGCGTTAGTTCAGAAGAGTAGAACGCTGCCCTGTCACGGCAGAGGTCAGGGGTTCAAGTCCCCTACGCATCGCCATTATACTGCGGGGTGGTAGCAGTTGGCAGCTCGTCAGCCCCATAAGCTGAAGGTCGCAGGTTCGAGTCCTGCCCCCGCAACCATTTGGGAAGGTACTCAAGAGGTTCAAGAGGCTCCCCTGCTAAGGGAGTAGATCGTTGATAGCGGTGCGTGGGTTCGAATCCCACCCTTCCCGCCATTTTATTAAATATGCTGGTATAGCTCAGTTGGTAGAGCAATTGATTTGTAATCAATAGGTCGGGGGTTCGAGTCCGTCTACCAGCTCCACATGGGGAATTAGCTCAGTTGGGAGAGCGTCTGCCTTGCAAGCAGAAGGTCAGCGGTTCGATTCCGCTATTCTCCACCATTCTATCAATTGAATATGCGCCAGTAACTCAGTTGGTAGAGTAACCGCCTTTTAAGCGGTAAGTCACGGGTTCGAGTCCCGTCTGGCGCACCAAACAGGACTGTTGGAAAACATTTTATATGAAATGAATGTCCTATGGTTTTAGTCCATCGTCTATGAGGCAAACCAACTTGCCGATGGTGAAATTACGATAATATTTCTTTTATATGCGGGTGTGTCGGAATCGGCAGACGAGGCAGACTCAAAATCTGTTGGTAGTGATACCGTGTGGGTTCAAGTCCCACCACCCGCACCATTTTATATGCAGATATGGCGGAACTGGCAGACGCGCAAGATTCAGGTTCTTGTACTGCAAAAGGTGTGTGGGTTCGAGTCCCACTATCTGTACCATTCATCCTGTATCACAATGGTCTTAGTGTCTTTCCTAATGGCGAGAGCGGCTTGCAACGCAGCAGGATAATTCAATATTGGGGTATCGCCAAGCGGTAAGGCACAGGACTTTGACTCCTGTATCGTTGGTTCGAGTCCAACTACCCCAGCCATATGGGGGAGTGTCGGAACTGGTAGACGATGCGGACTTAAAATCCGCTGGTGGCAGCACCGTGAGGGTTCGATCCCCTTCTCCCCTACCATAACTGGGTGTACGCCAATTGGTAGACGGCGTGATTTGGGTTCACGAGGCTGTGGGTTCGAGTCCCACCACTCAGACCAATAAAGATCAAGGAGAAATCCTTGGTCTTTTTCTATATTCTCCGTTAGCTCAGTCGGTAGAGCGTCTGACTGTTAATCAGAGGGTCGTAGGTTCGAGTCCTACACGGAGAGCCAATTTTTAAAGTAAGGAGCGTGGCAGTATGGCGAGAAAATCAGGCAGTTCTACTGCCAAGCAAATTAAGAAAAAGTATTGTTCTGCGTGTCAGCAGGAAAAGAGAGATGGTTTGTTCTATGTAAGCTACAATCCATTGCATAGTGATGGCAGAATGCCGATATGCAAGGAATGTATTCGAAATGCTTGTTATGATGATGACGGTGAGTTCAACATTGATAATTTGTATTCAATTTTGCGTCAATTAGACAGACCATTTCTTCAGGACATTTGGGAAAGTTCAGTCAACGAGGTTTGTAAAAATCTTGGGACACAAGAAGTATCCTATGATCCGATTATCGGCAAATACATTAAGAACATTTCTATTCAGCAGCATCGTTCAAAGACTTGGGCAGATAGTTGTTTTGAATCAAAGCAGAATATTGATAATCGTGTGGAAAGTTCCAGACGAAAATCTATTGGTTCTGATCAGGTATATTATTTGACCGATAATAATTTTGAGGTAACTGAGGATATTATCAAGTTATTTGGCGAAGGTTGTACGGCTCAAGAATATAAGGTAATGCTTAGTTATTATGACACAATGAAAAATGACTACCTGAGCATTACAGAAAGTCAAAAGAAATTGCTTTTGCGTTATGTTCGAGCTGCGGCAAGAGAAGAGATTGCAACGAATAGCGGTAATACTGCTGAGGCTGAAAAATGGGGTAAACTGTCCAGTGATGCTTTGAAACAGCTTAATCAAAGTGATCTTCAAGGTGGTATCAGTAGTTTCTCTGAGTTTTTTCAAAAGGTAGAGCGCACAAAAGATGTTATTCGTATTCTGCCAAAATATCGTTATAGACCAAATGACGCATTGGATTTTGTAATCTGGTGCTTTATTAATTATTGCCGCCGTTTGGAAGGTAAGACTGAATGTGCATATGAAGATGTGTATAAGTTCTATGATGAAAAAGTGGCTGAATATATTCAGCAATATGGCGATCCATATGGAATTTTTGCTGATGATCCAACGGTTTCAAATCGTGAACGCATCAAAGAATTTATTACGCTGCCGCCTGATTATAATCGAGGTGACGAGTAATGAGTAATAGTCTGAATAACGATTCTGCTTTTGAAGCAAGTATGGACAAATATGAGGAAATCGCAAATTTATGGTTGTGGTATCCCGATCTTGCGCTTGATTTAATGGCTCCTAAAGAGGGCGGCATTAAATTACATTCTGATCAGCGTATTTTCATGAGATGCGGCGCAAGATTTTTTAGTGAGTATGGTTGTTTTCCTCGTGGTTGGGGCAAAACCTTTGCTGAGGTTGCAACGATGGTTATTACAGCAATCAGGTATCCCAACATTGAAATTGGTTTGACGGCTCAGACAAAAGAGAACGCAGCTTCTTTGTTGAAAGATAAATACAACGAATTGGTGCGTTATTATCCAATGCTCTTAAATGAGATTAAAAAGACCAGTTTTGTAAAAGGCGATGCTTTGATTGTGTTTAAAAACGATGCACGAATTGACGCATTGGCAAATGCTCAATCCAGTAAGGGTCAGCGTAGAAAGCGTTTGAACATTGAGGAATCAAACTTGATGGATAATACGACTTTTGAAGATGCTCTTGAACCTGTTGTTGAGGTTGGTCGTATCACGACTGGCAAGCTGGCAATTACAAATCCAGAGGAATTAAATCAGCAAATCAACTTCTTTACTACACCGGGCTTTAGAGGTTCAGACGAATATCGGCGCAGCTTGCAGATGATTCAGGATATGCGTGATTTGAAAGGTAAGATTGTGCTTGGGTCTGACTGGATGCTTGGATGTTGGTATGGAAGAGGTTCCAGTAAGAGTACCATTCTGAAAAAGAAACGAGATTCCTCCCCTATTGCATTTGATATGAACTATGGTGGCAAATGGGTTGGCAGCGCAACAGGCGCATTGGTTAATATTAACCGCTTGATGAATTGCCGAACATTGACCGAACCTGTTTTAAGTTCGTCTAATGACAACGATGAATTTTATCTGGCAATGGATGTGGCTCGTTCACAAAATAAGAGCAATAACCAATCTTCTATTGCTGTTGGTCAAGTAATTCGTAACAGCGAGGGAAAGATTGAAAATATCAATTTGGTCAACATCATTCATGTATCTAATATGTTAAGTTTTTCAACTCAGGCGTGTATTGTAAAGAGAATTCGAAAACGATATAACGCAAGAATTGTGGTTGTGGACGGCAACGGTTTGGGTACTGGTTTGGTAGATGAACTCTTGAAAGAGAGTTATGATCCGAAGTCTGGTGAAACATATCCAGCTTGGGATACGATCAATACTACTGCGGAACCAGAAACCGCAAAAGCAGAAAAGTGCTTATATGATTTAAAGGCACAATCTGCACAGACAAGTATTTTGTCTAATTTCATTGATATGATTGATTCTGGTAAATTCAGATTTTTAGAGAGCAGAAATGGCGGCGATTATGCAATCAAAGATAATGACGATCTGAACTCTAAGGTTATGCCATTTGTTCAGGAAGAATTGTTCTTCCAAGAGGTTGGTAACTTAAAGTTAATCCAAAATGGCAAGAACCTTTCGGTAGAAAAAGTTGTCAATAAATTTGATAAAGACCGTTTTTCTGCTGTGGCATATCTCTTGTACTATATTATAAAGGTTGGCGATGACAATAAACCAAAAGAAGATTTTGATGCAAAGTCTTTTGCAAAGAAATTACAGGCACTCAATCGCAAACCAAGAATGTATTAAAGAAAGGCGGTGATAGAAATGCCACGCAAACAGGTGATTTATTCGAGCAAAAGTTACGAAAAAGATGTAAAAGCTATTCAGGATGCGGAGTCTGGCAAAAAACCGCTTGATTTAAGTGCATTTAAGAGATTAATGGTTCATGATTTATGTAGCAATACAAACATTTTGAATTCTATGAAAATCGGAGCATATTCCATTGAAAAGATTCAAGATGCGTTGCAAAATCCTTGTTCTCATTCGTCTATTCTTTTGGAAACAAGCAGATATTTGATGAATGTATCTCCATTTTATATGCGTATCAATAATTACTTTTCAAAAATGGGATTGTTCAATTATATGATTGATGTATATGATTTGAAAGTTGATGAACTCAATACTGAGGAAAAACAAAAGAAGCTGCGTGACACATATTTTGCTGTATGCAGTGAATTTGAGAAAATCAACTTAAAACATGAAATGTTGAAAATTATGGAAACAATTGTGCCTGAAGATGTTTTCTATGGATTGATTTTTGAGGATTCTACGGATTTCTTTATTCTAAAGCTGAATCCTGTGATTTGTGAAATTAGACAGATTCAGGATGGCGTTTATAATTACCGCATTCGTTTAAGCGGCATCAGTCCGTTGGAAATCGGTACATATCCAGATAATATCAAACAGGCGTATTTGGATTATCATCATGGAAAAAAATATCATGATGGTTGGTATATTCCCCCTGCCGATCAACAAGTTTGTTTTAAGTTCAATACTTCTTTATTGACACCAATGCCATTTATGTTGTCCTTGACTAAAGATATTATGGATTTGGATATTTACAAGAAATTAAAGTTGCAAAAAGCAAGGGTAAATAATTATAAGGCAATTGTTGTGGAAATTCCCATTGATAAAGATGCGGTTGATAAACCACTTTTGACTGAAGATACATTAACAGTTTTTGCCGAGATGAACAAGGCAAATATGCCAGAAGATGTTGGTTTGCTTCATGTTCCCGGCAATGCGGAAGCAGTTAGTTTTAAGGATAATACAACAAATACTGATAATTTGAATGAAAATATTTCAAATTTATATAATGAAGCTGGTGTGCCGATTTCTGTGTTTAGTAGCACATCAACAGGTTCGGCATTTAAATTGTCATTGGAGAACGACGCTGCTTTTATTTATTCTTTTTACCGTCAATGTGAACGATTTTTTAATCGTTTTATTAAAATGCGCAAATACAATAAATCAACATATAAATTTGCTTTGAGATTTCAAAATTCAACTGTATTTAATCATCAGGATTTGTCTAATAGTTATCTGACAGCTTCTCAGAATGGACTTCCATTCAAATTAGACTATGCAGTTTCTTTAGGAAAATCCCAATCCAGATTGATTGGTGCAGCAATTTTGGAAACAGAAATTTTGCATTTGCAAGATTATTTTATTCCGCTTTCTACTTCTTATACACAAAGTGGGGATGGTTCTGATGGCAGACCGACAAACAAAAGTAAGGGCTTGGATTTATCGGACGAAGGCGAAAAGTCTGCCGATGCAGAAAAAGACTTAAATCGTTAATACCACCGAAAGGTGTTATTAAAATATTCCAAGAAAGGCGGTGATTAAGAAAGTGAGTCAAAAGCAAAAAAGATTGCCAGTGTCATTTACGATCAACGAATGTGTTGAAACAGATGATTCGAGATTTCTTGCCATTACAATTGATGTTTTACATACAGGCTTGAATTTTAACGGCAGTATTTTTGATAAGGAAGTTGTTGATGCTTGTGCCGAAAGCATTAAAAATACACCAGTTTTGGGGTATATCGCTCTGAATCCAGACGGAGAATTGGATTTCCAAGGTCATAAATACAAGTTGATCGAAGATGAAAATGGTAAGCGATATGTATATGCTGGTTCTGCATATGGTGTGATCCCTGAATCTTGTAACTATCGCTGGATTGAAAAAGTTTGTTCTGATGGTATTTGTCGTGAATTCTTTCAGGTCGATGCGCTGTTGTGGACTAAATTCGATGATGCAGTGACGATTTTTGAACGAGATGGCGGCAAACCACAAAGTATGGAATTGGAACTTTCTTCAATCACTGGCGAAGAACAGGAGGACGGCACATTTAAATTCACTGAATTCAAATTCGATGGATGTTGCTTGCTGTCATCCACTGACGAAAAAATTCAGCCAGCAATGATTGATAGCGAGGCGGTTGCTCAGTACACCGTTTCAAACATTGCACAGGAAATTAAAGAGAAGTTGCAGGAATACTCGCTGTTTACTGCTGCTGGAAAAGAATTAACTGGAAAGGAGGATGACAACATGGCAAAAGATGTTGCTCCTAATTTCACACTGAATTTGATGGAACAGTTAGACGAGATTCATGCAATCCTTGATGAAAAGACTTTCCGTGATAAATGGGGCTGGGAATGTTCTCAGTTCTGCTTCGTGGATGTTCAGGATGATGAAGTGATTGTCATGGATCGTGCTGACCATTATCGTATGTACGGTATGAAATTCAGTATGGAAAATGACGAGATCAAGATTGATTTTGATTCTGCGGTTCGTAAAAAGACTAAGTATGAAAATATCGAGGGTGCTGGCAGTGAGAATGAGATTGATGTATTCGAAAAGGCTTTTGATGGTCTGGCAGATTACATGAACAATCAGGTTGAAGCAGTTACCAAGGAAAAGGAAACTGCCGAGCAGAATTATACCACTGTCAAGAACGATTATGACGAAATGAAGCCCAAGTATGATGCTTATGTTGCCGATGAACAGAAGCGTCAGGCTGATGCTGCTGAGGCGGCAAAGGATGCTGAGTTTGCAAAGTTTGATCAGCATTTGGGCGATAACGCTGATTATATCAACATGAAGGAAAATCGTAATGATTTCACTGTTGAGCAGATTCAAAATCAGTGCGCTATTCTCTTTACAGAGAAAAACTTGAATGCAAACTTTAGCCGCAAGGATAAGAATCCTGCGCCTATGGTTGCAGATGTGTTTGAGCAGAAGCCCGCTGTGGAAGTGAACTCCCGCTATGGCATTCTGCCCACTAAGAAATAATATGAAAGTGAGGGTATAGGACTATGAATAAGAATTATACAGTCGTTGAAACTTCTAAAATTGCAGCAGTTCGTGGCGGCGGTCATATGTATAGCCTGATTTCTGATGTGGATGTGGAAAACGGTCATATCGGTTATGTTGGCGATATGGCGGCAGATGTGGAGGGCATTGAAACTCATGAGTTCTTGGCTCCTGCCGCCGATTTGATCAATAAGAGCAAGGTTATCTTGGTTGCTAATCCTGAGTGGGATTATGACGAGTGCAAGCGCAGTAATCAGGCTCTCTACAATTTTGTGAATGAGGCAGAGCGTCCTTTCCGTGGTTATGATCTGATGGCTCACGATATGTACGCTGTTACTGCTGGCGGCATTGACGCTGGTGAGGGTGAAATTGAGATTGGCAAGTATGTCATTGCTCAGGACGGTAAGACCACTGTGAAGATGGTTGACGAGGCTGGCATTGCTGGTCAGGGCTTCTACGGCAAGATCGTTGGCTCTGCAAAGCGTGGTTTGGGCTGGACTGTTAAGAGCGGTGCAACCTACGGTCATCCTTATGTTGTCTACTTTATCGAGATTCTGCGTAACGATATTGTGGGCTAATAACAAGAAATACATGATTGGAGGTATTGAATATGGCTTGTAATATGGAAAAACTGGCTCACTTCTCCGTTGAGAAGCAGCAGTTAATTGCAACTTGTGTTGATAGTTACACAGGTGAATTGAGCAACTTTGTTGCCGCTAATGTTGATACCAACGCTGGCAGCATTGATGATAATATCCGTTCTCGTTTTGAGAAGGAAATTCTGCATGGCGAGAAGTGGAATTACCGTACTTATCGTAAGTACAAGAATGACATTTATGAGATTCTGGAAACTACTCTGGATCAGACTTTGCCTGAAGGTTGGAAAGAGAATGAGTTCTTCAATCGTTTCGTTGAGGAAGTTCGTCTTGACTTGGGCGATAAGAATGAATTCTATGCCGAGGATAATGGTTATCTGACTGTTTCCAAGTTTAGCGGTAATCATTGGGATACTGCCCGTGAGCGTATGGATTTGGGTACTCAGTTCTCCGTTGATACTTATTGGTGGGATGTTCATTTCTACAACGAATTTGAGCGTTTCATGAAGAATATTGACAGCTTCGCTAAGATGCTGGATAAGGCTCGTAAGTCCTTCTTACAGGCATTCCAGAGCGCAATCTATGTTGCTTTCTCTGGTATGGGTGATATGATGCCAGCCGAGTTCTCTGGTCACGGCGCACTGTCTACCGATACTGAGCGTGATCAGTTGTTCGAACTGATTGATAAGGTTTCTGCCGCTAACGGTGGTATTAAGCCTATTCTGGTTGGTACTGGCGCAGCTCTGCGTAAGTTGCAGAAGAACATTGACGAGAACTGGATTGCTGATTCCGCTAAGGAAGAGCGCAAGAAGAACGGCGTTGTGAGCGATTGGGAAGGCTATCCTCTGATGGTTATTCCTCAAGTGTTCAAGCAGGGTACTTTCGAGTTCGCTCTGTCCACTACTCGCATCTTGATCCTTGCTACTAACGGCAAGCCCATCAAGTTCGTTTATGAGGGTGATTCTCGTCTGAAGGAAGTTAATGACAACCGTGAGAACATGGATCAGACTCTCGAAGGTCAGATTCAGGTTAAGGCTGGTCTGGCTGTTATTTCCAGTGACATTGTTGGTTGCTGGGAACTGGCGTAATTGATACGCAAATAAATTTTAGGAGGCGTTATTTTTGGGACAGGAAGAAAAGATTTTAAATACTCCTGATACAGCAGCATCAGATAAGAAGTCTGGTGCTGCTCCCACTTCCCCCGCTTTAAAGGATGATACCAAAGTTAAGGTTCGTGCTTTGGTTCCAGCGGTGTATTACACCTGTTTAAAGACGATGGATAGTTTTGCTTGGGAGGAAGTCGGTGACGAGCAGGAAATGACTTATATGCAAATTAAGACCATGAAGGCAAAGCATCCACGCTACTTTACTGAAAAGTGGCTTCTGATTTGTAATGACGAGGTTTTAAAGAAACTGAATCTTACATCCGTATTTGCGGCAAAGATTACTGCTGCCGATATGAAGAAGTTCTACGGCTCTGATGTGGGAGCTGCTAAGGAGTTGCTTGCTGGTCTTAATGATAGCGCAAAGGCTGGGTTGGTTAAGAAGGTTACTGATGCTGTTAAGAACGGAAAGATCGCAAATGTTAAGATCATTCGTCTGTTGGAGGAACAGCTTGGTATTGAACTGATGCAGCTCGTGTAAAGGAGGTGAAGCCCTATGGGGACTCCCTTTACTGATCTTTACGACAGTGTTTTGAGTAAAATCAGGGATTATGATTTTTTCAATATGGAGCAAGAACAGGTATATGAGGTTTTATCCGATTATCTTCGTCCTGCGATTGCGGCTTTTCGAGGCTGCAAACAAGATATTTCACAAAGGACTGAAACTGGATTTGAATGTACTTTAACCGATACTGAGGTTGAGATATTAGCCAATTATATGACGATTGCATATTTGGATAGTAATTACATTCGAGTTCCGCTTGCTTTGAAACAAACATTGTCAAGTAAAGACTTCAATGCTTTTTCCCCTGCTAATCATCTTGATAAGATGGTAGAAATGAGAGAAAAGTATCGTAAGGATAATGAAACTTTGCTGGTTCGTTATTCCTATATTCGCAGAAATACATAAGGGGGTGAATTCTGTGGGAGGTTTTCAGAATTTCCTTCTGAGGATGAAAGCTGGCGGGAATAGCATGAGGGGCGAACAAATTGAGAATGCAATGCGTTTGGTTCAGCAGACTTTTGCTGACGATCCTTCTTATATTCCTGATGGCGTAACAATCCATCGAACAGATAGATTGATCCATCCTCGTATTTATCTGCATAAATATCGTACCACTTCCCCTGCACAAGCAAGTATTCAGACGCAGATTCATGAGCCATTTTATTTGGGCGATGTAATTCCTTGGCCTGATCATGGTTATTGGCTTTGTGTAGAATCGAATAATTTGCATGGCATTCAGTGGGAAGGCACATTACAGTTTTGCAATCATAGTATTAAGTTCCGATCTCCGTTGAATGGAGAAATTGTAGAATATCCAATTAGCTTAATTAACGCTACTCAGTATGGTAGTGGTGAAACAGCAAAAGAGTATATCAAACTTGGTACATCTCAGTTGATTGTTTATATCTCCTATGACGAACACACTGTTCTTTTGGATAGTGGAGTTCGTTTTTTAATTGATAGAAACAAGAAGCTGCCTACGGCGTTTGAAATTAAGCAAGCTGATACTGTTAGTTACTCTGATGGCAATCAGCGTGGATATATTCAATTATCTGTTTTGGAGAGTCAGTTCAATCCAAAGACTGATAACAAAGAATTAATGGTTGCGGACTATTACGATAATCCTGTTGGAACAGGAGATGAACTTCAGGAAAAACCGAATGACAGTTGGATTTAAGGAGGTGGAATGATTGGCTTTACTACAAGAGTTGACGGATTATCGAAAAAAGATCATGCAAATGATTTGCAGTGATCAGGAAATTGTTGATTTGATTTTGGATAAAGAAAATTCCACCGTCCCTGATCGTTCTTTGATGTATTCCAGAGTATTTCCTTATGCTTATACGCCTGATGCGACAAAGGAAACTAACACTTATGTTTGTTTTCGTATTTATGTACCAGAGGTCATGAATAAGACATTTAAGAGGATGAATATCTGCTTTTATGTTTTTTCGCATCAAGATTATATCCGAACCAGTGATGGTTTGCGTCCTGATTTGATCGCTGGACGCATTGAAGCACTGTTGAATGGTTCAATGGATTTAGGAGTTGGTCGTGTAAGTTTAGAGGGCATGGATGATATTAGTCCAGCAGAGCAATTTCATGGTGTTGCTTTGGAATATTCTGTTTCGGAATTTAATCGTCCAACCATCAATGGCAATCCGAGAGCGGGTGCTAAGTAATGATTCAGCGTCCCAATCTGTTAAAAGTTCAAGATTACCCGATTAACAATAAAATTAGCGTTCATGTACCAACGGTGGACGAGATTTTTAATTTCGGTGATCAGAAATATTACAATATGGTTCAATCTCTCACTTCTACTCCGTTTGATTTGATGGTTGAACTTGACGATATAGGGGTTGATTACGAAACGATCACGGATTATCAGCTTTTTATTCTGATGATCCAGTCCATTGCTTATGACGAGCAGGATACATCCATTCTGTTTCGTGATTTGGATTTGCGAAAGTTCAAAGAATCTGAGGACTTGAGCAACGGCGAACATATTTTGTGGGATGAAGAAAATGACATAAAAATTGACCAGTTGATTGCTTCTGAAATATGTAATGCAATTCGCAAAATTCATTTTTGGGAGGCTCCGATTGGCAAGGCTGGCAATGCTGAAGCAAAGCGTTATCTTATCGAAAGAAATCGCTTAAAGAAAAAGCGTCTTGCGAAAAAGCCATATAAGTCATTTTTAGAAAACATGATCATTTCCTTGGTGAATACTGAGGAATTTAAATATGATTACGAATCTGTATTGGATTTGAGTGTGTTCAAATTAAATGCGAGTTGGAGGCAAATCCAAAAGAAGAAGCATTGGGAACAAACAATGAACGGTGCATATTTCGGTACTGTGGATTTGTCAAAGATCAATCTCGAAAAAATCAGTTGGTTGTCACCAGAATAAGTGTGACAAATATTTGAATTAAAAAAGGAGGATGCTACTATGAGTAACATTGTTGTGAACGATCTCTCCGTTACCAGCTTGGAAACAATTATGTGTTTCGGCATTAATGGCGGTGTGCATCGTTTTACTTTGGATGAATTGCAGAATGCGACTATTGCCAATACTCAGGAGAATACTGCTCTGACTGGTAAGGGTGGTCGTACAATCGGTCAGCTCAAGCGTAACAAGGCTGTTACTGTTTCTGGCACTAACGGTATGGTTTCCTTGGGTCTGGTTGAAGTTAATGTCGGTGCTGAGGGCGAACACAGAACTTCTACTTCTGTTAAGGTTCCTGATTATCTGACTGTTACTGGTAATGCTGCCGCTACCAACTATAAGGCTGTCGGCACTGCTGGTAATGAAATCGGTGAGGTTATTGTCAAGAATGCTGACGGTACTATTGCAAAGCGTTTGACTCAGGACGCTACTGTTGCTGAGGGCAAGTTTGCTTACGATCCCGCTACTAAGGCTCTGACTTTCAATGAGGGTGAAATTGCTGACGGTACTTCTATCGTTGTTTATTACTTCCGTAATGTTGAGGGTGATGTGATCAGCAACATTTCTGATAACTATTCTGAGATGGTTGAGATGTATGTTGACGCTTTGGCTGAGGATAAGTGCCATAACATTTATCATGTTCAGTTCTTCCTGCCTTATGCTGACTTTACTGGTAACTTTGATTTGGCAATGGGCGATTCTCAGACCACTCATGGCTTCGAGGCTACCAGCTTGCCCGAAACTTGCGGCAACGGCGTGACTAAGTATTGGGATATGACTGTTTTCGGTGCAGATGCCGAAGATGCTGCCTAATATAAGTAGGTGATACTTATGGCTAAGAGAACTGCGGTTTGTCGTGTTTGCGGCAAACAGTTTGTTCCCTGCAATAAGTCCAGCGCCTCTCTTGGTGCGTTTAATTATCACAGTATTGCTTGCAGTCCTGAATGCGGTGCGGAATATCTGCGCCGTGTTCAGGAGGCTCGTAAGCAACCTGAGCAGAACGAAACTGCTGAGTTGGCAGGACAAATCAGTATTGATGAAACTGCCGATGTGAATGTTGCTGGCGAAATTTCTGAGAATGAGGTTGAGGAAACTGCTGAACCGGCAGCTAAGGCAACTCGTTCCAGAAAGAATAAGCAGGAAACAAACGAGGAAGAGTGAAAATAGAGGGAGGGCTTTGGCTCTCCCCTCTTTTCATATTTAGGAGCGTGATGAATATTTGTCAATTAAAATTGATTTCTGAGATACCACCTTCCGTTAATCATTATCTGGCATATAGAGCCATTATGAAAAATGGAAAACCAATGGCAATGAGTTATAAAACGCCAGATGCTATTCGGTATCAGAACAAGTTTACTAAGTATGTGATTCGCCAAGTCAAAGAACAGAAATGGCCTTTGAAACCAAATAAAACACAACATTTTTATGTGGATTGCATTTTTTATTTCCCACGAGTAGATATGGATTGCAACAACTACTTTAAGTGTATGTTAGACGCTATTACAGATAGCAAAAAGGTTTGGGAAGATGATAATGTTGTATGTGAACGAGTAAACGGAATTTTTTATGATTCTGCAAATCCACGAATTGAAATGATTATTTCACCTGTTGACTACATAGGTATTTTTAAAGACTTATCTCAATTAGAAGAATTTGAATCTAATTGCATCGGTTGTAGTAGATACAAACGAAATTGTAGTATTCTGCAAAAAGCGAAAGAAGGCAGAATTCAGGATGAAATTCAAAATGGTATTTGTCAAAAATTTAAATGTATGAAGGAGAAATGAATTATGGCAAAAATTACTCAGAAATCCATGAATGCAGTATTGAAGGTATATCGTAATCAGAAAACTGATGTAACTCTGCATATGGCTAATCCTGAAAATCCTGATGAAATTATGATGGAGATTTCTGTTAAGAACGAACTGTCTATTGAAGATAAGGGTAATTTTATTGATCGAGTTGTCAATGCTTGTTTTGATGATGGAGAGTTTGTTCCTCAGTATCTTGATCCTGTGTTTATGATTACCCTGCTTCAGATGACCACAAATGTTCCCATTTATGAGCGTGAAATTGAACTGGATGATGGCGAAAAGACTATGGTGGTAGATATTGAAAAGACTTACGAGTTGTGTAAGGCTATCAATTTACTTCAGAATGTAAAAGACCCCGCATTTCAGGCTTTGGTTGCCGAACTGCGTGGTATGACCGTTGAAAAGTTGGATTATATGAAGCAGATGCGTTTCTGTGCTGAAGAGCGTATGCTTTCTAAGGCACGAGAGGAACTTGAGAATGGTGTCGCAATGGTTGTTGCTATTGGTCAGCAACTCAATGATACTCTGGCGAATGCTTCTGGCTTGAATGATATGGCTGAAGCAATTAAGAATTTTGACTATGATAAGATGGTCGATTCTGTTTTAAATCGTAAATAACAAGATTTGCAAGAATATATTGACTTTTCTATTTTATCATGATATAATGTATCGCAAAGGAGGCATTGTGTCATGTTTAATAGAATTATTCATTTGAGCAAAGTCTTGTGCGTTTTTCTTGTAATGCTGGTTATGTTGTCTGCTTGTGGAAATGAACAAGTTGACAACACTATTCTGGAAACAGAATACCCATCTGTAACTGATGGTGTTAAATCGGAAACTCCGTCAATTGATGAACCAGCAGATATTCCAGTGGTTGTAAATACGGTTGTGCAGGACGCATATGAGGATATGATTTCTGCAACAGATCATCTAAGTATTACAAATGATGGATATGAGTTTAAAGGCTATCCGATTTCTAAGGATAGTGTGAGTAAGATCGGCAGCGAATTGGTTGTTAATCAGGGTGCAATGTATGAGGAAATTGCTGGTGGGCTTGCACTATACTGTGATTTTGGATTATCACAGTCTTTGGATGAAGCATTCTTTCAGATTTTAATTGGCTCTGGTAATGAACCCGAAAACTGGAATGAACTGGCGAATGATTTATATTCTTTTATTCTTCTTGATGGAACTGAGAAAGAAATTATTTCTAAGCTGGAAACATTGGATTGTGTGAACGGTACATTTGACTACGATGTTCGATCTTATTCGTTTGAGATTTCTGATTTGGAAATGGCGGCAAGTGATCTGCATATTTCTCAAGAGATGCTTGGATATGTGCTTGCAAAATTAAATGAGTACACGGATGATATTGTATTTGATGGTAATTCCATTACCTGTTCACTGGAAGTAAAAACATTTTCATAAATCAAAAAATATAGAAAGGACGAGGGTTTTATGCCCTCGTCTTTTTTGTTATGGGGGTGCTGTATGTCGTTAGATAAGATTTTAAAGAATCTTGATATAACAAAAGTAAAAGCCCCATCGGGCTTGACTTATGGGCAAGAGTTGGTGGAAGCCGCTAATTTGTTATCAAACTGCATACAGAGCAAAATCCACCAAAGAACAATGCAATATTCGATTTCTACTGCTGATTTGGCAGATATAAAAGTTGAAGGAAATCGAATGAGCATTACATTGAAAATTCAAAATTCAATCCGTCCTTCTATTTTTAAGAAATGGAATAAAAGTGATGCAAATGTTTTTTGGCTGTTGAATGATGGTTATGTTGTGAAAAAGAATGTTTGGTTCCGAAACATTCCAAATTTCGGTTATCGTCAAGCCGCAAACTGGATAGCAGATGGTATTCAGGATTTCAACTCTAAAAACAGACTTGGACTGCATTTATCTGAAGAAAAGAATGTAGTCAGACCACTTTTATATTATGGACGAATATATTAAACGATCAGTTCCTCCCTCTTGATTGAGGGAGGTTTTATTATTTTTACGGGAGGTGAAGATGAATGGCTGCTGATGGTTTGATTGTATTGGGGTTGGATGTAAGCCAAACTCAAGCTGAAATTCAAGCTGGTCTTGATAGTATTTTAAATAAAACAAAGACGAAAGAAATCATTTTAAAGACAGCAATCGAAAAAGCTGAAACAGAAAAGAAAATTGATTCTGTTGTCAAAAGTTTGAACAAGAAAACCGTCAAGATGGGCGTTGAGGTTGACGCAAGAAGTGTAAATAACATTTTAGCAGCACAGCAGAAAATTGCCTCCACTCAAGCAAAGTTAAATGCTCAGATGAAGGAGTATCGAGATACTGCTTCTAAAATTGGTCTTACACTTAACAAAGATTCTTGGAATCCATTTAGTCGTGCTGTTAAAGACGGCGATTTTACAAAAGCAAATGAGATTCTGAAATCAACGAAAAAACAGATTGAGGCATATAATGCCGCTGTTCAAAAGATGAATTCTGACACTTCCGTTTCTGGAAGTGTTTCTTCTATTGTGGAGCAATTCAGTAAACTTAAAGATGTAAGCACTGAAACGCAAAAGCGTGTTAATCTGCTGAAAGCAAATTTGGCTCAGTTTGAGAATGCTGATAATACACAAAAGAAATTGTCTGCGTATAAGCGTTTGCAGACCATGATCGAAAGTCTGAGTGACGAACTGCGTACTTTGAGTTCTACTGAAAAGTCACAGTCCTCCGATTTAAGCATCAAAAGGAAAATTGACGATGCTCGATCCTCTCTGGAAGTGTTTAAGACACAATATGAGGGCATTGGTAATAGTGCGGCGGCTCAAAAGGTTACTGCTGCTATTACCGCACTTGATACGGCATTAAAAGGTGTTGATTCTTCTGCAAGTGGTGGTGCATTGGCAAAGCAGTGGGATAAGGTATCTGCCGCCATTGATAATGCTAAGAGGGCTGTTGCTGAGTATAATGCCGCAAGTAAATCCAAAAAGACTACTTCTGGTATCTTAGAGGATATTAAGAATGCGGAAACTTATGTAAAAAATCTCAATACAGCGTATGCCTCTATCGGTGATAGTGCTGGTGCTGAAAAGCTGAAAAAGGCAATCAGCGAATTACAGACTGCATTAAAAGATATTGATAAGTCTGCAACAGGCAATAAGTTATCTGCGCAGTGGGATTCTGTTGCGACAAAAATTGCAGAGGCTAAGAGGGCTGTTGCTGAGTATAATGCGGAACAATCCGCTATTGGATCATTAGGTGAACGATTTGATGATATTACAGATAAAATTCAGACGGCACTTTCCAATATTGGAGATTCTGGCATTAAAGGAACAGGTGTTGATCAGCTTACAACTGATTTAACAAAACTCCAAGAAAAGGCAAAACTTGTTCAAAAAGATTTGGGCGATCTTGATCCAAATAATGCTGAAGATGTTAAACGGTTGAGTACAGCGATTGAGGAATTAGAAACTGACTTTTCAAAGTTGAAAGACAATGCGAGTTCGTTTAAAGACCCAATTTCTGCACAGCAGCTTGCTACAAACATTGAAAAAGCAAAGCAAAAAGTTGCCGAATATGGTGAAACTTATAGTGCAATTAAGAGCCGTCCTGATCTTGTAAAGGAACTGAACGAGCTGCAAAAACGAGCAGAGGATTTGTCTACAAAGACTGATCTGAAAAAGTTTAATGCAGATTTTGAACAGTTCAATACAAAAGTAAAGCAAGCTGGACTTCATACAAAATCTTTAGGTGATAGATTAAAGGACGCTTTCAAGAACTTTGCATCGTTCTTTAGTGCCAGCCGAGTGATCTATGAGGTTATCAGTAAACTTGGCGAAATGGTTCAGAATGTTAAAAATCTGGACGCTGCTATGGTTAATCTGAGAAAGGTTACGGATGAAACCGATGCTTCTTACGACAGATTTTTGACCAGAGCAACCGCCAAAGCGAAAGAGTTAGGTACAACCGTTGTCGATCTGGTTGATGCTACTACAAATTTTAGTCGATTAGGTTTTTCTTTGAGCGAGGCTGAGGAACTTGGTCAGCTTGCTACGATTTATGCCAATGTCGGTGATTTGAGTAGTATTGATGATGCTACAAACAGCATGATCTCTACTATGAAAGGCTTTGGCATTGAGGCAGAAAATGCGTCTGCTATTCTGGATAAGTTTAATGAGGTTGGTAACAATTTTGCAATTTCCAGTGGCGATATTGGTGAGGCATTACAACGCTCTGCTTCTTCGATGGCTGCGGCTAACAATACAATTGATGAAACTATTGCGTTGATCACTGCCGCTAATACAGTTGTTCAGGATGCTACCAGTGTTGGTACAGCGTTTAAGACGATCTCCATGCGTATCCGTGGTGCAACTACGGAAATGGAACAAGCTGGTCTTGATATGGAAGGCATGGCTGATTCTACCGCAACATTGCGCAAAGAAATCATGGCATTGTCTGGCGTTGATATTATGATAGACGATGATACATTCAAGTCTACATATCAAATCCTTGAAGAACTTTCTGTAAAATGGGGTGAATTGACCGACATTCAACAGGCAAGTATTACTGAGTTGATTGCTGGTAAGCGTCAGGGTAATATCATTTCTGCTGTCATGGAGAATTTTGATATTGCACAAGATGCTTTGAATTCTTCTCTGGAATCTGCTGGTTCTGCCATGCAGGAATATAATACTTACTTAGAGGGCATTGAGGCTAAGACAAATCAGTTCAAGGCGGCGTTTGAGGCGTTGTCTTTGACTGTTATCAATAGTGACTTTTTAAAGGGAATTATTGAGTTTGGTACTGGTGCAATTACTGTACTTGATAATATTGTAAAAGCATTTGGCGGTGTTGGTAATGCACTTTTGAATATTGCCTCTATTATTGCACTGTTTAATCCTGCAAAGACACTTTCTTTAGTAAAAACAATTTTTACTACAATCGGTAATTTTACTGGAATTACCAAATTAACATCTGGAATTAAAGCCTTGGCTGGCGGCTGGAAAGCAGCTCAAGCATCTGGTTTATCTTTTGGTAAGTTTTTGGGCAATCTTAAAGGGCAGTTATTAGGAACTGCTTCTGCCGCAACAATTGCAACCGCTGCAATTACAGCTATTGTTGCTGTTATTACGATTGCTGTTGCTGCTTATAATAAATATCAACAGAAAAAGCAAGAAGAACGAGATCAAGCTATTGAAACCGCAGAGGCAACAAAAGAAGAAATGTCTGCTATTAATGATTTGTATAAAGCATATCAAAAAGCAGATATTGCTTATAAAAATAACGAGGGAAGCAAAGAGTCATTAGAAGAAGCTGCTGATGCTCTTTTAAAGAAATTAGGTTATGAAGAGGACGAAATTGATGATCTGATTGAAAAATATGGTTCTCTTGATCAGGCAATGCGACAAATCACTATTAATGCTCTGGAAGATGATTGGGGCGAGTTAGTTTCAGGTTTGGGTGCTGCCGAGGGCAACTTATTAAAGCAAGTAAAAGATGGAGCTTTTAGTTCTTATAATCTAATTTCTGGTGGCGGTAATACAACTGCTAAAATCTTAGATGAAGCTGGGTTGATTAGTTCTGGTGAATACAATACAAATTATGCCATTTATTTGGGCGATAACGATACCATTGAAGGCTCGTTGGAAATGTATGAAAAATTACTTGCAATGAGAGATGAAATGGAACGAGCTGCAAGAGATGGCGAAATTGATATTGATTTCTTAAAAGAGGACGATTTATATAATCAAGTTGTATCTAAGATAAATGATATGAAGAGTTATGTTGAAGCATATCAGACTTATGTAGATGATATAAACAATACTGCGGCTCAAATTTCCGCAGAGAAGTTTTTGCTTGACAATGATTCTCCTGAAACGGTAGATGCTTATCTTAATATGCGTCAAAAAATGTTATCTGATGCCATGGACTCTTCATTGTATTATGGTGATTATGAAGAAAAAGTTGACGCTATTGATAGCTATCTCCAAACAACATTCTCTCATATTTACGATGCTTACGCAGTGCATCAAGAACAAATTCAAAGTATTGTAGATAATTTAATTCCTAAAAATTATGAGGGATTAACTGAGGGGACTGCGGCACATTTTCATGCTATTGATGAATATGGAATTAAAGTTGCCGAACTGAAAGAAAAATTAAAAGGTCTATCTGACGAGGATTTAACCCTTGCATATGATTTATTGTCCGTTCCCGATCATGGCATTCAATCTTGGGATGACCTTGTAACGGCAATGAATGAATACAAAAATGGAACAAGTGATATTATTTCCGTTAGCAGTCAAGTTCAAGAATCTTTAAAAGCAATTTGGGCTTCTGAGGATTTTGCTGATGCAAAAGCAGAACTGGTTGCAATGGCGAAAACTTTGGATGGCATTACTCCTGATGCGATTGAGGAATTGGCTGGCGAAAGCGAAGAACTGGCTGGAATCCTTGAACTTGATGGAATGAATGCTGAGTTCCTTGCTCATGTTCTGCAAACAGTAGCCGATGGTAAGGATGGATTTGCTTTAATTACCGATGATGCTTTAAAGCTGAATGATGCTTTAGAGGGCATGGTTACGGCATTTGATGATGTGACTGAGGCAAAATCCAGATATGATGCGGCTTTGGCTGGTGGCGAAAAGGATGATAACTTTAAATCCTATGCCGAGGCGTTTGAGGCATTGAATGCAGAGTTCGAGGCTGGTACAACAAACAGTAACGCATTTTGGGCTGCGGCTGAATTCATGTTTGGTTCTGAGCAGCTTGCATTGTGGGGCTGGGCTGATGGTTTGGATCAAATTTATGAAGCAATGCAGAAAAACGCTGGTGTATTCTCTGATGCGGAGAGTGCTGGTTTAGGTCTGCTGGATCGTCTTTATGAATTATCTGAGGCTGGCGTACTGGTTAATGAGCAAGGCGAAAAATTGATTGAAATCAGTAAGAATGTGGACGGTTCTTATAGTTTCGATATGGACTATGAAAACCTTGATTTGCTGGCTGAAAAGATGAATATTTCCAGAGAAGCTATGTTAGCTTGCTGGGAGGCTTTGTCTATGTGGGGTGAGGTCAATTTTGCTGATATGGCAGAGGTTATGTCTGTCATTGAAGAAATTGGTCTTGCGGCTGAAACCACAGGTGGTACGGCAGTTAATATTGCGGCTTTGACAGATCAGCTTATCTCTTTGGGTAAGACCGATAAGGATATTGCTACAATTCTTGGTGATTTGCAAACTATGGATGGGATTGTTCTGTTGAATGCAGAAACATCCGTAGATAATTTGACAGAAAGCTTAGTCAATCTTGGTCTGGCTGCCGATGATGGTGTTACTGTTACGGTTGACATTACTGAGTTGGGCGGCTTGCTGTCTGAGTTGAACTTTACGAAAGAACAAGCTGAAGATGTAATCACAAAATTGCATGAGGCTGATGGTATTTCGTTGACAAATGCTGGGGAAAGCGTTGATACAGTTCAAGACGCATTGAATACCTTGAGTCAGTTTGATTTTGCAACTGTTCAAGGCGATATTGGCAATATTGAAGGTGCTGTTGCTGATGCTGATGATGCTACGACAGATAATGTTGTGTCTGAAATCGAGGATATTGGTACGGCGGCTGATGATTCTGTTCGCAGAATTGATAATATCGTTTCTGCTATGATGCGTGTTGATGGTACAACGGCTACTGTTACAATCAATGAAAGACGCAGAAGTGGTTTGCTTGGTATGCTTGGGTTTGCCAAGGGTACTGATAATGCTCCTGATGGTGAAGCATTGGTCGGTGAGGAAGGCGAGGAATTAATTAAGCATGGTGATCAGGCTTATCTCGCTGGTACACATGGCCCCGAAATCGTTGATCTGGATAAGGGCGATACTGTTTATACCGCTGAGGAAACAAAGCGTATTAAACATGGTGGCAAATTCATCAACGGTCATATCCCTGCATATTCTGGCGGTTATGACGGCGGTGCATCTGGAACCATTGGTAAAAAGACATGGAAATCCGTAATTGAAGCATCTGCAACTGTTAAGGTTGATGATGTTGATTTGGATAGTGATTCTCTTGAGGAACAGTTGGAAGATACTCTGAAAGAGATGGACGAGGAAATCAGCAAGATTATTGCGGCTTATGAACATAAGATTTTCTTGATTGATAAGAACAACGGCGATCCATCTGAAATCGTAGCTATCTACAAAGAGATGCAAGAGGCTGTCCACGAACAGGCTGAGGAATATCGCAAACTTGGTCTGAGTGAAGATTCTGAGCATATCATGAATCTGCAAAAGCAGTGGTGGGATTATCATGATGCAATTGTAGAAGTTATTACCTCAATGTATGAGGAAATTATTTCTGGTCATGAAAATCAAATCGAACTGACAGAACATTGGCTTGAACAGGCGATTGCATCTGCTGATGCAATGGATATTACACGATATACTGGTGACATTGTTCAACATTATCGTGATATGCAAGAGGCTGTCCACGAACAGGCTGAATATTACCGCTCACTTGGCTATGCTGAAACCAGTGACGAAATTAGTCAGCTTACATCTTTGTGGTGGGAATATTATGATAAGATCAAGACCGTTTCTGCGGAGGCTTGGGAACAAGTCGTAGACAATGCTAATGATGCTCTGGATAATATTCAGGGTATGTATGACGGATTAAAGAATGCCGCTCAGGAATATGCCGAATATGGTTATATTACTGTGGACTCTCTGCAAGATATTCTTTCTTATGGCGTTGAGTATCTTGCGTTTTTGCAGGACGAAAACGGTCAATTAGTAATCAACGAGGCGAACATTCAAAAGGTCATTGCTGCCAGAACTCAGCAAATGGCAATTGAGTCTGCTTTGAATTATATTCAGCAGCTCAGAACTGCATTGACCAACAATGATACAGTTGCTTTGCTTAATCTGACAAATGCGACAAATATTGCGACAGCAAGTACATGGGATTTGGTGTACGCTCAGTTGCAGTTGCTTGGTTTAAGCGATGAACAATATAACAACGCATTGCAGAGAATTAATGCAATGCGCAGTTTGACAGATATGGCAGTGACCAGTATTGGTCGAGTTGATACCTCTGCAAAAGAGGCTTTGGAGGAAACATCTACTGCGCTTGAAGATTTGCTCAAATATGTTGAGGAAATGATTAAGCAAGAGGTTGAAAACCAAATCTCTGCATTAGAGGATCAGATTGACAAATACCGTGAGATTGTTGATTTACAGAAAAAATCTTTGGACTTAGAGCGTGAAAAAGATAAGTACACTAAGGATGTTACTGAAAAGACAAAATCCATTGCCGAGCTGCAAGCACGAATTGCTATGCTGGATTTGGATGACAGCCGTGAGGCTCAGGCAGAAAAGCGCAAACTTCAGGAGCAATTAGCTGAGGAACAGGCTGACTTGGCTGAAACTCAGGCAGATCATGCTTATGAAGCTACAAGCGATATGCTTGATAATATGGCTGATGCCTATGAGAAAGAAAAGCAGCAAGAAATTGAAATTCTTGAGGATTCTATTTCCTCTGCTGAGAAAATCTATCAGTTGGCAATCGACAGGATCAATAATCATTGGGATACTCTCTATGATGATTTGATTAATTGGAACTACCAGTACGGCAATACCGTACAGTCTGAATTGATTTCTGCTTGGAATGCGGCATCTGGCGCAGTTCAGCAGTATGGTAGTTATTTGAATGCTGTGGCAGCTACTCAGGCACAGATTGCAGCCTTTGATGCAAGTAGTGGATTTACTACTGTTGGCACTACTGGTGATTATGACACCAGTGGTGGTCAAACTATGACCCGTATTAAAGAGATTGTTGCTCAAATGAAGGCAAATTCTCAGGCTCACCATAATGCAAGCACAGAGGAAAAGGCTCGACTGAATCAAGCAAATCTTGATCTTGGTAAAGAGCTGCAAAAGCTGATTGGACGCACTGTTGTTCGTGGCAATGACGGTGTTTGGTATTTGGATAAGGTTGGCGGCGCACAGCTTTACTCTACTTATCCGTACAGCACATATCACACTGGCGGCATTGTTGGTGATGATGCAACGCCAAAGCAGGATGAAATGTTCGCTCTGCTTAAAAAGCGTGAGGCTGTATTTACCGAGCCACAGCAGGAAGTTGTCTATCGTGTATTGAAAGCTGATGAAACCATTGCTGGCAAACTCGGTATTAGTGGTGGTCTTTATCATAGCATGAACGGCAGCGGATATGCAGAAATGCAATCTCATAATGCTGTTATGCGTGATATGCAACAGGCGCAAGCTGCGTCTGGCGGCAATCATGTGTCGCAGAGCATTGGTGATGTGACAGTACCAGTTCATGTGATGGTTACTGAAAAGCTGGATAAGAGTGACATTAGACGGCTGAGTAAGGAAATCAGCAGTGTTGCCGCTGAAGGCATTTCTGAGGCTTTTATTAAGCGTGGCAAAGGAACTTTACGAGATAGTTTGTTAAAACCATAAGGGAGGGGCTATATGCCCTTCCCTTTTACTATAAAGGGAAGGAGGTCTGATTATTTGGTTATTGATTTTAGCAAAATTAACATGAGAGAGCGTCCAAAATTTATTCTGAGAAATCTTGACGGTAAAGCTATTGGATTTTTAGGACATATTCTAAATCCAAAAGCAACTATAAATTACAATGAGATTTCAGAAATTTCTTTTGAATATCCTGCTTATGATAACGGAGAAAAACTGGATGAATACGATCTCCTGAATAGTATGAGAGTGGTCGATGTTGAAGGATATGGGCAATTTATTTTACAGAAACCAATTGAAAATGATGATACGGTTTCTAAGAAAAAGAGTTGTAAGGCATATTCTTTGGAACATGAATTATCTGGTAAAGAGGTCACTGTTGAAGAAGGAACATATAATTTTTGGAATCCTTTGGCAAAAGAGAGTTCTATTATGGGAATTATTTTGTCAGAAATTCCATCATGGCGAATTGGTACTGTTTCTTCTGATCTGATTGGTAAATATCGAACTTACAGCGCAGAAAAACGAAAAATCTATGATTTTATGAAAACAGATTTGCAGAAAACTTATGGCTGTATTTTTGATTTTGATACATATAATCGAGTCATTAATGTTCGTAGTATCGAAAGTATGTCTACGACAAAAGCAGTATATTTATCTTCAAAAAATCTTTTAGACGAAATTGAAATTGAAGAAAATACAGATGAATTAGTTACTGTGCTTGATGTTCATGGTGCTGATGATTTAGACATTCGAAGCGTCAATCCAATGGGCGTAAACAAAATCTACAACCTTGACGCATATATGAATGAATCTTATTTCTCAAAAGAAATGATTACACAGTGGGAAAATTGGAAGCAGACTTTTAACTCCTATCAGCAAACTTATTTTGACATATCTGTTGAACAGAGTATGTTAATCAGCCGCCTTGTGACAGAAAATGCGGTACTTGCCGATCTGGAAGGAGAACTTTCTGGATTGGAGAGCAAAAAAGCAACTTTAGTACAAGGTGTTGCAATGGATAGTTCTTTGCGTGATGATTTAGCTGCTGTCAAATCTGAGATTTCTGCTAAAGAAAGAGAAATCAACAATCAGAAGAAAACGGTTATTGCGCCTATCGAGAATAAGATTACCGCTTTGACAAATCAATTGAAAAATATCAATCAATTGACTGCGTTTTCTGCTTTCTTTAATGAAGAACAGATTGAGATACTTGATAGATATTTTAAGTGTGGTAGTTTAACCGATTCTACATTTGTTGCAACAAATACTGATAGCTATTCTACTGACGGAACTATGGTGCGAGGTTTGGCTTCGATTTTCAATCTTGTAAGTTTAAACGAAATTAGAAAAACAGAATATACATCTGACAAAACTTTTTATTCTGTTCGTGGTGGCATGATTGAAACAAGTCATTCAAGTTTTGCATTGGATGCAGAAATTGTGCGAGGCACATTAGAGGTTAATAGCGATAATACTTTTGTTCTTTCTTTGTATCTGAATGATGGCAAGTTGAATAACAACACCACATTTACTGGCGCAACATTATCTATGACAGGTACTTTGGGCGCAAGTGTTATGAGTTCTGCATCTGCTTTGCAGTTTAAAACATCTACTGCAAATGCGTATTTTACCAGAAATGTGACAGAATATCAAAAACGGTCTGTTGCTCTGGAATTATATGATTATGCTGTTGAACGGTTGAATAAACTGTCATCTCCTACTTTCTATTTTTCTGTGGAAAGTGCGAACTTTTTAGCTTTAGACAATTTTGTTGATTTCGCAAAGCAATTTGAACTTGGTGAAAAAGTATATCTGCACATTGATGATAAAGTGTTGGAACCGATTGCTATGTCTGTGTCAATTGATTTTGATGATTTATCAAATTTTGAAATTCAATTCAGTGATAATTATCGTTTAAATAGCAAGGAATTTACACTTGAATCAATCTTGGATCAGGCGATTTCTGGTAGCAATTCATTGGATTTAAACCAATATAATTACAGCAACTTTGTAAGCAGCGGTGCAAAAACATCTGTTGAACAGTTCATGAAGTCTGCTATTGATGCTATGAAAAATAACATTATGGCTGGCGAAAACAATGAATTGAAGATTGATGGCACTGGCTTACGCTGTATGAAATATGACGAGGCAAGCGGTACATACAGTCCAAAGCAAATTTGGATGGCTCATAACGCCATCATGTTTACAGAGGATAATTGGGAGAGCGCAACAATTGGTATCGGTGAGTTTACTGATAAGAACTTTGGCACTCTTTATGGCATCGTCCTCCCTGCCCTTGTTGGTACGCTGTTGGCTGGTCAAAATCTGATCATCGAGAGCGAAAAACAAGACGGTGGCGTTGCCGTGTTTAAAATGGACGCTGAAGGTGCTTCTTTGCATAATGCCTCATTCAACCTTTATGGTTCGACTGGCGGCAGAATTGATATGGGAGCAATTTTAGGTCTTGTTGGCGGTGATGATCCAGACAATATGTTTGTCTATGATCAATTCAATAATCCTACTGGTGTGAAAACTGCAAACAATAAGTCCGTGACAAAGGTTGACGATTTGGATGCGAATGATACTCCCAATGCGAACTTTTGGCTTGACATGGATGGCGGTCTTTATATCAAGGGTGTTATTGATGCTGTTGGCGGTATTTTCCGTGGTTCTTTGGAAGTTGGCGGTTCTACTGCATTTCGTGTTGATGCACAGGGTAATTTGAAGATTGGCGGCACAGCCACGAATCCGAATTTTTCTGTTGATGCAAACGGTAATCTGGTAGCAAATAGCGGTATTTTCAAAGGCACTGTTTATGGTGCAACTTATAAAGATAACAACGGCAATATCATGATGAATAGTAGTCAGCAGTTTAAGTCTGATTATCTTAGTCTGAATGGTATTAATGTTGGTAACGGTCAATTTGTTGTTGACTCCGCTGGCAATGTTTCTGTGAGCGGCAGTATTAAAATGGGTGCTGGGTCAAGCATCAATTGGGCGCAAGTTACAGAACAAAACGCTACAATGAGTTTGGCTTACATTCAGGCGAACAATGCTTTCAATTATGCTGGTGTAGCATATGATGAAGCTGGTAATGCCTATGATCTGGCTCTTGATGCTTATGACGCTGCGGATTACGCTTATGAACTTGCGTATGAAAACCGCATTACCGATAAGAAAATATTTGATGTATTGACTGGTGGCGGCACGAGATTTGGTATCTTTAGCGATTCGTCTACAAACAGGCTTTATATCAATGCGAACTATATTCGCTCAGGTACAATTGATGCTGATATTGTTACTCTTGGTAGTGGCTGGGGCGGTTTTGCTTGTGCGCAAGGCAGTACGGGTATTAGTGTTACCTATGGCGCAAAGATGTATGGCTCTGACGAAGATTATTACTTTATCGCAACTAATACTGGTGTCCGTATGCAAGCACCTGATAACGGTATTACGATTACGAACAATGTTATTTCCGCAAGTGAGGAAATTACGGTTGGTTCGGATCGAAGAATAAAAAATTCCATATCTTATGACATGGATAAATACAGTGGTTTCTTTATGTCCTTGAAGCCGAGTTTCTATCGGTTTAATAAAGGCAGTAGTCAAAGATTCCATATTGGTTTTATTGCTCAGGATGTTGAGGAAGCGTTGTTAAATAACGGATTGAAAACCAGTGATTTTGCTGGTTTTGTTCGTTGCGCTGGCGCACATGATGTTCATGATCAATATCTGGATCAGTGTTATTTGAGATATGCCGATTTTATCTCTTTGAACACATATATGATTCAAAAGCTGTATCGTGAGATTGAGCAGTTGAAAGAAAAATTAAATCAATGTATGAAGGAGAATGACAATGGTTAAAAATGAAGTTCTGCAAAGAATTGATGCTGTTTGTAAGACTCTGGATGGCGGCATTACAGTAAGCGGCGCACAAAACGCTGGAAATCTTGCTGGATGTTTTGCTATCTTGCAGGAAACTTTGGCTATTTTGAGTAATTGCGAGATTACTGAAAAGAAGGAAACTGAATCTAACAGCAAGGCAGATTAAAATGTATAAGCGGAGGTGAGTGGATGGGTTTTATTGCTAAAAACTTTTCATTTAATCGCATCCCCTGTACTGAATTTGGATTGCGGATTTATGATATTGATGGAAATAAAAATGAAGCTGCTCCCTTTGCAAGTACAGGTAAATTGATGACTGATGTAATTCCGTCCACTGGACGGACTTTTTTATATGGTCGTTCTTTTGATGATCCTTTGGAATTTAAACTGGTTTTCGGTCTTGATCCGTTGATGCTCAAGATGGATGAACATTTAGATCGTTTTGAAATGGACGCAATCGCAAACTGGTTGACAGGTCACGACACATATAAATGGCTTGAAATTGAACAGCCAGATATGGAAACCATTCGCTATCACTGCATCATCAGTGAATTGGAGCCTATTCAACTTTCTTGGTTGCCGTGGGCTTTCACTGCAAAAGTGGTATGTGATTCTCCTTATGGATACACCTTTCCACAAAAGTTCAGTTACTCTTGTGTGAATGAAACAGAAATCAAGTTAGTCAGTCGATCTACAATCAATAAACTGTATTATCCTAAGCTGGATATTACATTAAATGGCAGTAACACAATTTCGATTATTAATCAATCGTGCAATAATGCGGAGCTGCGTTTTGAAAACTTACCAAAGGATTATTTCTTGACAATTTCAGTGGATAATGAACTTGGGAAAATTGTTTCGTCTGATCCTACATATGCAAATATGTATCAGTATTGCAATTTTTCATGGTTGCCGTTGAAAAAAGGATTGAATAAACTGCTTGTCAAAGGTAGTTGTCTTTTGGATTTCAAATGTGAGTTTCCTGTGAACTTTGGAGGGTGATTGTTATGCGGCATGATGTTTATTCTCTGCCAGAAGTCATGTTTGTTGCAGGACAATCAAACACACTTCGTTGGCGGTTATTTACGGAACAGAATGTTCCTTTCAATGCAGAAGGTTGCACAGGTAATTTTGCTCTTGTGGACTATTCTGACAAATATAACGATGAACCATTGGTTTCAAAGCCTTTGTCATTTTTGATCGGTGATGATGCTACTGGCGCAAAGAATATTGCGACTGTTGATTTATTGCCAAATGACACTTTGGGGCTGTATGGCAAATACATTTACCAAATCACGATCAGAGATATTGATGGTGAAGTTGAAATTCCAAATCAGGGTATTTTTAATATTTTCCACAATATTAATGAGAGTTTTTTGAAATAACAATAAATGCAAGAATTAAAGATTGGAGGATGAAAGCGTATGACTTCTACATACTTTTTAAACTGTATCATGGGCAATGTTTTTAAAACAAAGCTGAGTCCTACATTGCCTGAGAAAGTTTATCTTGGTTTGAGTTCTACTGCTCCGAGTGTTGATGGCACTGGCGTTACCGAGCCTTTGGATTCCGCTGGTTACTCTCGTGTCGAGTTGACCACTTTGGGCGAACCTGTTAATGGTGTGATTTCAAACAATTCTGATGTTTCTTTCCCTGAAAGTTCTGCAAGTTGGGGAACCATGACTCACTTCGTTTTGTACGATGATATTGTCGATGGCAACTTGCTTATGTTTGAGGATTTGACACAATCTCGTAGCGTTGAAGCTGCAACAATTGTTACTGTCAAGAGCGGTGGCCTGAAACTGACTTTGGCAAACAAGGCTTAATACAAAATCAAAATAGAAAGTAGGTGAGAAAGTTGCAAACCTTTGATGTTTATTTAAAGAAACGACTCACCGAAATTGATGTTATTATTTCGCAATTAGTACAGAGAGATACATTTACGCTTTATAACTATCTCTATTTGCTCTGTTCATTGTCTGAATTAGAATTGCTGAAAACCATTACTGGCGAAGCAAGTATGGAATTGGATGCAAGAATTCTTTATTTGGAAGAACGAGTACATGAGTATATGAACAGTGAAATGTATCTGAGTGCGATGGCTGATTTTTCAAGCCAAGTAACAACTGGTGGTAGTACGGAAATGGTTTTATTCGCTGATGCAGTTGATGCAATCATGAAAGATTTAATCAGCAGTGAATCCGTTCTGGAAATTTCCGTAGACCCACTGGATTATTATATCGCTCATTCATTCGGCACAGTGGATTTCGATATGATGTTAGTTGCAGATCAGCTTGAGTTCTTGAAAGAAGGATTTGAAAAGTTCGATAGCAAAATGTACCTATTTGCAGAATCAGAATTTGCAAGCAGTAAAGTTGCAGAGCTGAATGATTTAGATATGGTGTTATATACCGATCCTATTGGATTGTTTTATTTGGCATCTGTATCTGGTCAAACAGAAATGTATTTGTCTGCTGATCCAATTGATGATTATCTGTTGGAAAAAATCTTGCATGATTTAGAGGTCATGACCTATTTATCTGCATCTATTGATTCTATTTTGCATTTAGAAAAATTCACTTCGAGCGAAAATGTTCTTCATGTATTTGCGAAAATGGCAGAAGTTTTGATTGGTATTATCTATCTATCCGAAAGCACGATGGTTTTATCATGTGAGGCAAGCACAAACATAAAGCGTTATCGTTTTGTTAGCGAGATGGATGATTTTACAGTATCCGAGTTTGACGATATGACTTTGCATGAACTTGATTTTATAACAATTGCATAAGCATAGCAGAACTTTAATAAGAAGGTGGTGATTAGATGGTAAGAAAACAAGGTGGATTGATCACTGGAATTCAGGCGAATGAAAATGTTGTGGAAAAGTGCTTGGCTGAGGTTCGCAGGGTTGAACCTGATTCTTTGGCTGATAAACTGTTCCATATTACCATCAAAGCGGACGCTTATAAAAAATTCACCATGAATGGTTTTACTTATACAACTGACGGCAACGGCAACTTTGCAAGTATCGCTATTGCTGGTCATACAACTCCCGAAATCACAGATTTGCGTTTTGAGAGCGATATTGATGAATGTGTCCTCTGCTTTATCTATTAAGGCGGTGAATGCGTATGTCAGGTGTAGTTGGTGGATTTTATTATGGCGTGTTCTATCCAAGTGATAGCCCTTTGTACGATCCAACTGGTAGCAGCGGCGAATATGTTGATGGTAATTGCTTTGCAACAGTTGGACAGCCTGAAAACTATCGTGGATTTCTTTACCAAACCGCTACATTATTAGCCGACAGTTATTTGTATGCTTAGTGAAAGGCGGTGATTGGATTGGATTTCATTTATGAACTGTTAAGAGCAGGAACGACACCAAGCGATTCTGACTCTGGTTCCGAAGTGGCTCGAAAGTTTAATGATAACTTCCAAAAAGTTCAAGAGAAATTTGCGGAGATTGATCAGTCATTAACTGAAGAGCGAGTCACCAGCCTCACTATTGGCGGCTTATCTCAACCAATTGACGAAAACGGTAATGTGGAAGTTCCCATTGCGGGGCTTTTGCAATTAGGTGTGATTAAGTCAAGTGAGGCTGAAAACAAAATTAAGGTTGATACCGATGGCACAGCGGAAGTTGCGTCATTGAATGTCAATAAATTAGTCCAAACCGAAGGCGAATATATGGTTTTGGACGGTAACTATTAATCTATTAAAAGAATATGGGGGTATTTACTATGGCTGAAAGAAATATTATGAATGTACTGTATAAGCTGCGTGGCGATACCCTGAGCAACTGGTCTACTAAGAACCCTGTTCTGGCAGAGCGTGAACCTGCTATCGTCATGATCCCTGCTGATTCTGGCTCTGGTCTGAATGAACCTGCTGTTCTGTTGAAGATCGGTGACGGCACTACTGCTTTCAACGATTTGGGTTATGTGTCTGCTATCGCTGGCGATGTTCCTGCATGGGCTAAGGAAGCTACTAAGCCTACTTATGCGGCAAATGAAATCACTGGCATTGATGCTTATATCGCTGCCTATGTTAATGAGCAGATGGGTATCTCTGTTGATACTGATACTCAGTACACCATCGTTGCAGTTGAGGGCAACGCATATCAGTACAAGTTAATGAGTAAGTCCAAGGCTGACGAGCAGTTTGCTACTGAGGTTGCCGTTATCGACATTCCTAAGTACGATGACACTGCTTTGGCTGGTCGTGTGACTTCTCTGGAAGGTCTGGTTGGCAACACTGCTGTTTCCGCTCAGATTGCCGCCGCTATTGAGGCTTTGAAGCTGGCTGACACTTACGAGGCTAAGGGTGCTGCCGCTGCTGTTCAGGGCGAAACTACTTCTACTGTGAAGGATGTTGAGGACGCTCTGAATACTTATAAGACTGATAATGATGCCGCTGTTGCCGCTGCTAAGAAGGCTGGTGACGATGCTCAGGCTGATTTGGATGCTTATAAGACTACTAATGACGAAGCTGTTGCTGCCGCTAAGAAGTCTGGCGATGACGCAATGGCTGAGGCTCAGAAGAAGGTCGGTTCTGTTGCCGCTGGCGATAACTCTGTGACTGTTGCTGGTACTGACACCGCTCCTACTGTTGCCGCTAAGATTTCTCAGGATGCCGATAATGCTCTGGAATTGGCTGAGGATGGTCTGAAGGTCGTTATTCCCGCTGCCGCTGAGTACACCATCGAAAAGTCTGCTGACTCTGGTGAGCATGCCGCTATCTACACTCTGATGAAGGATGGCGTTCAGGCTGGCGCAGCCATCAATATCCCCAAGGATATGGTTGTTGAGTCTGGTAGTGTGGTTGAGAACCCTGAAGGTCAGGCCGAGGGTACTTACATTAAGCTGGTTCTGCAAAATGTTGCCGAGCCTCTGTATATCAATGTTGGTAGCCTGATTGAGTATGTTACTTCTGGTTCTCAGACTGGTGACATGGTTGTAATCGCTGTTAGCGATGATCATAAGGTGACTGCTACCATCACTGATGGTTCTATCACTCTGGCTAAGTTAGCAACTGAAATTCAGACTGCTATCGGTAAGGCTCACAGCCACGAGAACGCTGCTGTTCTGGCTGGCATTACTGAGCAGAAGATCGTTGATTGGGACGATGCTGTTGCTAAGGAGCATGAACACGCAAACAAGGATGTTCTGGATGGCATTGATGCCGACAAGGTTGCTGGTTGGGATGCTGCCGAGCAGAACGCCAAGGATTATGCTGACGATCTGAACGAGGCAATGGATACTCGTGTTAAGGCTCTGGAAGATGTTGGTGCTACTAAGGTTGAGGCTTCCGAAACTAACGGTAACATCAAGATCGACGATGTTGAAACTCCTGTTTATGTTCTGCCCGCTTCTGTTTTGGATGCTGGTGACACCTTCATCTTTGATGGTGGCAACGCCTAATTTCACAATAGAATCGGTGGAGCATTACTAATATTGGGGGGAGGCAATAGCCTCTCCCCTTTTTATTAATGGAAATGGTCTACCGATGTATTGTCGATGGATTTTTCTAAAAGAAAGAGAGTGTGATATAGAATGGCTGAACATAGAATTAACGCTTCCTTTCAACAAAGGCGTGACACAGCCGCCAATTGGGAAAGTAAAAATCCAGTCCTGTTGGATGGTGAAATGATTACAGTAATTACAAATGCGGGTGCAGTTAGACATAAAACTGGTGATGGTACTAAGACTTATACTCAGTTACCTTTCGATGATGAACCATTGTATAACGCACTCGCTGGAAAATGTGATGCAAGTAATGCAGTCGAGGTCACTTTGTTGGCAAGTGCATGGAGCAGTGGACAACAAACAATTTCAGTTAATGGATTGAAAGCAAATCAGAACGGCATCGCATCTTTGCCGCAGAATTATTCAGTTGCAGTTTATGAAGCTGTTGTTGCCGCACAGCTTCTTGTATCCGCACAAGGGGACGGAACATTAACTTTCTCTTGCAATGGCGATGTGCCTCAGATTGATATTCCGATCCTTGTAATTCTGCTTGGTTGAAAGGATGGTGTTTCGTTTTGAGTCAGACTGAAAAATATGGTTTATATGTAACCGAATCAACAGATGATCCAAAATTTTTGGAATTAAGACAACAGTTGTGCGGCAACGAAAATAGCAACATGACAAAAATCGAAGCTGCTTTAAATACCAAGGCAGATAATAGCACTTCGATCACAGGTGTTCTTTTAGCCTCTGCTTGGGCTGGTGTTGACAGCCCATTTACACAAGAACTGGCAGTCGAAGGACTTGGCGCAGCTCAAAACGGAACAATTTCCGTTTCTCATGACGCAACAATTACTCAAAGAGAGTCGGCAAGAAATGCTCTCTTATCCATCACTGGACAAAAAGATGGAGTATTGACAATTTCAGCAGATGGCGAAATGCCAGAGGTTGATATTCCAGTTGTTGTAATTCTTTTAGGTTAAAGGAGGTTAAGTTATGCCTATTATCCCTAATTTTCCTACTGGCGGTGGCAGTAGCGGTAGCGGCGGTCTTGCTTTGGGTGCAGTAAGTGGTATCACTACTGTTGTTTCTCATGGTAAGGCTTATTTTAAGTGGACTGATCCTGATGATCTGGTAGTTGCCGAATCTACATTGGCAGCTTTTGCAGGAACAATCTTAGTCCGCAAAGCTGGCTCTGCACCTGTTAGCCGCAGAGATGGTACTGTTGTTTTGGATAGTACCACAAGAAACGCTTATCAGAACACTTACTTCTGCGATAGTGGTTTGACAGATGGCGTTACTTATTACTATAAGTTCTTTACTTATACTACGCAGAATGTTTACACCGATTTGGAAGAAAATCTGGTTGAAATTACTCCCGTTGCTGTTGCTCCTGCCAATGTTTCTGGCATGAGTGTTGCGGCTGCTGGTAACGGTAAAGTTACGCTGAAGTGGACTGATCCTGATGACACAACTCAGGATGGTATTACAACTTCTGCATGGGGTGGTTCTTATGTTGTTTATAAAGCTGGTTCTGCTCCTACAAGCAAAGATGATGGCACTTTGGTTTTGAACTCAACTACAAAGAACGCTTACAAGTCTACTGGTTTGACAATCTCTGGATTGACAAACGGTACGACTTATTATTTTGCCGTTTTCCCTTACGCTACTGATGCTTATGGCAGTGCAGTAAATACAAACGCAAGTAATGTAATAAGTGGAGTTCCTAATCGTTTGACTATTGCAAATGTTCCAAGTCAGAGTGGTTCTTTGACTTACACTGGTTCTGCGCAAACTCCTTCTTGGAGTAACTATGACAGTTCTAAGATGACCTTGAGCGTTACTGCTCAGACCAATGCTGGTACATATTCTGCATCCTTTACTCCAAAGGATGATTATATGTGGTCTGATGGAACTACTGCCGCTAAGAGCGTCAACTGGACAATCGGCAAAGCGGCTGGTTCTCTGAGTTTGAGCAAATCCAGCATTACATTAAATAGTGATACTACAAGTACAACATTTACTGTTACTCGTGCTGGTGATGGTGCTATTACTGTTGAATCCAGTGATACAAGCGTTGCAACTGTTAGTTTGAGCGGTACTACGGTTACTGTTAAGAGTGTAAATGAAACAACTGGTACAGCAACAATTACTGTTAAGGTAGCGGCTGGTACAAACCACACTGCTCCTTCTAACAAGACTTGTGCTGTTAGCTGCGAATTCCTCCCTGCTGTTGGTACTGCTTTGAATGATATTAGCTGGGAAGATATTAAGCGAATCTCTGATGCTGGTAAAGCATCAAGCTATTTTGCAGTTGGTGATCGTAAGGCAGTTACTTTGAGTGGTACTGTCGGCAGTTTGTCATTGAGCGGTACTTATTACTGCTATATCATTGGTATTGACCATAACAGCGGTAAGGAAGGTACAAACCGTATCCACTTCCAGTTTGGTTACTCTGCCGCAAGCGGTGGTGTCCATCTGGCGTTTATTGATAGTGGTTATAACAGTAATAAGACTTCTGGTTCTTGGTTCAATATGAACAATTCCGCAAGTAACTCTGGTGGTTGGAACAGTAGCCTTATGAGAACTGTTATCTGCCCTGCTTTCAAGAGTGCTATGCCTTCTGATCTGCAAGCCGTTTTGAAAGCTACAACTAAGTATTCTGATAATACTGGTGGTGGCTCTGATACCGCATCTTATGTTACTGCAACATCTGAGGAAGTATTCTTGCTTGCAGAATTTGAGGTCTTTGGCACAAGAAGCTATGCGAATAGTGCTGAACAAAACTATCAGGCTCAGTATGCTTGGTATTCCGCTGGTAACTCCAAGGTGAGATACCGTCATAGTGCTACAAGTTCAACTGCGTACTGGTGGTTGCGCTCTGTTTATGCGGACTACTCGTACTCCTTCTGCTTTGTCAGCACTTCGGGGAGTGCGGACCGCGCCATCGCTTACTATTCGTTTGGGTTCGCCCCGGCCTTCTGCGTGTAAGCTACTCTGTTCATCCTCAGCATCTCCATTCAAGGCGCAAGCCGAGAATGGGGTGCGAGGATGGACTTTCTCGCAACTTATGAGATAATTATCAAAAATGTTCTTGACATTTAGATTATTATCTGCTATCCTTATGTCGGAATGAGAATATTTTCTAATTTTTAATGTTCTTCGGAGCAAATAATCTATCATATTAGGAGGTCTGTAAATGTCGGTTTATGCTTCTAAACGAAGTGAATCAAAAGTTGAGTTTCTGCGTGTAGCACAGCAGCTTGCCGTCTACACATTAAAGCAGACCAAGAAATTCCCGAAATCGTACAGGTTTAATCTAACCAATGATATTGTACGCTTATCAATGGAGATTCATGAGAATGTATTAAGAGCAAATTCAATTTATATCCATAAGGGTATGACTAATGACGAATTTCGGCTTCGAGAGATTTACTTTTCAAAAGCAAAATCTGCAATATTTGCTCTGAGCAGTTTGCTAACGATTACATTTTCTCTGGTATTAGAGGGCAACAATTTTCTTGGCGATAAGAAATCTGCATCGAATGTCTTTAAGGAATGGGCAAGACTTTTGAACTATGAAGCCGCACTATTGAAAGGCGTAGTGGATTCAGACAGAAAAAGATATAAATCCTATCAGAGAAACGGCAAAGTAAAAGATGCAAAAGAAGAAATTGCTGATGCCGTAGAAAATGAAATTGTTTTGCCTGAAGAAACATTTGATTTGGTAGAATCGGAGGATTGATCTCCGTTTTTATAGGTTACATCCTGATAAAGACCCTGCGAACTGGTGGTTGCGCTCTGTTAATGCGGACAACTCGAACAACTTCTGCAATGTCAACACTTCGGGGAGTGCGAACAACAACAACGCTAACAATTCGAATGGGTTCGCCCCGGATTCTTGATACTGTTTGTGGTGCATCAAAAAATGATTATAGTACACAAACTTGGATTGGACTTAGTAGCGAAAGCGAAAACAATATCCGTTAATCAGAAGGAGGATGTAATCCTTGGTTCCTGCCGTTTGGCATACCTTAAATACCTTGCAGTATCAGTTGAAAGGTATGGTACTGCTTTATCTGATACGGGCATCTGGACGCTGCTTGCATGGTCTGATGACTTTTCTGATTTAGTCAGATTTCATAGATGTGCCGTTAAGTAACTTAGGAAATCAGGATCGGAAGCTGACCACCAAACAGGATTGATGCGTATGCCTGTTTGACCAGTGGATGATAAAGTTATACAGAAAGGAACCTTTTATTTATTATGACGAGCGAAGAAAGAAAGCAGAAAAGGTACGAAAACAGACAGAAGAAAAGAAAACAGAAAGCAGAGGAAATCTGCGGCAAGACTTTTGAGGATGTGTTTACCTATGAAAATATGGTAGACGCATCCAAGTCTTGTTGTACTGGCGTAAGATGGAAAACCTCTACAATCAATTTTGAAACGATGCTCTTGACTCAGGCTGATACTTTGCAGGAACGCATCTTAAATGACGAATATCGGTTTCAGGGCTTTAAACATTTCAAAACCATAGAACATGGTAAAGAACGAGATATTAATGCCTTGGACATTCATGATCGAACAATACAGAAATGTTATTGTGACGCATTGATGACAGAGGCTTATTCCAGAAGTTTCATTTATGACAATAGTGCAAGTTTACCGGGAAAAGGTATGGACTTGACTTTGGAGCGGCTTAAACAACATTTGATCCATCATTACCATAAATATGGTCTTGAGGGTGGAATATATCAATTTGACTTTCACGGTTATTTTGCATCCATTCCTCATGAGGGAGCTAAAGAGCGATTATGTAAGCATATCCATGACAAGAAATTGCAGGAAATAGGCTGTCAGTTGATTGATGATTTTGTTACGCTTGGAGGCGTAGAACAAGATGTAAACAATCCACATGGCGTTGGATTGGGCAGTCAGGTATCTCAGAATATTGCGTTAGATTACGCAAGTCCGATTGACCATTACATAAAAGATGTTTGCCGTATTAAAGGTAATGCCAGATATATGGATGATGGTTATGTGATCAGTAATTCTTTAAAACAATTAGAGGAAATTCGTGACTATCTTATTGAGTATGCGAAATCCCTTGGATTGGAATTGAATGAAAAGAAGAACATCATTACGCCGTTTGCCAATCATAGTTTTCGTTTTCTTAAAATGCGTATTCGATTAGAGCCATCAGGTAAGGTTGTGATGAAACTTAGTCGCAACAGTATTAAGGCTATTCGGCGCAAATTACAGATATTCAGGTTATGGGTTGATGAAGGAAAATTCTCAGCAGAAGATGCTTTTACATCTTATCAGTCTTGGCGTTCTCATGCGCAGCGGTGTGACAGTTATCAAACACTTCATGCTATGGATATTTATTTCGTTAAATTGTTCCAAAAGGAATTAGCAGAAAGAAATAATAAATTCAAATGCACATTGGATGCTAAATGGGATTATGAGGTTGGATGGATTTATTTCACCAGCATCAAGGAATATAAAGCTGTTCTTGCGGAATTGGATCGCACACGAAATGAGCGGTATATGAACGGCTTCGTACCGCTTTGTGATCGTTGGGAATGGCGTATGCAACAGAGAAGTAAAAGTGCAGAGGCTTTTGCTATATTACGAGAGCTGCGTGAGAATTTTTATCTGCCTGTTGAATCGAATAACTGATCTGCTTTTAAATCTTATCTATGTAAGGAGAGTTAATTTCATGAAATATTTCAATCAGTATGTTGTAACAAAGAGAATTAAGAAAAAGACTCTTTGTGGAGATTTGAACCTTCCGTTTGGAACGAGTTGTTTTGCGAAAGACGGAGTAATTTATTGTGACAAGGGAATGATTTGCGGCGTTACAAGCCAAGACGCTTATGATTTCTTTACGCAGAACGATGACGGTTTTGCTGAGTTGCGCAGGAAACTCATTAATAGCATTTTTGATGCTCTTAACCGATCCAAACAAAGTATTGAATCTTACAATGCAAAATGGGATAAGGTTTGGAATGATTCGACTTGTTTGAAATATAAGCGAGAAGAGTACGATGATCATTGGTTGTGGAATTATGACTTCTACAACGCAGAAATTGATGTGCTTCAGCATATCGCAAAATTAGTTGACGCAAAGGAGGTCGTATAAATGTATCGAATTATTAAAATTGATGGTACAGAATTGGGAGTTACTGATTCTGTAAATTATATTAAAATTTCAGAAAATGGCTGTTTTACTAACGCTACCGTTGAAGATGCAATTGGTGTTGCATTTAACAGTGTTGCTTATAATTTAGTCGGTCATACTGAAATCGAAGAAGCTGATACGGTTGTTGTATCTAAGATTGATGGTGGATATGAAATCAAAAGTCATCAGACTGCGATTGAGGGTTTAATCCAGACTGTTTTGGAGGGCTAAAGATATGAAAAATAAATTGAGAGAGATGTATGAAAACGGCAAAAGAGGCGTTGAACCAGCAATTTCTGCCGATGGTCTTTTGAAAGCTATTTTAAAGAAGTGGATCACACTGGAAGATGCTGTTGAAATTATCGGCGGCGAGGATTCTCTTCCTGTTGTAAAAGCCGCAAAGCTGAAAGAAATCTCTGATGCTTGCAATAGTGTGATTGTTGCTGGTATTGATCTTGAGTTAAATGAAGGTACTGTTCATTTTAATTTGAGTATTGAGGATCAGAGCAATATTGCAAACTTGTTCCGTGTCGTTGAGTTGGGCGGTACTGAATTTCCTTATCAGTCTGATGGTGGTGTCTGTCGTATTTATTCGGCTGCCGAAATTGCACAGATTTATATTGCGGCACAAACTATGATTACTACACAAACTACATATCATAATGAGTTGAAATTGTATGTGCAAAGTTTAGAAACTGCCGAAGATGTTGCTGCTGTTCAGTATGGTATGATTTTACCCGATCCATATTTGACTGAAATGATGGCAAAATTAGCTGTTGCTCAGGCACAGATGGATGCAATCGTTGCTAAGATGAATGGTTTAAGCGAATAAGGTGGTGATCAATCATGCGGCTAAAACAAATGTTAAAGCCAATTATCTTGGCTCTTATTGGCGGCACAATTTATGTGTTGATTGAATTAGCATGGAGAGGTTACAGTCACATTTCTATGTTCATTCTTGGTGCGCTTTGTTTTGTGCTGCTTGGTGGCATTAACGAGTTCTTTTCATGGGAACTTGGGATGATCTGGCAAATGTTGATTGGAGCAAGTATTGTTACTTCGCTTGAATTTATTGTCGGGGCTGTCGTGAATATTTGGCTTGAATTGGAGGTTTGGGATTACTCAAACCTCCCTCTTAATTTTATGGGGCAAATTTGTTTGCCATTCAGTCTTGCATGGGTATTACTTTCTGGTATTGCCATTGTCGTAGACGATTATTTGCGGTATTGGCTGTTTGGTGAAGAAAAACCTCATTACAATATTTTGTAAGGAGGCAGTATATGTCAAACGCAAAAGTTATTTGGGATTATTTAAAAAATCAAGGTTTAAATGATTTCGGCGTAGCGGGGCTTATGGGCAACCTCTACGCCGAATCTGGTTTAATGCCAAACAATCTTCAAAACTCAGGTAATAAAAATTTTAATCTGACGGATGATGATTATGTAAGAATTATAGACACTGATGATAAAAGCTATTCTTGTGTGTATAACGGAAAGAAATATTATGGTCGTGAAGCTGTAATTTATGATGGTCAAGGTTTCGGCATTGCTCAATGGACATTTTGGAGCAGAAAGAAATATTTCTTAGCTTTTATTTTGGCACAAGGAAAATCCGCTGGCGATTTAAATGCGCAGCTTGATTTCTTAATGAAGGAATTGACAGAAGGATATATCGGTGTTTTGGAAACATTGCGAAACGCCACATCTGTTCTTGAAGCATCAAATGAAGTTTTATTTAGATTTGAACGCCCAGCAAATCAAGATGAAGGTGTGCAAAAGAAAAGATGTGCATTTGGTCAGAGATATTATGACCTGTTTGCAAATCGGCAAAATGAATACAGTTTTGATTTTGCAGAATTGTTCGCAGAATTGCGCAAAGCATTGCAAAACAATAAATGTAGCGAATATAGTATTGCGGCAAGAAATTGGGCTATTTCTAATGGTTTGATCGTTGGTAATGGAACACTTGAAAATGGTGAGCCTAATTATATGTGGCAGGATTTTATCACGAGAGAGCAAATGGTGACTGTACTTCATCGTTTTGTTCAAATGTAAAATGCAGAAAGAATGAGGTAGCAGAATGAATATTGAAAAAATTGTTGCACGAAACGGTTATCTCGTAGATGCAGATACAGGTGAGAAAGTATTGTTCTATGAGTGTGATCCGCAAAAGAACACGGAATGCGATAAATCTCTTTGTCGAGCAAGCCTTGCTGAAGATGATGGAGATTTTGGTTTTTGTGCAAAGACGATTAATCCAGCATTTCGTAAAGACGGAGGCAGATCATTTTATGCTGTCCTGAAAGAAGATACCTATTGGGGTAGAGAATATGTTGATTAATCCCACAGCGAAAGGAGAACGCAAATGACAGTAAGTGAATGTATTGCTTGGGTTGAATCCCATATGGAAGTCAAGTACGCAACAGCTAACGGTGCGTATCAGGCTGGCAGAAAGATCAATCCGCAAGGATGTGTCAATCATTCTGTCGGCTGCGCACAACCTTCTGTTGATGTATTTTTCAATATCATGAATAAATCATCTGCTGGTTGGGGTGTTAATGCACTCCTTGGCGATTTCCATAAAGGAGATGGACGAATTTTGGTCGTTCTTCCTTTAGATGCTCGTCCTTGGGGTTGTGGCTCTGGCAGTAAAGGTTCTTGGAATAATACAAAAGTTCAATGGGAAGTTTGTGAACCAGCAGGACATACATATGCTGGCGGTACAATGATTGCCTATGATGTTGCCAAAAACCAAGTCTATTTTGATCGTATGTGGAAGATGCTTGTGGCATGGAATGTGTATTTGGTTAAGAAATTTGGTTATGACATTAACGGAATTTCTGATCATGCAGAAAGCTATCGTGCAGGATATGGGTCTAACCACTCAGATATGGGACAATGGTTGCCTAAACATGGTAAGAGCATGGCAGCTCTGCGACAGGAAGTTGAAGCTATTTTAAATGGCGATTCTATTGCAGAAACGGAGGATGATTTTATGGCAGATGTAAAGAAATTTGAAGAGGCTTGGCTGGAATACAGAAAGACTCTTCAGGACAATGATGCTGGTGCATATAGTCAGGATGCTCGAAATTGGGCTACAAGTTCTGGTCTGATTGCTGGTAACGGTACGGAGATCAACGGTGAACCTAACTGTATGTGGCAGGATATGCTTACTCGTGAGCAATTTGTTACTGTGCTTTATAGATTTGCTCAGATGATGGGTAAAGCATAACTCACTTATAGGGGGTGACTCAGATGACTTGTTCAAGCCGAAAAGGACGGAGGTTACAGAAAAAGCAAAGTCTGTTGACTAAAATCTTGAATGCGATTATGAAGCATCTTGCCTCCTTGGGATTTACAAATCGCTTGGCGATTTACATCTTATTGTTTTTGGCTGCTGGCTTGGCTGGCGGCTTTTATCTTGCTCTTAGGAGTATTATCACTGGTTATACAGGTGCATTAATGTGCTGGACAGTTGTTTTTACTCCTATTGGTACGGCTTGCAGTATTGTACTTAGCAAGATTGTTCATAAGAGCGAGGTAGAAAATTCAAGTGCCGATGGAGAAGGCATTAAATATGCAACTGCCAAAGCAAATAACTTTGGTGCTGCTGAAGATATAAACAGTCCAGCAATTTAATGAAAGGAGGGGTGTAGCATGGATATGGAACTTATTAAATTAATCGTTTCTGCCTTGCCCGGTATCGCAGCCATCATCACTTTGATTTATCAGTTGGTGAAATATGTTCGTCAATCTATTAAGGAAAAGAGATGGCCTGAATTAATCAGTTTGGTAATGGGATACATGGAACGAGCAGAAACAATGTTTGAAAGTGGCGCAGACAGAAAAGAGTGGGTCATGGCAATGGTCAAAGCATCTGCTGACACTGTAAAATATGAGGTGGACATGGATGTGATCAGTGAAATGATTGACAGTATGTGCGACATGAGTAAAGTTGTCAATTCTCCCGCTGAGAAAGCGGGTGAATAACACCTATGATTAATTACATTGAATATTTGGGCATTCCATTAAAAATCGCAATTGTTCTTGTAGCTATCTTTTTTGCAATGCAAGCTATTGGAGAGTTCCTTGAATTTAAGGGGAAAGTAGTACCTGAATTTTTCAAAATTCGAAAATGGTTTACTCGTAGAAAAAGAGAAAAGGCTGAAGCAACTCAAACACTCAAAGATGTTCAAGTTCTTTTGAATGATGTAAATGGTCATTACTCCGCAGATAATATCGCAAAGCGTGATGGTTGGATGAAGTGGGTTAATGATCGAGCGGAAGTGTACGATGAATCTATTAAGCAACTGAGAGAAGCATTAACTGAAGTTATGCAAGCGTTGAAAGACAACACGAAATTAACAGAGGAAATGTTTATTCAAAGTAGTAGAGATCGTATCATTGATTTTGCTACAAAGACCAGCAATGAGAATGTCATGGTGTCACGAGAGGAATTCAATCGAATTTTCAAGGTATATGCCAAGTACGAAAAATATCTTGAGGAACACAAAATGACAAATGGCGAGGTTGATATTAATTATCAGATCATTAAAGAGTCGTATGAACAGCGTTTGAGGGATCATGCTTTTACTGAAGATATTCGTGGATATACCAGTCGAGATCAGCAACCGTAATTGGTTGCGAATTGAAAAAGCAACCTATTCTGGATGGGGAGTTGAGAAATCTGCTCCCCATTTTTTACGGATACCTCATAAGCCGTTTCTAAGCGTTTCTGGCGGCGTTTTGTTCTTGACAAGGATTTACCCGCCAAAGGTATTTAGAACTATTCTGCGGCTTCTGTGGGCTTGTCTGAACGCAACAAGAAAGGAGCTGCCGAAATGAATCGGACAGCCCCTCTCAGTTACTCTATGCTTGTATGCGATTGTCTGCAAGTTATTTTTAGTAAATTTTTAGTAAGGTAATGATTGATACTGCGAAAAAGCACATTTTGTAGTGTTCTCTATACGGCAAGAACCTATATCTTGTGGTTTATTCGCTCAGGGGCTTCATAGTCGGGAACAGGATCACATCGCGGATGGAATCCGTGCCGCAGAGCATCATCGCGC